GGTTTGTCTAGATTTTCAAGTAGTTTGTCTATGTGTTCTAATCTAGATTTGATTATTGCCTCACGTTCAACATATTCTTTTCCAAAAGTACATATTGTAGATGCTTTATGAAGTGGGTCCATAATAGTAGACCATTCAACTGGGTTACCTTTTGTTTCTACATATTTCTTACCTTCAAGTAATTCCATAACCATGATTAAATCCTTCACATCAAATTCTCCAAGTCTTTCCAATACATCTTTCTTTTCTAACATTTTAATACCTCCATATAATTTTATTTAATCAATTATATTATACATATAAAAGATTATTACACTTTATTATATATAAGTATTAAAACCATAAGAAATACCCTAATTTGCGGAAAAAATAAAGATTTTAGGTAGATAAAGGATTTCTCCTCTACCTACCTTTTCTATTTATTATCCACATAAGTACAGCAAGTAAAATACAACCAATTATTATACCTATTCCAATATAATATGCAACCTCAGTCCACAACACTACTTTACTTAATATAGTTAATGTTTTCATATTATCATCTTCTACATAGAACTATAACTACTTAAAGTAATATCTTTTACAAATCCTTTACCACCTTTTTTCTCAACTCTTCCAAACATATATCCATTGAATGTAAGAGGTGATAATACTCTTGCACACATTGCAGCAACTAAATATCCTATATTATCTAAAACGAATATTCCTGTACTTCCAAGTCCACGCAAACTACTTTGTATTAATGTTTCTATACTTAGTCCCTTTGCTTGATACATAGGATACTCTGTAACTAGTGTCTCAATTAACCAATCAATTTCAACATCATCACGTCTTCCCATATTGTAAGTACGTTCTAAATTCCCCGCAATTTCTTCATTAAAATGTAAAACCTGTGCAAGTTCACTTGCAGTCTTAGTTCCACCATAGAAGAAATAGCTTAGTATAAATCTAAGTTTTTCTCCGTCTACTGGATTAGATACATGTCTTGATAGTATTTCTGCAAACATATCAACATATGTCTCTCTTACATATGTTTCTATACTAGAGCTTTGCATTACCTTTGTAATATTTAAGTATACAAATGCAGAAAACATAAGTGCATAAAGCATTTCATATCCTCCAACAAGTGCAACCTTTTTAATAGTAGAACCAGTATTCATGTCAATACCAGTAGATTCTTTTGTAAATCTTGCAATGTTTACAAATACTTTCTCAACTGTTCCTGTTGATTTATTAACTGCTGGAAGATAGATAATAGAGTTTGATTTGTCTGTATCTACGCAAAGAGTTATTTTTCCACTATTAAAAGCATTAAGTATATCTTTTATCATTGAGTATTTAAACTCTTTAAGCTTGTCTATAAGTTCTGCAAATGTTTCTTTAGGCAAATGACATTTAGTGTCTGTTACAAAGTTTATAGATGTTTTAACACCATCTTTTGTAATTGCTTTAAACATAGAAGAATCAGAAAGCTTAAGTTTATTAAGATTTATCTTCAATTTAGTTTTCCTCCTTTATATTAAAATATGTGTAGGAAGTTATTTATCCTACACATATAAAATTGTATTAAGTAGTTGACTTAATACCAGATTTTCCAATTATGTTAATCTTTCCATTAAAGAATATTCTGTCAAAATTATCTTTAACATAGTTAGGTGTATTAAACTTATATTTATTAAGTGTTGGTGCATATGCTGGTTTTGATAAATCATAATTAAACCATCTAAATCTAATATCTCTAAACATATTAGTTATATTAAGTTTATCTGTAGATGGATAAGAAGACTTACTAAACATTATAACAGAATTCTCAAACGTTTGTAATGCTTGAGTAGGATTAGTTATACTAGGATAATAGCTCATCTTAGCAAAATCAACAGTAGTATATCTTGCACCTGCACATGAGAAGAAATCTGTTATATCTGAGTCTCCTTCAAGTATCCATAAAAGAGGTCTTGTGTTCCAATTTGTAGGTAACTCAGATACGTTCCCTTGCCACCAAGAAAGGTCTAGCATATTTTCATAATTTTGCATCCAACCACGTTGTGATTTGCAATAAACTATTGGAGTTTGATTTCCATATATTATAGTATTAGGTTGAGCAATTATATTTGCAAATCTATAATCATCTGTAACTATTATACCTTCAGGATTTTTGCTACTATCTCCAGAAGAAAGTATAGATTTATCACAAAGTTGATGAAGAGACACTTTATTAGGTGTTGCAAACCAATAATTTGCAAAAGTATGAGTTAAGAATACTTTAAGTTCTGAATTATGATAAGGATTACCACTATCTCTAAAACTAGGATTTCCTACTTGTCCCATATTAGAACCAAGATAATAATCATTAGGAAGAGATATCTCATCCTTATTCTTTCCAAACCAACCCATAGGAACATTATAAAGTCCTCTATGGTGTATACTATTTAAATTAGCTATTTCATCAGTTCCATATTCAAGATTTCTACCTTTATTAGGTCCATAATTAACAAATCCACCATTCGTATTTCCTACTATAGCATAGTCAAAAACTTTAGCTGTTTTAGGTCTAGGTGCTGGAGCTCCTCCCCATGCGTTAGTTTCACAATTTGTCCATACTCCATTCATTATACCTCTTATCATAATACCTTGATAAGGAGTTTGGTCTTCTTTTGGAATATCTTTTCTTGCATACATAGTTCTATTAACCCATTTAGAATCTACTATTACATCAACATAAGAAGAGAATTGACTTACTGGGTCTTGATTAAATGACGAATTCCATACAAATCTTTCTCTTTTATATGTTGGAAATATAGCTGTACGCATATTAGTTGATACATTCATTATCTTTTGCTGTTCTCCCATTATCCATATCCAGTTATTAGCATCTTTCCCATATTTACGACCATGTAGCACTCTTTGTCCATAGTTAAGTATGTAAGTAAGTGCTGTTTCTCCAATAGTAAGATAAAGTGGAGAAGAACTTATGTTCTTTATTTTTGTAAGACAAGGTTGATAAGGAAGTGTTTCTTTTATAAAGCAGTTAAAACTTGTTTGTAAGAAACTAGGATGTTGACTATCGTCTGGTATTTCTATATCTAAAGCTTCAAAAGCAGTAAGATATTTTTGAGTATCATCAGGACTTATATTTTCTTCATCATAGTAGTTTTTGTAATTAGCACTTATCTCACTAGCACTAGCATTTATTATCTTTACTTCTTTAAGATGTGGATGACATCCAATTAGCATATTATTTCTTGCATTAGCTGTTTCACTTTCAATAAAAAGTTCACGTCCAATGTCAAGATATTGTGTCATTCCAGTGTCATCTATAAGTCCGTAGTTAAATCCATAACATGACCAATGACCGAAGTTTCTCACATTAGTAATTCTACCACGATATGCAGAATTTACATAATGATATATTCCTACTATTCCAGGAATTGCTCTTTGATAAAGTATGTCATAAGGTTGATTTGCTGCTCCTAAATCTTTACCAGTCCATCCTTTACCAAAATCAAGTGGTCTAGTTCTTGCATATCTTGCTTTAACTCTACGTTTTCCATTCATTCTAAACATCATGTTTTTACTAGGTTCACACATTACCATAGATACAAGAAGTCCATAATCTGATTTTATGTCTTCAAGATATTTAAATCTATCTACATAAAGTGGGAGTTTGTCATTATTAACATGACTTTTATACCATTTAGGAGGTATCATCATTCCTTTATCAGGGAAGTTAGCTACTCTAGTTTTATAATATGCACGACATCTCATAGTATTATCATCAGCAACTGCCCAGTTGCTCATATATCCTTGTGGAACCATGCATTCAAGAGGAATAGTAGAATACCAAGCAGTATCAGTTCTACATATTTCATCTCTATGTGATTTAAGCATATTTAATTTCATAAGAGAACTCATAATAGGGATATATCCAGTTTCTTCTATTGCTCCTACAGTTTCTGATATAAGAGAACTTGGATAATAAACAGAACTTCTGCTGTATCTTTCTATAGAACCAAAACCTCCATGTGTAACAGCTGTGGTTATAAAGTAAGGATACCAACCATTACTATCAAGTTTAGGTTTTACTATCTTATTATAATAACTATAATCTGGATTTCCATAATCTGATGGAGTATAGAAATAACCAGCTGAACCTGGCATTCTAAGAGTTATATTATTGATTTTATAAATTTTACTTCTTCTTACATTTTCATGTTGAACAGCATATATAGATTGGTCAAATGTAGTTTGGTCAAATCTATGAGGAGAATATCCGTCAAAGTCAACTATGTTTCCTATTCTATGGTCAGAAAATACATATGCTTCTGAGTTATCTTTTACTCTTATAGTCCCATTTAGAAAGAACCATTTTGAGAAGAAAGACGACACTGGCATGGCTTGGTAACTTGGTCTTACATATCTATTCCATACTCCCCCATCGTTTGAAACATCAGGATATCTAAACACATTATAACCAGGTTCTTGTTGTGGATGCATGTTTATTGGATAATTTAAATTATATAAATTAGGTTCTGTAAATCCAAATACATCGTCTGTATAAACTTCAAAAAGGTCAGCAAATCCTCCAAGATAACTTACATCAAGTTCATCTATCTTATGTGGGATAGATAAAGGTGAAGCATCATGTACGTTACTAAAGGCTCCACGAGAAAAATCAAGAGCATAAGCTATTTCATTTTCTGTTTCAATCACAGGATTAAGTGTAAAACTTGGTAAATAGTTAAATCTGTCTGCAAAACCAGCCATATAAAACATAGATGGTGGATAATAACTAGGATTATCTCTAATATCAGAATCAGATATTTTAGTATAATTTATATTATGTATTTCATCAATAGACGACTTATAATCACTATCTTGGTCAGATGTAACCATTGGAAATATAGCAATTGGTCTTGAACCATCATAGACATTTTGAGTCCTAGCACTTACAAAAAGATTATTTCCTGTAAGTCTATTGTATACATTGTGTTGGTACTCTGGAATAAATATATTATCAAGAGTAGGACCAAAGTTATCAGTAACTATTTTACCACTTTCTTTAAGTCTTGCAAGATTATTTATTTGAAATCTGTCTCCTTGAGAAGTATTATTTTGTAATACATTTCTTATACATGTTTTACGAGTACGCCAAGAATGTGGATTTGCGTATCTTGTAGAGCAATAAAGTCCTTGTATTCTTAAATTTTCATTTCTAGTTCCCCAGAATAGTTTTTCTGGTAAAGAACCATCATATTCACCAGTTATTATACCATGAAGGTTTACATCACGATAAAATATTCCTTCTGTACATTTTTGTGGAATAGGAACACATCTTGTATCAGCTCCACTAGGAAGAGTTCCTCTTAAAACTCCCCATATTCCTCTTTCCCAGTTTATAGAAGGACATACATATACATCACTATAAATTCTAATAGATTTAATAGTAGGAAGTCCATTTTGTCTATAGAGCATAATAGCATTCTCTATATTAGGATAGTTAAATACTCCAAAGTTTATCAAATCCTTAGCTTTTCCAGTATAAGTTATAACATCTTCACTCATATCAAAGTGTCTAATACCACTTGATATATAAGGATTTAAGTTAATCTTATTATTATCATAATTACCTGAAACTCCAATTACAGGAGTAGATATTAAGCTTTGAAATCTAACCACCCATTTAACTGTAATTACATCATCAGGTTTTACATTCCTATCTGCAACTACCCAACTATTATAGTTACGTCTCATTTCATAGTAGTTTGGTTCAGGTGCTATATGTGTTGTAAGTTGCATATGATGTCCAGTTTCACTTCTAGTTCCATATAATGTTATAGTTGGTTTATCTGTTCCATAACTTTCTATAAAGTTAAGTGGTCCTAAAGTAATCTTATTATCTGTACTCCATTCATAATACTCTTCCATTTGTGTTCTTGCTCCATTTGAAAGACTGTCTTTACGTCTTGTAAATAACATTATATTGCTAAAGTAATCTACAGAACCAGGAGTTTCTACACTGGAGTTCATAAATGGATTATTATACCACATTACAGCATCCATTATACCTTCTTTATAAGTCTGATTTGGTTCTAGAAGTTCTTTGTGAAAATGGAATTTAGTTATTTGTTCTGGTACACATTTATCTGGAACATATACAGTATCAGCAAAGTTAAATCCATCAACTTCAGTAACTGTTTTAGGAAGATTAGAAAATGCAAACCCAAGTGTCCATCTAAAGTTTACTATAGGAAACTTACGTCCATATGCAGTTATAACTTCTCCAAATTTAGTTTGTCCTTTATATGTAGTAGGTTCAAGTATATGTGAATTAACTCTGTGAGGTATGTTTAAATCATTATTATCTATTTGCATAAGAGCCATAGTATGTCTCATATGGTCGTCTATTTCTAAAAAGACATCATCTATTTCAAATCCCTTCATTTGCTTATCAAAACATTGAGTTTTAAACCAATTTTCATCAAAACTAGTTTTAAATTCAGGATATTTTTCTGAGTAATCTGAATATGGTGGGAATTCTCCTGTTATATAATCAGAACCTTCCATCCATAAAGGAATGTCTGCAAGAACTAGTATAGAAAATTCAAGTTCTTTTCTAGTTAAATCAAATTCTAGTCTATCATTAAACTTACGTACAGATATACATTTATGTATTTCTTTAGGTAATTGATTTACCCAACGTGATGTTCCTCCGAAGTTCTCATCTGCTGTATTTATAGCATATTCTTGAGAATCATAGTTAGTGGATGTACTTATAGGAAATAAATATTTACCAGGTCTGTCATCTACACTCCAAAAATCCTGGTCAACTCTATCTTGTGGCCACACATTTGTATAGTTAGTACCAAGCTCAGGTAAATTAATCATACATCTTAGTGGTGGTTGGAAACATTCTACAGTTATAGGTTCTGGGTACTTTTTAGTCGAATCACATACTTTATAAAACTCAACTAAATCAGGGTTACCAACTTCAACCGGAGGTACTCCTTTTGGGTTTATCATAAGATTCTGTTCTATAACCTTTTCTCTTCCCCAATCAGTTTCAGATATCATAAATACTCTTACATTATATTTTGAATTAGTTAAATCGACATTGTATGGACACCTTAGTACAACTGTTACTGGTTGGTTAAGAGGACCATCTATTAGCTTTGCACTTTTAAAAATAGTTGCTGTTCCTTTGTATTTCCAATTCCTTTTAACTTCTTCTATATTATCAACTACTGCACCATTTAAAGCGTATTCTAAAGGTACAGTTTGAAATATAAATCTATATTTATCTATATTAAAATAAGTACCAAGAAGTTTAAATTTGTCACTATTATCAATATATGGCATTTTAAAATTCTTTATATGTACATTAGTATCATCTGGGAAAAGTTTTCTTACATGAGAAATACCGAATATCATATCATAGCTACTTTGGTAGCTATTTGGTATAGCAGAGATGTAGTCAACTACATTATGAGGCATATAGTTAAATTCATCAAATTCAACACTGTCAGAGCTAAACTTATATTGAACATTATCAAACTTACGATATCTGGCTGGAGTAGAGGCAACCTTAGGAACTATCATAGAATTAAATCTTCCAGGATATCTTTCATATGAGTTGAATTCATTTACTCTTAGAGCAACACATTCGTTAAATTCTTCTATGTTTGGAACTATTTTCTTTGGGATTACATGTTTAAGATTAGTAAAAGGTTCTCCTACTACAACTGTATTAAATGGTCTTGATATAGTTGGTATATATCCTACTACATTTTCATCTTTAAAGTTCCAATCACAATTATGTTTTATAACTCCGATTGTATTCTTTGTAGTTATTCCTTTAATAGAATTAAATTTAATATCTTTGTGAACTATAGATTTATTGAGTCCAAAATGAAGTATCATTCCATCAAATGCATAATCTGCGTTTGTGGATGAGTTACTTGTATTTACTATGAACTTACCTTTAGTAAGTAAGAAGTTAGCACCTTGATGTGCTCTTGGATATTGAGTATTCATAGTAAATCTATACACGTATCTCGAGTCTCCTGTATTTTGACCAATTAAATATGAATAAATCGTAGGATATCTATATTTATATCCTGTTATAAGTGGAGGAAATAGCCAATTAAGTAAATTATCATCATGTGCCAAAATTGTAGGACTTTTAAATCTATTATTTCCACCAAGTGAAGAGTTATGTTTTGTGTATTCAAATTCTCTAGTTTTAGGGTCTGTCCAAACAGGTATATCGTAAGGAGATACTCTAGGACACCCTATAGATATAATTCTATCTTTATAATCAGAACCAGTAAAATTTTCATAATGCTTAAACGAGGTCATATTATAAGAAAGAGCATGTTCATAACCCCAAATTTTATTAAGTTCATTATCATTATAAATAAAGACATCAGTAAACCAATTTCTATATTTAGACTTTGCTTGGAAGAAGTTATCTGTTGCAAGACTTCCATAATAACATTCATTTTGAAAAAGTCTTTTTATATTGACATCTTTATCTGATTTTATAAGTATATCATCTTCATTATGACTATAAAGTCCAAATCTATTAGAATACACATGAATATTCTTCACAGTTCCATTAATTGAAACTTTTGAATTAAAGTCTAAGAATAAATCTCTATCATTTATCTCAGTCATAGGTGTTAAATCACATGCAAGTGAGCCAACATTTGAGAATAAACCTTCTATATTAGATACGTCTACTATTGCAGATTTATATCTGCTAATAACTTCTGATTTTAAATCTTGATTAATTTTACTATTTTCACTTATAGTCTTACCAATAAGCATCCATCCAACAGGAGATATCCATTGTGGATTTATAAGTCCTGTTACATAGTCTCTTAAATACAGAGACCTAGGTTTTGATAAATCAAATTGTAAATCTAATCCTAATTTTTGTATCATCATGTGATTATAGAACTGCTGAATGTATCCATCTATTTTAATAGTCTTAATAGTCACATCAGGAACTTCACAGTTAAAATAGCTATAACTCATCATATATCCATGTGCAAAATCGGTTACGCTTTTAAATATAGGTGTTTGGTCTACCATTCCTCCAAGTCTATCATTAGGATAAGACTCTTTTCCTAAAAACATAAAAGCAAATCCCATATGTTTAAAATCTGTGTCATTCTCTTGCTTACCAAATATAAAAGTAGGAGCTTTATCTGGATTAAAAGATGTTTCATTATTCATCTTATTAAAGAAATCTCTATATTTATAATTTGGAGTTATATTCCATGAACTTCTTTGTTTTTTACGCATTATTCCATTAAATGGATTTAATGCTACTTCGTTAGTATCTCCATCTTCAGCAAGTTCATTTATAACATCACACCAATGCATCACTCTTGAAAGTTCTATTGGTTTAAAGTTTATTTTTGTAGGGTCTTCATATTTACTACTTTGTGGTCTTTGACATATGTCTCTTATACGCATATATCCAGTATCTTTAAATCTACAGTAAGTAAATACTCCATCTACTTTTTCTAAGTTATTAAATCCATATAGAAGAGAAACTCCGTCAAAGTTAGTAGTCCAAGCATTATCTCCAAGTCTTAGAGGCTCAGGATACAAATCACAACAGAATACCATATTTTTAATAGTTTTAAGATTACTATTTTTATATTTAGAAGATACCCCATCATCATTATCAAAAGGAAGCATTCTAAATCCACCATTATAAGCTTCATTTTCATCATATTCTTCTTTATTTCTGTAAACTCTAAATCCTTTTTTATAGAATTCAATATTAGAAAATACAACTAAGTTTTCTATTTCTTCTACAGTTTTAGGAATAGCATCCAAAAGTCTATGTTCATTTCTTATTCCGTATAGTTTATTATCAACATATCCTTGATGTACTCTAAATACACACTTCATAGATTTAACTTTATTTGGAATAGATTTAAATAAATCGTATACACCATCTATATCATTAAGCCAAGGAGATGTAATAACTTCTCCTGTATTTGCTCTATATCTCCAAAGTTTATAGAAGTTACAGAAAAATCCCCATATTTCTTCAGTTTCTGTATTAGATAATAGTTTATATTCATTACTACTATTTGGAAATACTTTTATTATACTTTGAAATGGGTTAAATACTGTATGTATTTTAGTTTTATCTGAGTTTGGTGTTATTACAGATATTCTAAGTATACTATTATTAATATTAATACCTTTATTTATAAGTGCTGGTATAAGTAAAGGATTTATATTAAGTCCTGTTGAGCATTTGTTTATATTATAATAAGATGTATCTTTAATTACAGTAGTTCCAGCACATAAATATGCTTGTATTGGAATTGGGTGTTGACTTGCTGTTCCAATACTTTCTATAAGTTCTTTATTTATAAATCTGTTATTACCAGCAAGTGTATATATACTCATAGAACCAGGACTTTTATAATCTGGAACATATCTAGTATCATTTGTATTAATAGAGCTCATAATATCATCATCTATACCATCTATTCCATTTTTAATATGAGATATCTTTTGGTCTAATGGGTGATATATTCCTCTTTTAAATACATCAGAGAATGCACTTCTATATTCTTCTGTAGGTAAACCTATTAGATTTGGAGGATATTCTCCTCCTACACTTATAGCAATAGGAGAGATACAGTCAGATAAACTATTTACATAAGATTTAGCTCTTGTATAATCACCGTAATTAGCAAACACACTTTCATCAGTTGGTATAAGTGCATTTATATTACCAGCTGAGATAAATTGGTTTCTTAAGTTAGTTATTTCAACTACATTAAGTGCAACAGGAACCACGATCTCATCACTAATAATACTTATTCTAATAATAGGTTTTCCATTTACTTTAAATGTTTCATCTGAGTTAATTTCATATTCATGATAAAGTAGAGGTTCTGCATCTTGATTTAACTTTTCATTAACTGGAAATAATTTTATATCTTCTATATCAGAACTAGGTATTCCAGTATAAGGTAAAGTTTTATTATAATGTAAACTAAACATATTTACAAACTTATTTCTAACAGTAGTTTCTGTTCCATCTCCCCAAGATATTTTAAAAGTAGGTTTCTTTTCAGCATCTGGAGTAGCATTATAGTTAAAAGGATAAACTAAAGATACTACAAACTTATTACTAGTCTGACTTACAGCAATTATATCATAGAAATATTCTGTTTTCTTGCTATGTTTCTTTTTATAAGTTAATTTGTCTTTTATATAGGCTTTCTCTATCTCAATCGTTGTGTCAATATTTGCCATTATTATCACACTCCCATATATTCATATTTATGTTGAGAAAATATAAACTCTCCTGTTTTACTTATAGGTCCAAATGTAATAGAAGCTTCCCGAGGAGAGTTACTTATTTTATCTACTACAGTAGGTGCTACATCTGCAACTATTTTAACAGGAAAAGTCTTAGTTAAGTTATTCTTTATTCTTGTACATATATAAAGATGTTTAAGCCCTGGAACTCCAACTACGTGTTTTGCTCCATCTCCCCAATCAACTCTATATGTCTTTTTATAATTATTTGTATCAAGTATAGAAAAGTCATGCATAAAATCAAATAGATAGTCTTTAGGAATCTTATCTCCGTTACTATCTATATCATATGGAAATCTAATAGTTACATTAAAGCTCCATATATCAGATTTCTCTTTAAGTACACGTCCACCACTCCAGATTTCAGTAACTTTATGTACTTTTCCATTCTTAAAGCTATACCACATTAGTTTCCAACTCCTTTCGTTACTATGTTAAGTATACCAGAAAGTTCCATTTTATCATCTATATAATAATCTTCTACTCCTTCATAAGAAAGTGAGTATTTCTTACTATTATCAACTATATCAGAACTTAGTGCTATAGGTTCTTTATCTATATATATATTATATCTTGGTTGAGATGATAGAAGTTGATACCATTTATGTTCTGATACAAGTCTTTTTATTAAACTATCATGTATTGGTTCTATAAGCTTTCTCTCATCATCAGTAAGAGTACCAAGTGCTCCATCATTTTTAATCCAAGTTCCACCTAGTGATGCTATCTCTTTATTAAACTCTGTATTCTTATAAGGAGTAAATCCTATATTAGAATAGTAATATCTTATAAGAACTTTATTAAATATAGTTTCTTTTGGTGTTTGAAGGACTTGTTTTGGTCCATCTATAGCATTTTCATCAAATACAATATACTCTTTTACAAAAGGATAATTTGTAAGAGTATTATCATTATAGCATCCTACGTTTTCTGTTTCAGTTGCAAGTCTTGTATAATCTATAACAGGATAAAGTCCGTGTTTTTTATTATGTGGAATTATATCCTTTATAATGTACTGAGTATCACTTACTTCATCAGGTATAGAATCATATGTTAAATAAGTTCCTCTATAAGGAAGTTGATTTCCAAATACACGAGAATCATGCACATATCCTCCACAACTATCAAACATCAAAGTATTATATTCAGAGAATGAATAACTAAACTTAGATGTAAAAGTATTAGTAGAATAATCTATTAAAATAGGTTCAGTAGTCTTAAAATATACCCTTAAAACAGCGTATAATGGGTCTATAAGCCTATAAAATATAGTTTGTCTACCAAAGTCAGGGAAGATACCATATCCGTCAGTATAAGCTGTTTTACGAGGTTTCCATAAATCAGCTTTAGTAGGACTTGTTGTAAGTTTAAAATCAAGTTCTCCTAATTGCCATAAACTTGTAGAATCAAATCTACGAAGTACAGTAGGATTCTTTAAAGACTTATCTGGATTTATATCAAATGTTTCAGTTGTATAGTATCCATTTGCAAACATATGTCCAGAAAATCTACCCTTATGTTCAGTCTCCCCATACTCATCACATATAAGATACTTTGTAAGTGGTTCACGATAAATAACAGGAGATGTATACCTATTTATAAGCTTTCTACTTTGTGTATATACTACATCTACTGCTTGTATTTTATCTCTTAATAGTTCTTTTACTTTATTTAGAGTATTTTCTCTATTATTAGTAAAATCTTTCTCATCAAACTTTATATCATACATTTTCATAAAGTCTTTAGCATTAAGATAAATATAATCTGTATCATCTAGTTTACGTATAAATAAAGGAGACTGATATATTCTTCCATTTATAAATACTACTGGTTGAAGTTTGAGTCTATTTATACACATTACCTCTATCTTAGGTTCATAAAACATATCTGTTTTGCACTCATTTACTATTTTAATATCTTGTAACTTTATACTATGTTTTACTTTAAAGAAATCTTGTATTATCTTTAAGATATCAGCATCGTATTTATAACCATATTCTATAAGCTCATTTAATGTAGGTTTTACATTATAAATATAATCATAAAGTTTAGTTGTATCCTTTTGACTTCCTTTAAGTTTTTGATAAGCAAGTGGATTTGTATCTATTGATTTATAATATACTGAATCTACATTAGAGTAATCTTCTCTTTTATGATTTGTGTAGAATACTATTATTTCCTTTACATTAGTAGTAGACTTTATTTTTACAGAATGTTTATCTATCTTTTCTAAATATGTTCCAGCTTGTTTTATATCAAGTTTTTCATGTATCCAAGTATTATTATCAAATATTATAAATGCAGAACTAGATAGTATTGCATTTGGGTTATGTATATAATCTCCACTTTGTACAAATGTATACATTTTTGGAGATACAAAAGCATCATGAAATTCTACTGAACGGTTTCCTGGCTGTGATTCAGTTGAAACTGGAGTAGGATTTTTGTCTACTTTAAATCTAAAGAATGGACGATTTACTATTATGTCTATTCTTGGAATATTAAGATTTGCTTCTATACTTACATTCTTATTAAGTGGAAGCCAGTAAAATGTTTTATCAAATACTGGAGCTTTAGTTAAATCTGGTTTAAGATAAGAGAAACTGTCACGTAGAGATATAATTTCAAACTTATTTCCAGATGAAAACATAGACTGTGATTCAGAATCTTTATAGAAGAAGTAGTAATATCCATTATGATTATATGAATAGCAGTAAGTCATTTCTCCTTTTATAACAGAAAAAAGAAGATTATTTATAATAACTATATTCTTACCAGCTTCGTCATATTGCTCACTTATTTGTATATTAAGTGGAAGTGGACGAGATGAGAATACATCTGGTAATATTACAAATTTATCAGTATTAGCAACTATATCATCATACATATTAAGACGTTTTAAATCTTCTATTAAATCTTTGTGTAGTTCTTGTGCTATATCAGAAGTATTAAAGATTTCACCTTTCCAGTCAATAGGTATTCTATTAAATAGAACAGGTTCATTACGATTTTCTACAGCATATGCAGTAATTTTTCTATAGATTTCTTCGTAATATCTTTCAAGACCTTTTAAATTCATATGGTTAAACCTCCTTAAGTTTTATTAAAAATAACTTGGATTTTGTTTCAAATTAGGCTCTTCACTGTTCTCTTTTTAATTAGATATTATAAAATGTCTATAAGACAAAATAAAAAATATATTGGAGGTATTAGTATGAGAAACAGAAAAGAAATTATAAGTGAAGGAATTAAAATATTTGGATTTGGGAATGAAAAAGTTTTAGGTATAGCTAAGAACCTTTTGAAAAACTATGAGGACATCAAGATTCATTGGAGTCTTAAAGAAGGATGCGGAAAGTGGAGTAAAGAATATGAAGTGTTCTTTTATGATTTCTGCTCTCAAAGTTTTTGGACAGATTCAAAATATGATAATTTAGAGACTATGTTAAAGTCTTTGGAAGAAGTTCTAAAAGAAGATGGACTTGACACAGATTCTCTAGTTCTTCAAGGTCACTGGAGAAAAGAAGAAGTTGACCTTAAAACATTGGAAAACATGTGGAGTTTGCCTTCATATACATACGAGGATATAATGGAGATATCTTCTATTATGGATATGTATGAAGAATTAGAAGATGAGAAGCAAAAGGAGGTTTATAATAAAGCATGCGAACTATTTGAGCATGCTAAAAATAATTACTAATATAAATAAAGAGACTCTGCTTACATAGAGAGTTTCTTTTTTTTTTGTTTATTTAATTGATATTTCTAGTTAGTTTGATAGGTATATATAATAAAGTGTAATAATCCAGAAATGGGTTAAATATTAAATTATACGGAGGTATTTATATGAAGTTATTAAACGTATCAAATCACAAATTCACACCAGAACAACTAGAAGATCTTAAAGTAAATTGGGAAATCAATGAAATATTAGAATTACCAGAAGATCTTAAAAAAGAATGGAGTAACCTAACTCCAGATAACTACAAAGAAGTCTGTGATAGAATAATAAATCTTGCTATTAAAGAAGATCATCCATTCTTACACCTTGCAGGGTTTGCACCAGCAGTCAATTATGTGGCTCAAGACTACCCTATATGTATTTATGCATTCTCAGTAAGGGACTCAATTGATGTTCCTCAAGAGGATGGTTCTATTAAAAAGATTTCTACATTTAATCACAAAGGATTCTATCGTTATTAGAATCTAATGTGATATAAAAGACAAAGTTGAACTCACACGAGTTCTTTTTTTTCGCATTTAAAAGAAGAAAATACGAAGAAAAAAGAAACTCCCAGTAAATCACCAGGAGTCTCACTAATATTAATCTACGTATTTAAAATCATAGAACTTTCTACCACTACCAAAGTTAAGAGTCTTTAAAGCTATCTCATCTATTAGTTCTTCAAGTCCTGCTTTAAATTCGTTTATATTCTTAGGATGCATAAGTAGTTCATTTAATTCAACTGTTATCTTATCTCCTATAGTATTAGGGTTAAATTCTTTTATATTAAACACTTCTATATAGTAAGTACGTTTACTTTCAGTTATAGGAGTACTTCTATTCCAAGGGCTCATTATAACACCACTCGAGTATCTAGATGATATAAAATTCTTTGGGTCAAACTCAATAACAGGTGAGAATTTAAGAGAATCTAGTATCTCAATCTTATTCTTATGTATCACACTTAAATGATTAAGCATAGTTTTTGTAAAAAGTCCAACTTTCTCTTGTATAACCTCATTATTATCTTCAAATTCTTCATATAAACTTTCTATTGCTTCTTTTCTATCAAAGTCTTTCATTTATGTTCTCCTTTCGGTAATAAAAAAGAACTCCCAGGATATACCCAGAAGTTCTTCTTATTATATTATTTATTATGTGTAAGTTTTATATAAGATAGTTCTGCCTTCTTAAAGTTATATGAATCTCCACATTCTTTAGCTATATTCTCTGCTAGTATTTCAATCTCTGTTTCAAAAGCTTTATCATCTTCAGGATTTAAAATATTTTCAAAAAGTAAGAAATCAATACCTCTAACATTATCACCATTTTTTAATCCCAATCTCAAATGATATTCTGCTTCTATATCACCGTATACAAGTTGACAAGCATTTACATCTTCTGTATAGATATCAGGATTAAAATCTTCAACTAATGGTGAGTCTAGTAGCTTTTTAAGAATATCTATCTTAGCTCTAATTAAATCCTCCAGAAGTCCTAAGAAACATACTCCACCAATAGTCGGTTTCTTTTCTATACAACTTATACCTTCTTCAATTCTTGTAATTAATTTGTTTAAAACTTCCTTCTTATCTACATATTTTTGACCTATAATCATATTTATCATTCTCCTTTATCAATATCTATCTTTTATATATTCAAAATGTTTAGTATCTGGATTTCCACAACTATAAAAATGCAGAACTATTTGGTCTACAAGTGTATCAATCCCATCCATATATTCATTTATATTACCTGGACACATAATTTTATTATCTAGTTCAAATCTTGTGTAGTTAGTAACTCTATTTCTTTGTATACTAAATACTCCTACAAAATAATGCATTTCTTTATCAGCTACTGCTTCGACTACTCCTCTTAATGTGATTGAATTCATTCTTAAAGTAGTGATATCATTACATTCTCTAAAATTCTCATCTTTAAATATAGAAGCAGGTGTGTATCTCAAAAGTTTAAGTATACTTATTTTACTCTTATAGAACTTATCAATATGTTCTATCATTACTTTTGAAAATATTCCTTTCTTTTCCTGCAATTCTTCAGAAGTTTCTTCATAAGATTCTTCTAGTGTTTTAAATGCTTCGTCAATATAATCTTTTACTTCTCTCATTAGTCCTCCTTTAAATCAGATAAATACTCTATTATTTTATATCTTAAAATATTCATATCATCTCTATCTAACTTTTTTATAGCTTCAATTATTGAATATCCTCCAAACTTATCATCTAAAAATTTATCAATACCTTTAACTTTAGATATAAAAAGTTTTCTATTTTTCATTTGAGCAAATGCTACTATTATATCTAAATCCATGTCTGTTGTTGACATGTTTAAAACCTTATAACTTTCACTTAATAAATTGATTGATTTATTCATAGTTATAAGAAGCTTATCATCTTCTTTATATAAAACTAAAGTTGAGACATCTCCTTTATCATTAGTTAAATCAAATATACCACCAAGTATTGAATCTTTATCTGCTTCTCTAGTCATATAATTTAAGATATATTCATTATCTTTATGCACATTATCTCCATCTTTATACATAATAATCTCCTTTTAAAAATGCGGTAAAAATAAATAGAACTCACTACCAAGAATATAAGTTCTCAGTAGTGAGTTGCTAGAGATATTAACATTCAAATACTTGTGTTAGTTCATATCTCCATTTATTATTTTTATAAAGTCTTGCCATATTTTCTCTTCTTACTATATCAACACCATCTTCACTCCATTCTACCATTTTTACAAATGATATACTTTGAGGTTCGTATCCTCTAACACACACTTGCTCAATAAGTGCTTTAAGTGCTAATTTATAAGAGGAAAGTTCATTATTTTTAATATTATATCCTAGTATAGTTAAATTATTTGCTCCTATATCTCTGTTTCTAAGTTTAGTACTGTCTCCATCATATAGATAGTCTTTTACAAATATATTCATTCTTATATGTGGGTCCAATTCTAAATATGTAAAGAATCTAGATGTGTCTGATAGAAAGCTATACTTAGTCATTAACTCATTATATAATTCTGTATCTCCGACATTATGTTTTTCTTGAGCTCTTTTCATATCAGTACATATATGAGCATAATACTCAGTAAGTTCTTTAATAGCTTGTTTTCTCATTTCAATAGTTTCAGGTTTAATAGTTGTTGTTTTCATAGTTTTCTCCTTTAATAGTTATTATTTTTAATAGTTTACTTTATCTTTTCTCATAGCTCCATTATTAAATGAGTCATGTTCAACCCATTCATTATCTTTTCTTCTAATATACAGAACTTCTAACCAATCAGTTTTCTCACAATCAAAGCTTAGATTATCATACTTATTTATTTCTACATTTAAGAATAACTTGATAGGATGTAATCCTGGTTTAACAAGTGTATCCATAAATTCAGATAAATGCCATTTAAATGTATCAGTATCTCTATACACAGCAAATATATTTGGCATGTCACTATGTTTAAATGTATATTCAAAGTAGTCCATAGAACCATTTACATATTCTTCTTCATATCCTACAGTAAAGCTATGTTCATTTGATAGTTTGTATGCATTATTTATTATAACTCCTCTAAGTTCATTTAAAAGCTCTTTCTTTCTTTTAAGAAGTTTTATTTCAGTAGAACTTGCATTATTATCATTTAGTCTATACTCATATGACTTAAGAAGAGATTTGACAACATGTTCTCTTATTGATATACATTTAGCATCTTCTTTGCCATCAAATTTAACTTCAAAATCAGGTAAAGTATTATCTGGATATGTTTTTAGACTATCACCAAGTTTTATATTATCTCTTTGTGAAAAGAATACTGACTGTGTATCTAATTTACCATTTTTAATATCTTCTTTCATCTTTTCTTTAAGTATTTCACTTGAAACACATATTTCATCTATTTCATAAGTATAATTAGTATTATCTTTAAAATAGCAACTTATAAATGGAATTGTACCATCTTTATCAAAAATAGTAAATACAGATAATCTTAAATCAGATGACTCATCTATAGGAAGTCCTGTTCCTATATAAACTAATCTAAGTATATTTTCTATAAGTTCATCTATTGATAATTTCTCATCAAATAAATTAACTATATCATCTTTATCCAGTACCATAGTTAAATCACTTGGTGATGTGAATTTGAAACTATATCCTACATTTCTTCCTTTAATAACTTTAAAATACTCTTTGTTCTTTAGTAAGTCAAGTATTCTATCAAATAAAATATTTGGATTACGTTTACCTGATTTAGTTTTTTCTTTTGTATCTGTATGATATTCATATTCACCAAATATCTTTTTAAAATAACTCAAATACTTTAATCCATTTTCTTTTTTCTTTTCTCTTTCCATAATAAATACCTCCTATAATAATTGAAATCTCATAAATAAAAACAACCCATTATCAACCTTCTCAGTATACATAGTATCAAAACCATAACCAAGTTCGTATTCACTGTCAGACACAGAAGTTATTATTTCTTCTATGTTTTGGGAAATGGGATATGGGATATAGACAGTTTTTAAATGTATCATACGACGATTGATTACAGGTTTATCATCTATATACTTAGATGGAACAGGTGGTTTTTGTGATTGTGGCTCTCTAGACACTTCTGTTAGTTCTGTTAAATAATTAATAATTTTTCTTATTATAAATATAAGTAACACCACTAACACCACTGTAAGTAAAATTAAAAAACCATTTGATACTGGTACCATAATGAAGTACACCTCCTTTTAGATTATTTGGTACACTTCATTATGTATAATTGATTTTAATTATGAAATTAGTCTTTAAATAGTTCAGATATTATTATGAGTATCATAAATCCTAAAAGAAGTCCAATCATTATTCAGGACTACCTTCTTCCACTTTAGTCTCAGCTGGTGCAAAATCTGTAAGTAATAAGAATAGCAAACTTATAGTATTTATTTTAAAACATGCAAGTAATATAAATAAAAGCATAAGCTTTCTTTTATCTTCACTTTCTATGTTTTGTAATAGAACTTTTGCATATGGTTCTATATCTCTTTTATATACAGGGAAGTATAGCTCTCCATTACCTTCTTCAAATGATTTCATTGCATGTAAAGATTGGTATATGTCTCCATTAAATGTAAATTGTGATACAAATACTTTTAAAAGTCCAATAGAGTTTAAATCTTCATTAGATAAAGGTATTTGCTTTCCATTCTCATCTTTCTTTCTTATAAGTGCTCCCATTTCATCAAGTGATTCATTAGGATTATCATATAAGTGGTCAAGTATTTCCATTTGAACATCAGAAACACAATTAAGTTTTTCTGCTTCTTCAAATAACTCTTTTACATCTTTAAATCCTTCATCAGATAGATATTTAGCAAGTAATTCATATACTAAACTATCTTTTACATTTTCTTGCTGTTTAATATTAAGATAAGTTGTACTCATAGAATCAATACAATTCTTTTCTATAATTGATTTTATAAGTTCATCAGTAACTTCTTGGTCAAGAATTGGGTCAGTTGCTATCTCTTTACACTTATCATCTAGTTCATCTACATTATGTGAGAATATTCCTATTATATGAATAAGAAGTCTAGATGCTATAATTGGTTCAGTTATAGTTACATCATGTGTTTTAACATTTAATTTAATTTGTTTTAAATCAGAAAGAGTAGTTTCTCCATTTCCTATAATAGATGCAAGTCTATCTATAGTTTCTTCAAGTTTATACTTCTCTTCTCTAAGTTTAGATAAATCAGGGTCATTATCTAAATCTCTAGCTGTTAAATCTGTTCCTTTTTCTTTTGTATATTTAGCTTCTATTTGACCTATTTTAGATTTAACTACACCTAGATCTTTTTTAAGCTCTTTATATCTATTTTTAGCACTATTTAAATCTTTTTCTATTGCATCACATTTGTGTCCAAGTGATGTAGCTATTTTATTGAACTGCTCATTTGATATAAGTGGAGCATAGTTTAAAAATTCTTTTGTAACATATTCTTTTTGATTTGAGTTATGCATTCCATCAAAAAGTCTTACTCCTACTGTTTTATTAACTCTGAATTTACCAGAATCAATAAGTGCTTTAATCTCAGGTTGAGAATGAATTGCATTTAATTTGAAATTAAATAAATGTTGTATCTTTTTACAGATTTCATCTCTTCTGTCAAACTTATCTTCCCAAGGGTCATTATTAGGAGCTTTTTTGGTTTCTTCAATAATACCTTTTGCTTTTTCAATTACTTCTTTCCAAGATTTTCTCTCAGTTGGTTTACCAGAATCAGCAATATTAGATATTACTTTTTGTGTTACTTCTGTTGGCACTTTTAAATCTTCCATTATTCATCTTCTCCTCTTACTATTTCATCTGTTGTATCTGCTAAGTTATCTTTATCTATTGGCTTACCGTCTTCTATTCTCATAACTAAATGTACAGCAGTGGTTGCCTGCATCCAAAAATGAGTATTGAATCTTACAAGTGAGCTAGTTGATATATATTCAGGACACATAAGTCTAAATAAACTCATGTAAGAATATGCAAAACTATCAGTTATTTCAACTTCTCCATCTGTATCTAGTATGAATTCTTGCATTATTTGTGTTACTAAGTCAACTACATATTTAGCTCCAGTAGAAAGACTAGGTAAAGTTCCTTCTTTTTCATCTTCTTCGGTATAGTTATTTCTAACTTCATCAGAAGTTACAAGAAGTATATTATAAATAAGTTCAGGAAGTGTAATACTTCCATAAAAAGCTTTATCATGGTTTCCATCATTTCTTTCAGCATCTGTTGTACTTGGATTTAGTATAGTTATTATATTTGCTTTACAACATAAACTAAAAGCATTAGCAAGTTCTTGCATTTCTTCATTAGTAAGTCCCCAAGTTGCTATCTCAGCCCCTATTACTTCAGGTCCATTAAATGCAGTAACTACATTCATAGTTAAATCATCAACATAAGCTTCTTTATCAGTTGGAACATACTTTCTTAAAGCATCTTTGAATTCTTTGAAATATAAAGGTGCAATGTGATATGGACTAGATGGCTTTTTATATAAAACTTCTAAAGCTTCTGCAAATAAATCATCTTCCCAATCAGCATATTCTTCTTCATACTCAGCTGGTACTGTCATATCAAGACTACCATCAGGAAGCTTAGTTGGTTCCATTCCATGCATTCTTTGATATTTAACCCAGTTTACTTGCTCTTTAGATAGATTTCTTATTGCTTTATAAACTATATCTTCAAATCCTTCATCAGCAAATAAACCATCATTTGGGTCAATAAGCTTTTTAAACTCAACATATAGTCTTCTTACTAATTCTTCTCCTATTCCATACAGTCTATATCCTGCTTTAAGAGCAAGTCTGTTATCAGAATAAGTAGTTTTAATACCAAGCATTTGATATGCTTTTGCTTCTGCATATAGATTTACACTAAATTGAATAGCTTCATATGCTTCACGAGTACCGTCTGCAAGTTCAAGCATAGCATCTATATCAAGAAAGTTCATAAGTGTTAATGTATCATGTCCTTTTTCTGCTAAATCTTCCTTTAGATTTATAATCTTTTGATTTCTATCTTCTGCATTATCAAGAAGTTTACTTTCACTTTCACCAAATGGATTTAAAAGCATACATATATTTTGATATACATGTGATACATTAGCATTTTGTGGTATAAGATATGACATTATTTATTACCTCCTTTAGTAGGTACAGTTGGTATAACAGGTGTAGGTTTATTATATGGTTGAATAAGCTCAAAATGTCCTCCGTCATAGAATCTATCATTTCTAAAATTACCATCCATATTCCAATCCCCACCAGACCTTGCAGGTATTCCTAGTTCTTTCGCTGCTCTTACAAGTTCTTTTGCAACTTTATCAAATCCACTAGCATCACCCCATCCTGTAAATGGATACATAATGAAATCAAATGCACAAGAAGGATTATAGCAATGTTTACTCATTGATATTTTTGATACTCCTCTTGCTAGATTTTGTAGATGTTGCTCTATACTTCTTTGACCTTGTATTACGGAAAAGTCAACAGTTCCGTAAGACAAGCATTTTTCTATTATTTTAATAAGGTCAGGATGAACGTTTACTAAGTTCTTTTTAGACCTTTCAGATAACACTTTTGCTCCCATTGGTTTATTCCTCCTTTATTTACGTTTACGTTTAGGTTTCTTTACTTTAACACTTTTAAGTTTTAACTTAGAATTAAACATTTCACCATCATAGTCCCCAAGAATTGACTTAGGGACAGATAGATGTACAGTTCCATCAGGCATTAGTTTTCTAGCCAGTGTATAATCTGGATGGTCAAGTGCTTCTTGTATAATTTTAATATTCCAATATGTAAAGTCCATCCATGATTCATAGTCTGCAAAACATTTAATCATATAGTTTTTAGTAGTTTTATCATTAATCATTGCAGTAACCATATCAGCAAATGGGTTAATTTCTTTTTTATTATCTATTAAGTTTAAAGTGTAGAAGTTTTTATCAAGTTTAGACATATGTCTATAGTACTCGATAAGAAGTTTATTCATCATTCTTTGTGATGTATCTGTATTAGGATTTCTTCCAGGTTTTAGAAGTTCTGGAAATCTATACTCTAACTTATATTTAAGATAAACATGAAACATTTCATTTATATTAAAATTTCTTACTTCCATATTTATCACTTAATACTCCTTATTTTATCAGCAAAATATTTAAGACAAGAACCAACTTTTCTTACATTATCCCAGTCAGTATTCTTTGTAAATTCATCTTTTTTTATAACTTTTATAATTCCTGGTAATTCTCCTATTATTTCTAGTGAATCTAATGGAAGACGTGGCATTACTATAAATGGACCATCTAAGTCAATATACCTAGATAGCTCATTATTTAAACGTCTCACTGCATTATGCATATCATAAACTCTATCTTTCATAAAATAAGTACGCATATAAACCTCCTATTTTTCAAGCTTATTAAGTTTATTAACTTTAGGTTCTAACTCTTTATTTCTAGGATGTAGTGGTCCTCCATTTACTATTCTGTATTGAGGATGTGCTCCTGCATGACCTGGTTTAAACTTAATAGTTTTAAGGTCAAGTAAATCCTTAGTAAATGATAGAGCACAATAGAAGTTATCTATTGTAGTTTGAGCTGCTTCAAATACTCTATTATTATATTCTCCTCTTATAATATCATAAGCAAGAATAAATTTATCAGGATTTTTCTTATTAAATGTTCTAAGGTCAGCAAGCCTTTGTAATCCTTCATCTCTTGATGGGAATAAGTTTATAAATAGCTCACCATAAGCATATTTAATAGAAGTTAGCAGAACCTTTAAGAACTTCATATATCTATGATTTTCTTTTATATTCATAGGTTTTGCAAATTCTTCGGATACTCTTTCAAATACATTTGTAGAGAACTCATTAAAGAACTTAATAAATCCTATATTTCCACCAGGCATTACTCCATGTACATGTACTGATGCAAATACTCCTATTGCATCTTCATAAAGAGTTTGCATAAGTGTTGCTTCATCATTAGTTCTTGCATATATTACTGGGTATATAGAAAATGATGATAAAGCTTCTACTCTTCTTATAAAGTTTTCATCTCTTGATAAAGATGATTTAGTCTCCTTAACTTCTTTATCAAGTTTTTGCTTAACTGATTTCATAGTTGCAATTTGTTCTTCTTCAGTTGGTGCAAGATAATATGAATTACCATCATATGAGTTTATACACAAGAATTTCTCAGCTGAAAACTCTTTAATTTCAGCACTTTTATCAATTTCAACCATATTACCATTAGCATAATTTGATTCAAAATCTTTATAATCATCCCAAGTTTTAGTAAACTTAAGTGGTTTATGTCTAAGTGTTGTAAGTTCTAAGAAATCTATAGTTGGAAACATATAGAAATCTGCTTCATATACTTTATCAGCAGGTACAGATTCTATCTTAGTTCCTTTTACTTGGTCAGTGTACTTAACTCCATTTTTGATAGCTTCAGTTGCAATAAACTTATCTATCATTCCAAGGTCTATTACATTATCTCCAAGTATTTCTTTTATATCTGTATATCTATCTGCAAATATATTATCTGTATATAAGTGCATAAATAGTGGTTTTACAGAAAGTCTAGCTCCTGATTGATCTTGAGTGTTATCTATCTTAATTCCAGTTTTATGAAGTTCAAATATAATGTCTTTAAGAACTCCATTAGGTGCTGTCATTAAAAACATTGGTTGACCAAATAGTCTATAATCATCAGTTGGGTCAAAAAAAGACTTTCCATTTACAGGATTTAGTTGATTTATAAGAGTTTTAAGCCATTTAGTAAAAGCTCTTTCAAATATTTCTTTATGTTCTGCTGATATATTTCCTTGAAGTATAAATACAGGTGATAATCTTTCAGAAAAAGAAGAGAAAGCGTTATTTAAAGGTTCAGCTCTCATTTTTATCCCTTGTTTTACTTCTATTTCAAATGAAGAATCTCCACGTCTTTGTGCAACTTGTCCAATAAATGCAGATGTAACATCTATATCATCAGCTTGCACTTTTTTCATAAGCTCTTCAAATCCATTTACAAGTAAAGGATTATTATCAACGGTAGTTTTAATTGCACTTAAATTATACTCAAAACCATTCTCTGTATACTCTCTTGTAGATGGTTCATAAGTTTTATATCTGTATTTATCTACAAGTTTAGTTCCTTCTTCTGATAATACGTTAAACATATAACTTTCAACAGATAAAGGAACTTGCATATATTTATCTTTATCTTTCCTATTATTAACTCTTGCCATAAGCACTGATTTTGCAAGGCTTGCAGAAAGTATAGCAAGAGAAGTTGTACCATCTTTACTTGATTTAGTATTCCTAAACTCAGATATAAACTTAGTGTATTGCTTTATCATAGTAAGGATAGCATCATCTACTGTGTGGTCATATCTTTGTGCCATAAGATAGCTGTGACCATCCTTTGATTTTGCAAATATCATATCATCAGAAACATCTTGAAGTTCAATGCTTCCAATAGATTCTCCATACCATCCACCATATGGTCCATATACAAGTTTAGAACTTTCAATTACATCATCAAGAGCGTTAATAGTAACATTATCGTCCATTCTAAAGAAGTTAGATGCAGACTTTTCAGTATAAAGACTTACAGGATTATCCTCTCTTTCATGTAGTCTGTCTTCTAACCATGTCTTAGCTATATAGTTCCCGCTAAATAGTGTTTTCATTGTACTTCCTCCTTTATTAATTTAAGGTAATATTTACCTCATTCACTTGGAATTTTGTTTTTAATTCTCATATTAAAAGGTAAGATTACTTCATTTGGTCAAAAACAATCGTCGATGTTTAAAATTGTCTATCTATTGTAGACAGATATAAAATACCAAAGGAGGAATAGTAAATATGAAACTAGACAACTTTTCTTACTCAACACCACTTATAACAAGTCCGTTCAATGCGTCTGTTGAATCATCTACGGTGTTAACAAGAATTGACAAAAGCATAAGAGATGAGGAATATCCTCTAATTCAAGGTTATAACTTGTATCTAGTGACTTATTTCCCACAAGGAATTACAGATAAAAGTATTCACTTCACAGGAAATAATGCCTATAAACTATATAAAAAGTTATTCCCTAGTCCAAACCCTAGACTTTATGGTCCAAATCCATCACTTATAGAAGGAGCACTTAAAGCAGGTTGGGGAGTTATACATGTAAACGTTGCTGACCCTGTTGCAACACATGCTAACTTTACAGTTGAATTTGAATTTAAGAAAGCTGCTGCTAAAAAGAAATTCTTAGTTCACAAGTTACAATCAAACCCTAACTTACTTGCATTTAAATGGTTAACAGGTGACCCTGCTCAAGATGCAACTATTAAATCATCTTTTGATTTAAGAGATGATATTGAACCAGGTGAGACAACATATGAATGCGAATTCAGTACTTGGGATATTGGATTTAAAGCAAGTTCAATAAAAGGAATTGGAAAGAACACAGATATTAACTCTTTCTTAGAACTAAAACCTGAATCTAATAAGTTTAATATGGAAGCAGGAGATAACATACATAATGATGATTTTGGTAATATTATCCTTTATGGGTTAATATTCAATGGAAGACATGCTTATGCAAATAAGTATAAAGCAATTCTTCAAAATTCTGTATCTGAAGATGATTTAGATAAAGGAAAACCAATGATTCAAAAGCTATCTATAATGGATGCTGGAGAAAAAATGTATGAATTTAACTTCTGTAACTATGATTATACTGACCCTACAACTAAAGCATCTTATATATTCGGGTCAAATGCTTTAAAAACATGTAAAGAAGTGTTAACTAATGTAGAGCATATACAAATGTTCTATCCTATAACACATGAAAGAAAACATGCTATGTTATTCGTAAAAGGAATGCAAGAAGTAGAAAGAAAGTTAAAAGCTGAAATAGAAGGAGCAATAAAAGCTCATATTCCTAGCTTTACTTTTGAATCTCAAACTCCTGGTTCAGAATTTCATAAAATGATAATTGACCAATTTAGTATATTCAAAAGATTTAAAATAAATCCTGATGATTTAAATGATTCTCCATTTGCAAGAACTAACCCTATGAATAAGAAGTGGGGAGATTTAACTATAATGAATGGATACTTCATGAGTCCAAACATTCAGTTTGCAAACGGTACAAGTGGAGAACTTATAAATCACTTAAGAGATAATCACTGGGATTGGGATATTGATTATCAACCAATGGATACAACTCAAAACCCAATAAAACCACTTATGATACCAAATCCTAGTGGAACTGGTACTATTCAAGCACCAAAAACAAAGATATTACAAGACTTATTTATAGAATGTTATAATGGTGCTGATATTATAGATAAAGACTTACTTGACCCTGCAATAAGACCTGCATTTATTATGCTTGGAGAAGGATATCCATTTAAAGTACAAGAAGCAATGGACCAATTTGTAAGATATCAAGAAGGAAGAATAAGCTTTGAAGGTTCAAGACCCGATTGTGTATACATAAGAACACCTGAACCTATAAAAGAATTCAACTCTATTACATCTATAATTGGATGGAAAGAAAAATGGCAAATATCAAGATCTGGTCTTGCAAGTAATACAAATACTTGGGCTCTTGTAGGTTATGGAACTTATATAGACCCAGATACAGATGTTCCTGTAAACTGGTCTCCTACATTTAGCTGGGTTACTGGTTCAAGTTTACTTTCTTATCTAGTAACTGGAGTATCTGACTCATTTGCATCAGATTCTTGGTCTAAAGTAGTTGGATGGGAACCTGGTTCAGCAAGATGTATTCCTAAGACATCTCTTGAAAAAGAAGCACTTGCTAAAAATAGTATTAATTACTTAGTACAAAAGTCAGACAGACAGTTCTACTTAGGTGAAGACCATACTGTTTTAGATGGAAAGAAATCAGGACTTAAGAACTTAGGTTCTATGATTCAATTTGGATATATTACTTGCTATGCTTATATCACTTTAAGAGATAATAAGATTATGAACTTAACTGCTGATAACTTACTTGAACTTAAAGAAAAGATAGCGAAAGCTATATCTTACTATGCTAGACACTTTAATAATAAAATTGATATTGCTATGGGAAGATCTACACATGAAAAAGAAATTAACAGAGACGTAGTTTTGTGTACTATAGGTATTACAACTCATACTTTCTCAAGACATAGTAGACTTCAAATGGAAGCATTACCAAGTGATGAATAATAAAGGAGGATTGATTTAATATGGCAGGAGCTACTTACTCTACACAAAGTGGAGTTGCTGCAATGAAGACCATTTATGATGGGTCTTTATTCTTGCAATATATGATGACACCTGGAAAGGGTAGAAATGTAGTCATATCTGGTGAACAGTTTGACTATGGAAAAAGAAATCAAATAGGTATGACATTTGTTGATAGGTCACAATTCATACTACTTACAACTATATATCCAGAAATCTATATGTTCTCGGGTAATAACTTACTGAGGGAAGCTGTAAAAGGATATTTCAGATATATAACAGAAACTACAAGAGCAGTAACTGGGTTCCAAGACCCAACTCTTGATGTTAGTAAACCTACATTTAAGAATAACTTCTTAAATTTACCTATGTTTACTAACCAATCAAACCCAACTACTGAACTAAGTTTTCAAATACCTGCTGAACTTGCTGGTTACTTTATAACTAGATTTACAGCACACTGGATGGGAGCAATCTCTGACCCTAACTCAAGAGGAGCTCACTATAATGATACAGGTATTCCATTTAATAACTATTCTCACTCAGGTGGAATGGCTTATATAAAACCTGATAAGACTTATACAAGAGTTGATTATGGATGTTTGATATTCTTAATGGTTCCATTAAGTGCTCCATTCAACTTATTTGATGCTGATGCTTCAAACCCTGGAGTACCAGAAATAGAACTTAAGTTTACTGCAAATATAGTTGATATTTCTAACGTAAAAGTTAATGAAATATGTCACTCTTTACTTGCTAAATATAGAAACCACATCGTAATAGATTCTGGTATATTTGGTGCAGTTAAGAATACTTGGTTAACTATGGTTGAAGAAATCAATGTTAACGATGTATTTGCAAAACTTGCAGGATAAAACTTATAAATAATATAATAGTATTCCCGAATAGCATTTATATGTTATTCGGGTTTACTTTATTTTATTTCAGCAAATTAAGGAGTGGTTTAATTGACTAGAGAAGAGATTAAGAACTCGTCTAGAACGAAAGTTATTGAATATTTTGTAAATGAATATATGTTTGATGGAAAGTCAAATGAAGAACTTAGCAGTAGCATGGTTAAAGTTTTAGCTGTTCTTGATGAATGGTTTGGTAAAAATGACAAGAAATGGCAAGTTGATAAAGTTTATGAAGAGTTTGAAGAAAGTAGAGATGCTCTAAAAGCATGGAAACAAAGTAAAGATGAGTTTACAAGATTTCATGTTATAGTTGAAGTATCTGACTTTTTGGCTGCATTTGCTTCATTTGTAAAAAAGTATATAGGTTCTGTTGATGAAAAAGATATAAAAGATGAAGACTCTGAATTTATTGAAATGCTTAATACCATTAAAGATATTATAAAACTTGTAGAAATAACTCCAAAAGAAGTTGTAATTAATATAGAAAATAAATTCTTAGAAATATATATGGGACTTACTACATATAGAAAGCTTAAATCTGGAGATACAAGAGATATATTATGTAGAGTAATAAGAACACTTTATACAACTAAAGAGATAAATGATGTAAATAATGAAAAGAAGATAGTAAAAGAAATAAGAAGAATGTGGTATGCAAGAGAGTTTAACAAGATATTTGACTAATGAGTACTAAATCCAATCTATGAGATAATACTTGTAGATTGGATTATTTTCTTATTTTTTCCGCATTTCTAAATAATAAAAGATTACATATTATTACTTGAATCAAATCAAATAAATTAGCACGTGAGAAAGGAGGTGAGATAGAGATGTTAGGACTATTTGGTATGATTGTAGATTGTGTAGTAGATGCAGTTAAATGGGTTTGGGAATTTTTCAAACCAACAGTAAAGAAAGCTTGGGAAACAGCTAAACTTACAGCAGGTGTTCAAGAAGTTTGCGAATATGACGAGTGGGGTAAAAAACCACAAGTTAAACCAATATCTTTCAAGGATGTACCTAAGTACATAAACGATAATCCAGACAAAAGAATCTACATTACTGACTGGCAAGGTAGAGTTTATAATGCAAGAACTCTAGAAGAAATAGACGGTAGTGGTAATGGTCAACCTAGAAGAAAAAGAGATTATCGTAGAGAATGTGAAGATTATTATGATGAAGATATTTATTATCATGATAACCATTCTCCAGAAAGAAATCGTGAAAGAGTCATAGAAGAGCTTCCGAAGAAGGAAGTTGTTACATTCTCAGAAGACGAAGCAATAGATAGAGCAGCACTTGAAATGATGGAAGCTAATCCCAGAGGCTTTGAAGTCCTAGTTAAAGAAAATAACTGGGAAACTGAAGACTTATATAGCCACATGAAGACTAGAGTTGAAAGTAATAAAAACGGAGATAGAATCCTTAAATTTAATATAGATGATTTTATGGAAGTTTCTATGACTGGTAAAAGAGGAGAAAATGGCAAGTGGGTGTATGATAGCGATAATACTATTGCTTATGAATCACCTACAACAGCTTTTGAATATATAAAACCATATTATAGATAAGGAGGTGAAGTAAATGATAGTTCAATTTACTTTAAAGAAAAACACATTAAATGATAAAGCATTTAATGAACTTGTGCTTATGTTAGCAAAGGATTTCAATAGTAGAGATTTACTTATTATGGAATATCCTGAACCACCTAAATCACCTGAGTATATAGATGTAAAAGATGAACATACATTTATACTAGCTGATAACTTTAGATTTAAAAATCTTGAATCTGTTTTTGATAAATTTGTAGAAGAAATAGATGAGTATCAGACTGATGATTGTGAGTTTAATATCTATTGCACAATAGAGAATCATGATACTAGTTATGTTGGTGGTTATAGACAGGTTATAATAAGAGGTCCTGATAATAAGAGGCAGATTAAGTATTCGTATATTAGATATTAGGAGGTTTATTATGTTTGGTATGATTTGTGCAGTTTTACTCATAGGGCTACTTGGAAAAGTAGCCTTGTGTTTATAATATTATAAAAAGGAGAGTGATTTAAATGTTATTTATTGATGTAAAAGAAGTATTAACAGACGACATAAATTCTATATTAGAAACTGATATAGATAGTATGTCAAAAGAAGAAGCAAGTGAGTTCTGGCAAAAGCATCTAAGAATTTTAGATGGAATAAGAGTAACTCAAAAAGAAATTTCAGATGTTAGAGAAGAGATATTAAAAGATTTAAACTGTAAAGAAGGATATAACGAAAAACTAGCAAAATTACAAAGTAAAGTATTAAGAGGAGGAAAATAATATGAAAAATTTAATGAGATTAATAACTGTAATGGTGGCAATATTTATAATTGGTTGTGGAGAAAATGGTGGTAACACAACTGGCAATTCAAATAAAACTTTATCACAAAAAGAACTTATAGCTTCTTCTAAAGATAAAGAAAGTAAGCAAAAGATGAAAGATAGTTATCAAAGACCAGATGAACCAGGTGTTATTTATATAAATAGAAATGAAAATGTTGATGAGCCACATGATTTTAAAACTGCTTTCTCAGATGGTGGTGTAGGTTCGGTATACTTTAATGAATATGGTGTATTTGCAGTACTGTTTAACGGAGACGATGTTGTAACTTATGATATAATAGAAGAAATAGCTCGTGATAAAAGAACTAATCCTTATAAATTACCTGCAAATAACTTTACTATAAGTGTTAAAGACCCAGTACTTCTTTGGGATGTAGATGATAGTACTCAAATGATAGTGATGCTTTTAACTTATAGAGGAACTAAATATCCATTCTATGCTTTAATAGATGATAATGGATTAGAATTTGATGTATTAGGTTATAATGACTTACAAACATCTGGAGGTATACCAGAAATAACAGCAGCTTATACTGATGGAAATAACTTTGTGGTATCTTATGAAGATGGAACTAAATATATTTATACAGCTTCTGTTAAAAACGGAAGACTTTTAGTAGATGGAGAGGTGAAATATTGATGGGAATTGGAGAAAAGTGTTTTCTATTTGGTTTAGGATTTGTAGTAGGTGCAACAGTTACTAAGATTATAATGGAAGCATCTCAACTTGAAGTTCAGTATTTTAAGGAGATAGAATATCCTTATGGTAGTGGGAGGATAGTTAAGATGACTTATTCTGAGTATGAAAAGTATATGAGAGATAATGGTTTAGTTGAGGAAGAAGAAGAACTTTGTATTTAATAAGGAGGAGCTAAAATGAAAGTAAGTGTAGATAGAATAAAGGAATATATGTATGATAAGGAAATATTAAACATTTTTATAATTGATAAGGTTACAGTACCATCATTTACTGTACTTGACCCAAATGTGCATATCTGTTCATTAAGATATGATAAAAAGTTTACAATGGACCAACCAAAGTATGAAGAACATTTATGTGAAGTTATGGGAGAATATCTTGATAATAAGGATAATTCTAACTTATTTGTAGTTGAGACTTATGATAATCTTTATATATTCAAAGATTATGAAATTGAAGATATGACTGATTATTCAAGTGATTTGTATGTAGTCAATGGATACTTGTATGATATATGGGCTGAAAAATTCTTTAATAAAAACAGTAGTGAAATACTTATAGATGAAATCAAAAGTGGTGAATTTGAGTATGATGACTATGAAGACACTGTTGAATATGTAGCTAATCTATAAAGTGCAAAAAAAAATAAATATAAAAGAAACCCCAGTTTATTCTAGGGTTTCTTTTTTTTTCTTATTTAAAGATTAACTACTTCATCTTCAACTACTCCAAATTCATTATAAGGAATACCAACCATTCTAGATATTTCTCTTCTAGAAAATCCTCTTTCTTCTAAAAACTTAATCTTTCTATCAAGTTTTTCAAATTCCTTTTGTTCTAACCATTTATCAGTTGCATCAAATGCTTTCCAAATTCCAAATACAGCAATTGCTGCAAGTCCTAACATTCCTAAATCTTTCCCCAATTTTCTTCCTCCACATATTTTGCAAAATAATATTCTTTCCATAAAACAGCTTTAAGTTCAGTTGTTAAATCTTCAGTGTCATAACCTATTTCATTAAGTATTTCTCTACTAATTATTCTAAATAGAGTTTCTGTTTCAAAATCTATAAAATAGTCATCTAGATATCTATAATTTGATATAAAAACTAAATAATCAAGTCTTGTATTTACACCTACATTAGATAGACTCTTTCTTTTATAATTATTCATAACATCTTTGTATGTTTTACAGTCCTCAAAGTTCATAGATATTTCATGTCCCATATTATTTATGTCATATAGAGCAGAGAAATACCCATTCCACATATAATATTTTCCTTTAAACATTTCAAGCATAAGTAAAACTCCATGTTCATCAGTAAAGTGTTCTTTTCCAAACTTATCTTTGTACACAATCTTTTTCATTATTCCTCCTTAAATAAACTCATCAGTATATTTTATCACTATTTCTTCAGTTGCATTACAAACATATTTATACCAGTTACTATCACTTCTTACTCCGTAATGTCTTTCAACGAACTCTATATAAGCAGCAATCTTTTTACAAGTGAAATACTTAGTAAGTTCTGGTATTATCACTCTAAAAGGTTGAATACACATTACTTCATTTCCAAGATTTATAAATTTACCATCATTTAGTAAATTACTTACATATTCAAATTCTTCAGTATTATCATATTCGTAGTTATCGTTACTAAAGTTAAGTAAGTAGTCACTAAAATCTATAATAACTTTACCTAGGTAGTAAAGTTCATTTCCATCTCTATCAAATACCTTGATATTGCATTCATAACATTCATGATCATCAACCATTAATGGTTCAGCACCTATTTCCATTATTTTAATAGTGTTCATAGGTTCTATAGTTACTATATCATGTCCTACTTCACATACATAAGGATATTTTACATAGAATGTATCTCCTATTTGTGGTGTTAAATCAGTTGGTTTACCTTTATTATACCAAAGTTCATTTATAATAGATGAATATATTCTTCTTGGTACACAAATAAATCTATCTTTGTCTTCTAAATAATACATAATATCATTTAAGTCAATATTGCTGCACTTAGAGATATCTACTATATTAGATACAGATATTTTATTAAATACAGATACATCATCTGACCTTAGTCTTGCTAGTGCTATATTTATCTTTTTTATTTGAGATACTTTATTAAAATCAAAATTATCTCTAAGTTCATAAGATACATTAGTTAAAAACTTAGCTGTACTATTATCATATTCTGGATTATCAAGGAATGTATCTCCATACAACATAAAACTTTGCCATGGGAATACATTTCTTAAATTATCTATAATAGATGAATCAATACAGTTTATAGAACCTATTACATAAAAATCAAAGTTCTTAACCATTTTATCTGCATATTTTGATTCTATATCAAATATAGCAAACTCCCATATAGGAAACAGTGATACTTCTATATCTTTACCTGGACTGAAGTCTTCAAATTCATCAGCCTTTATTACTATCTTTTCCTGTTTAGTTATACCTGTAAGAAGTCCACATATACGAATAGTTCCAAAATCATTAATCTCATTTATATTAAATCTCATGTTCTTAGATACAAGAACTATTACATCAGAGATTATCTTCTTAGCAGTTATATTCCAAGGAACAGATAAACATTCAGTTCTTTTGTGATAAAATACTTTATCAATTTTATTTATCATATTACCCTCCTTAATTCGTTTTACATATTAAATGTTTGTTTATTATAAGGTAGGTAAAAACAAATTTTCCGTTATTTTTATAATTTTAAGGAGGTAATAGACATGAAAACCAATTGGATGAATCTTGGAGTATTTCCTGGACTTTATCTTGCTGTACTTGCAGAACCTAGTGCTAGAATTACAAATAAGTACTTTGTAGTAACTATACCTGCACTTATGGGAGGTATAGTAGAAAAGGCTATAACTCCAGATAAACCAGTAGAAGACCCATTAGGAAAGGCTAAACTACCAATAGATAAGGAAGTTGTACTTAATAAAGATTTTACTGCAAGAGACAAGGATAAACTTAAAGACTACAACGTTGCAACTACTATAGTTGCAGAAAATCTTACTTGGCATGCACATAGAATAGACGGATTTGTAAAACATGGAACTATTAAGAAACTAACGGCTGAAACTGGAGCAATCGAAAGTGATACAGGTACATATAGTGGACCTACTACACCAGCTGGGTGTGGTTCACATACTCATGAGACTACTGGAACACATAAAAGAAAAGGAATAAAACAAAAGAAACTTACTTGGACTGGACTTAATTTCTATATGATGGAACAGGTTGATTTAGAGAATATTAATAATAAAGTACTTAAAAAAGGTGATATCCTTTATGGTACATTTATTATAGGAGCTCCTAATAAGTTTGTAATAACTTGTATTCCTGACGTTACACCAAGAACAGAACATGAAATTCAAAATGGACAAAATGTGGAAATTAAAGATACTTCTAAAGATGGAGATAAAAATCCTGCAGAAAAGGAGGCATAATAAATGGTTAAGAGTTTTACTAATTTAAGAAAGCTTTTAAGAGGAAGTGGTCTTCAACCAGTTGGAGATAATGCTCCTAAAGAACCTAAAACTGTACTTGATATACTAGATAATAGATTTGCACAAGAATATTATGATATAATACCTTGGAGTAAACAGCATTTTGATGTATACTATGATAACTTTAATATAAATGTGTTTAATCAATACATAAGATATTTAGATGAACCAGAGTGGACATCATTTGTAACTATACCAGAGGAAGTAGTGTCTGATTTTGCATACAAACCAGGACTTCTTGCAAAAGTAATATATGGCTCTACTGTACTTCAGTATTTGATATATGCATTTAATGATATACGTGAACCATATGATTTATCAGAAGAATTCTTACTTCAAAATGGTGTAAAGGTTTTAAATTATCACGGTATAGAGAAACTTGGAAAGCTTATATCATTTAAGCAAACAGAAGAAAATAAGAAAATAAATACATTCTTATTACAAGAGAGGTGATATTAATTGGATGTTATATTCAAAGATGAAATAAAACATATCTTTAGAGAATTCTATAGACTTAAAAGACCTGAAGATGCAGCAATGTTTTTTATTACTCAAAATGAAGTTGATATAAATGAACTTATGAGTTTTGATTATCAAGCAAAGAAGTATTATAGAGCAATTTGGGAATTTATAACTAAATACACTATAGATAAGATAGAAAATGGTAAATATGAGCAGGTACTGAGTGATATAATACCTAAATTAGAGATAGAATCGTTTACGTTAAGACCTAAGTATAAAAACTCATTTGATAAAGACTATCTTGTGAATAGCTATCTTTTGTGTTTATTTAAAACACTTGTAGAAAAAGGTATGTATGATGTATTTAACTATACTATTAGTTTACTTCAAATACAAGGAATAGATAGTAGAATTATATCTAATATAATAATGCAAGATTATTCTCTTATGAGTCCTACACTTGTTATGACATATATTGATTTGGGACTATTTGACCCAATTGACTTTTGTAATCTTTTATGTATATGTAAAGAAAGATATGATTTCTTTTGGATAGATAAACTACTTGAGATTTATATGTCTGAAGAAACTAGAATACTTGAACTTTTTATATATCTTAATGGGAGGGTAGAATATAAACTTATAGATAAAGGTAGAAAGTTTAGAGTAATTAAAGATATTAAATCTATTCCTAAAGATAAAGAGTTATTTGAACATGTATTTAATTATGTTTCTAAAAGAATAGTTCTAGATGCTAATATTATGTATTTAGAAAAACTAAATGAAGCAGTTAATGCTTATAGTAGTGAGAAGCCTAGAAACTTAGAGATGGTAAATGCATATGAAGATTATGCTACTTGGTTTACATCTAATCTGTCAAATCTAGATAGTGGACTTATGCTATTTAATTATCTTAATTTTGATGGAGAAGAAGGAGAAGAATTTCCAAATGAATTCTACTATCTATTTAAACACGAAGTAATACATATGAATGATATAATGAATGCGTTAGAACTTGAAGATTATCAGTTCTTCTTGCGTTTATTTAATATGAATAGATTTAAATTGTATTCTAACTATAACGAAGAACTTATTGATATAATAGTAAATAGAATGAATGATGATAATAAGTTATTCTTAGCTGAGTTTGCTTTATCTAAAGATACTTACATTTCACTAAACTTATCTTGCTATCCTTATATATAATAACTTGAAATTAAAAGGTAAGTAGACTATAAAATTACCTACAACATTAGGTCAATTAAAAGGAATATTATACCTTTTAATAAATATTATAAACCTAGTTACACGATGAAGGAGGAGTAACAAATGAGCAAGAAAGAAGTAAAGGAAATTAAAAAGGTAAAAGAAGGTAATGGAGCACCAGAAATTAAAGCCGATAAGAAAGGTGTTACTATACCAAAGGCAGACATTGGTAAGATTGAAACACCTAAAGTTATTATAACTGGACTTAATGAAACTTCTACTAAGAAGCCAAGTAGTAAAGATTTCGTTAAATATGGAGATGAAACTCCAATAAATCCATTTAAGAAAACTTTAGTTGTAACTCAACCAGATGTTAAATTTATGGGAAATTTAGAAGATGCAACAGATACTACCATTAATATCCCACTTGACTTAGTATCATTTATATCTTTACAATCAACTACTAAAGATATAGAAAGAGCAGTAAAATCAAGATTTAATATAGTTAAAGCAGTTGAATATGATGAATCATATAAGACATTCGTAGCTGAGTTAAAACTTGATAAATGTTTAAAGAAAGAAGTATTAGAAACTGTAACTGATTTTAATGGATATACTCCTATATCTATGGTTGATATGAGTATACTTACAGATGAAGTTAAAGTTATATTACATCCAAATTATAAAACTGTATGTACAAGAGGTAATACACTTGTGCTAGTTTTAGGAATTGATGAAATCATTTCTAATATCTTACTTAAAGAATACTTAACTGGAGGAGCAAAAGATAATAAGCTTGACATTGAAAAGCATGTTACTTTATCAAAAGTAGAATATAAAAATGATACTATTTTCTACTTATTTGGATTTAAAGAAATGCCAAAAGATATGCAATTCTTAGCAGACAGATCAAACTTTGTAGCTGTAAACTTATCTTGTACAACTGAAAGAGCAGCTGAAGTTATAAAAGAAAAAGTTCTTAAACACTTAGACCCAGATGCAGAAGTAAAGTTTATTCAAGCAGCTCCAATCTTTAAAGAAGATGATGGACATAATCCAGTTATCAAAAAGGATTATATAAATGGAAGAGCTGAAACTATTATGGAAACTATTCCTATGATTAGAATACCAGTTACATATGAACAAGTTGATAATTCTTATAAAAATCCATTTATGAATGCTTTTGTAGGAGCACAAGAAAAAGTATTATCTGTTGATATTAAAAAGATTAGAAGTGTATTTAAATCACTTATCCCTCAAGATATAGTAATGGCATACTTAGTTGATGATGTTCCTTACTTACTTGTAGATACGAGAGTTTTATTTGCTAAAATTATAACTGAATCTATATTTGGTTTAAAAGCAAGTATTATAACTCAAGATGATAAAGTAGGATATATTCTACATATCTAATAAATAAACCCCTTGTTTCATAAAAGAGACAGGGGGTTTTATATTTTTTTAACCAAAATTTTAAAGGAGGATAAAGATGCATATAGTTAGAATATCATCACTTTATAATACTCTTGTACAAATAGAGGATACTATGGGTAAGCTACTAGATGAAGAAGACTATAAAGGTTATGAGCTTTATATGGTAGGTTTAGATAGTATCTTAAGACCACTTGTAGAAGATGATTTGAAAATAGTAAATGATGATGAATATAGAAATGAAAGATTTATTTCTAAGTATGTTAGAGTAATAAATAATATTAGATATCTAACTCAAAATGGTATTATGCATCCTTTACTTGGAGTACTTATAGATTATGTAGAAGATTTTATTTATGGAGGTAAGGGAAATGAAGACTAATTTAATGATGCTTAAAGATGGGGGACTTGATAGACTTATAAATTTAGTTCAGGATAGGTCAAAAGCATCTATACTTAAGATAAGTTCTGATTTAGATATTTATATACTTTGGACTATTACATATTTAGATAAATGGAGTGTTCCTAATAATGCACTTAATAACATACTCAATGAACCAGAATTTGATATAATAAGTATTAAAGAAGAACTTGATGCACATAAAAGTTTTAGAAATCAACTTGCTACACTTGAAACATGTATAGAAAGAGTATTTAGACTTAAAAACTTTGATATAGTAGATATAAGTACTCTTAGTAAAACAGATAAAATATATTATGATTTATCTAACCAAATACTTGAGAAATTGAATTCACTTTTAAGTTAGGTGATAACTATGACTGACTTAAATAAAAGAGTACTAGAAAGTAGTTATTTCTCAGTACTTACATATGAAATATTTAAATCAATGTTTTCACTTGAAACAGATGCTAAAAGAATCTATATTGACTTAAATCATACAGTATCTGTACTATTTAGAAATGAAAATGTTAATGATGAGAGAATAGTTGACCAGATAAGTCCTATAGTTGAAGACTTTATAGCAAAGTATCTAGAGAAAGGAACTCAACTTATATTTATATACTATACAAAAAGTTCAATTTATCATAGAAGTATTTACGAAGGATGGTGTAAAGAAAGAGATGAGAGGGTTGATTTTAATAAATCTCAGTTTCTTAAATCACTTATAGTAAATATTAAAAAAGCTAATTCTGATATTAAAAATCTTAAAGTTATAAATATACATGGAGCTCATGCTTCTATGTATATACAGAAAATGGAAGGAAATAGTAAGATTCCAGCAGTAGTTGTATCAAAAGATGTAGTTATGCATTCTATTAAATCAAATAACTTATCAGTATTTGATGGTAAGAAGTACTATAATTTATTTGATGAAAGACGTGAGTTTCCGTTAGGTGCAGATGATAGCATAATAACTCCGTATCTATTTAAATACTATGTTACTTTATGTGGTGATGATAGAGATGAATACTATGGTTATAAAGGTGTTGGAATAAGAAAATCAAATAGATATATATCAAAACATATGGTTGAAATAATGGGAGATTTAGAGCATCCGTATAAAGAATTTATGGATAAGTATTCTAAACTATATGATATGAATTCTATGATGGAGTGGTATAATGACTTTATAGATAAGATGAAGGAGAAAAGAAATGAGCAAAACTGAAAGATATAAAAGAAAAGATGCAAGTTTTGATACTATGGAGATGGAATATGATACTAGCAACATAAATGGTGTAAGTGTAATAAATACTATAACTATATTTAATCCAGCTAATGGGGAAAAGAAACTTAAGTTTTATTACAAAAATAATTTTATCGAAAAGATAGAAGCTTTTACAGTAGGTCATGATGTAGATACAAGTTATGTTGGTAATCCAACAGCTGTTTATATCTATACTCAAATGGGTAATGGATATGTAAGATGTGATTTTAAATACTTAAGAAATAAGTTTAAAATGTATATGGAAGGAATAATTTTATTTAGACCAGAAGATACAGAAGATACAAGTAGCAAACTTATAAAATCAATTCATTATCTTCCAGATGGTATGAATATAGCTAACATAATTGAATGGGATGATACTGAAAACATTTATAAACTAATAGAACGTGAAATGGATGGTACTACTTCTAAAGTAGTTTTAGATGCTAAATTCACACAACTTAAAGAACCAACTGGAGTATGGAAAATACATGCTAAATCTCTTATAGATAATCAAGAGATATTTGTAGAACTTAATACAATACTTGCTGATTTTAATAATTTGGTTCTTGTGTAAATAAATACCTAGGTAGGATTAAATTTCTACCTAGGTCTTATTTCTTTTTTTTTGCCAAGTTAAAAACAAAACCTAGTATTTTAATAATAAAAATAAGCTAAGGATTTACCTTAGTAAGAAGGAGGAATTTATGATAGATAGAACTAAAGCAGATGAAAATCTTGTTAAGTTTCTACAAATAGCTACTGAAAGTCTAGAACCTTTAGATTATGAAGGTGATAGATTAGAAGGACTTCAAGATGTGAAAGGATTTGAAGATTTCCAAGTTGATGGTAATAGATTTGCAACAGATGTAGCTATTGCTTTAACAGTTGCAGGTATTACAGCAGTTGCAACATCACTTGTAGTTCCAGCTATATCAAATGTAATAAACTACTTTGATAATACATTCAGTGGAGTTCAAGATACAGTAGTTACTATACCTGTTGTGGTTTCAGATGATATACCTAAAGGTATAAGAGATGATTATTGTGGATGTCTTGAAGTTTTATATGGTATGATTATAAAATCTACACTTGATGGAAGAACTAGAAATGGTTCAGGAGATGTTCAAAGAATAATGAAAACATTGCCTTTTTTGACATCAAATGATAAAGTTAAAGTGTCTAAATCAATAGCTGCTTTGTCAGACGTAACAGGAAGAATAATAAAAGAAAAAGAAGGTATGATGAGTACTACTGGTTCTAATGCTGTTTCTGTATTCTTAGAAAGCATACAAGAATATTATGGAGACTATTTAGCAACTCCTGGAATGGAAGGAGATAATGAAGTATTTATTAAAACTGGAAGAAGTGGTCTTCCTACATTTATAACAGTTGAATGCTTGGTTAAAAATGGTAATAAACTTGAAAAGAAGAAGATGCAAATAGGTATTAGATGTATTGCTAAGACTATAACTAAAGAAGAAACAGTTGCATTCTTTGTAAAACATAAGAATTCTGTTGCTGAAGTTAAAACAGCTAATACTTTATGGCAAAAAGTTAAAAATGTTGTAACTTTATCTTTCTTAAGAAATAAAAACTCTCAATCAGATGCATCACCAGCAGTAGTTAAAACATTAGAATCTATGCTTAATGCTGTTAAATCTATAGATAAACCATTTGTAGCTATGCTTTTAAGTGATGAAATAAGAGAGCTTTTAAATGATAATGGACTTAATATATTAAATCCTAGTTATGTAAAAACATTATATGCTAAATATCCACTACTTTCTATAAGTTTCTTTGATGCTAACTCAGATACTTTCCTAGTAAGTTTACTTCAAGATAGTGTATTTACAAGAAGGTCAGTTTCTGAACTTAACTCAGAAAGAGATAAGTATGAAAAAGTTATAGGAGATATGGTTAGAGCAAATAGATTAATTCAATAATGGAGGAGATGTATGAATACTTGGCAAAAAGTTAAAAAATATAGAAATATGTTTGTAGGTACTGAAGCTGAAGATGACGTAGATGAAGAAATACTACGTAATGAAACAGATACAAACGAAAACTATGATTATAATGAAGATGCATTTAATATAGGTGCTGTTGATTTTGAAGATGGAAATGATGATAGAGACCCTGAATTAGGCTCAGAAGAAGAACCTAATGATATTGAAGAAGAAACTACTGAAACAGAGTATGAAACTGAAGAAAAACTTACTGCCGATGAAGAAGTAGTTAAAGAAGAAGCAAGAAGTGCTAATCTTGTTAAATTATCTGGTTCTCATATTAATGCATATGTTACTAATATGGACAGTGTACTTGGAAGTGGAATGATAGAAAGAACTGGTAATTTCTCTGCAAATGACTACCAAGTTAGATTTATAGAACCAGCAGAAGAAATTATATCAAAATGCTTCTCAGATGATGAAGTAGTTGATAAAATTAAAGCATTTAGAGATTTACTTGATAAGAGACAAATAATGAGCAAACTTGCAGGTAATGAAACTAGTCCTTTTGTGTATGAAGGATTACAACTTGCGTATATTTTAACATTAATATCAGGACTTGCACTTGTAGGACCTAGTCTTCAAATAAATGGGGGACTTTTAGATACTGCAAAACATATAAGTTTTAAAGTATTTGATGATTTAATAGAAGCAATTGATAGTATCTTAACTGTTAAAGCAAGTTTAGGTACTAAAATATACTATACAGATAATATAGTTGATATTAATGATAATACAGAAGCTTCTATATATGTAAATATACAAGAAGTTAATCCAGCAATAGGAGGACCTAGCTCTGTACCAGCTGGAGAATCTATTGGTAATATAATAGAAATAAGAAATAATGGTGGTCTTATGGATTACCTTATAGTTATGAAAGCTTTAGAAAAAGTATCTGCTATTGGAGCAAGAGTTGAGCTTTCTGAGATATCTTCTAATGCTTTAAAGACTGCTTCTGATATTTTAAATATAGATATCAAAGGTGGAGACGGGGAAGAAAATCTTCAAACTATAGTAGAAACTGTAAGAGGAGATATCATAGCTAAAATAGAAGCAGATGAAGTTATGAATCAAGATGATTCTAATTTAAATCAAGTTGATAATCTTGTTAAACCTGAAGATAATGGAGACAGTGATGGAAATCCTGATACTGAGGGAGAGCCTGAACTTCCTGATATAGAAAATCTTGAAGGAGTTGAATCTCTTGTAGGAACTGAATCAGATGTTGGAGTTGGAGCTATGGTTGCACTTAAAGTAGGACTTAAAAATATAATACATTCTAAATATCTTAAAATAGGTGTTGCTGTTGCAGGTGTATATGCTTTATTTAAAGGGATAGGAAAGCTTATTACTTATTATATGAAGAAAAAGATAGCTGAGTCTGAAAAGAACTATAATGATAAATACAGTATTAAATTTAATGATGTTAAAGAGTATAATGAATTCTTAAAAGCTGAAGATAGAGCAATCAAATCATCAGCTTCTATACTTCAAAAAGAAGTTAATAATAAACTTCCTTTATTCTTGCTTATGTGTAAACTATGTGATAAGGATATTAAATCTGACTTATCAAGAGTATTCTCACCAGTAGAACTTAAAGAAAAGTTTGCTAAATCTATGCCTGGAGAATTACTTTTATGTGCAGATAGATATGTAAGAACTGGAGTTGATATACAACTTCTATCTTATTTCTTGGATAAATCTAAAGTAGTTATAACCAAAGAAAATAAAGATATAAAGATTTACTGTGGTAGTGATGAAATTAATACTCAAATAGAGATAAATTTATCTTCTAAAGATATAGATACAATATTTGACCCAGCTCTTGTAAAATCTTTAAGAGATATGGCTGATAAATCATTTATTGAAGGGGAAGATTATGACCCAGGAGAAGATTTCCATCATATCATAGTTGACCATATGTTTAAAGAATTTGAAAACTACGGTGAATATGCAAGAAAGGTATTCTCTGAAGAAATGAAAAAGAACTACCCTGGAATACTTACTGATAGTTTCTTTATAGGATATGTTGGTGAAGAAACTGAAATTCCTGGTTATATCTGTTATCATATAACTTTAAAGAAACCAACTGAAGGTACTGTTGATAGTACAACTGTTGAATAATATTATTTGGTGTATTTAGATTTATTTCTAGATACACCATTTATTTTATTTTTTTTTTGAGAAAATTTTAAAGGAGAGACTATATGAAATCAAGTTATGAGGAATTTTTTGATTATGGCAACGAATCTATGTCTACTATTCTTGCATCATTAGGAGCTGTTGGAGTTGGTTCTATGATTATAATGGGTATAGGATGGGCATTTAACAAATTTGGAAATAAACCTAAGGACATTAATTCAAATAATAAAGAAGAGATGGCTATCTATTATAAAAATGCAGTTGAACTATCTGAAAATGAATTAAATGATTACTATGATAAAATTACAGATGCATGTAGTAAAGTTAATGAATACTGTAAGTCACATAGATTTGCAGTTGGATATCCTTGTATAGATTTTGTAATGTTTTGTAATCAATATGATTTTAAAGTTCATGTAACACCTAATATAAGAAAGAATACATTTAGAGATATATTTAAATATACTCTAACTAAAGGTAAACCTAATCATAGTAATTATGTATTTACAGGACCTGTTATGTTAGTTCCTATTAATACATGTACAGATATAAGTGGAGATTGGGATAGCCTAGTTGATTTAATAAATGAAATAAAGATAGGAGTTTTTCAAGTTAAAAGTACTGGTCAGCATGGACTTAAAATTACTGTTCGTAATAAAGAAGACCTTATTATACTAAATGATGAGAAAACTCTTAAAATGTTAGGACGTGTTGGTAAAATACTTAGAAAGATATTCTATGATTTTGGTGAACTTGATAAAATGTCTGAGCATGAAATACAGTCAGCTATAAGAGATGTGAAAGAAGAGTTACTTTATGCATTTGCACAAGAACTTGATAGATATGTAGCTTCCGTACAAGATGAACTACATAAAGCTTTGGGTATTAATATTCCAACTAAATATGGATTTCCAGAAGGAAGTAGTGCAAACTATACAGATACTTATATACCAATTAAGGTTAAAAAATAAAAACCTTATATATCATCGAGTGAGCAAATACAGCTATATAAAGATAAAACCTACTCCTTAGCTGGAGTAGGTCTATTTTGTTCCACAATATAGTGTTTTGTAACATTTTAATAGGAGGTTGGTTATATGTTTAATGCAGCAGAGGTTATGAATAATATCACTAACAGAATTTATCCAGATGTTATTGATAGTATAAGAAAAGATGGAGATTTATTTTTTAAATTAGTAGACAAAGCAATAATTGACAGAAAGAACATGGATGAGAAATCTAATGTCTCATTTGGTCTTACACACAAACTTGTAAACTTTGAAGAACTCTTTCTTGAAGATATGGAAAATAAAGAAGGATTTCTTATAGACCTAGATGTAGATTATACAGATTTGCACAACGAAAGTATGTTTTTAAATACTAAATCTATCTATTCTTATAAATATGGAATCAGTAATAAAGACCCTCAAGAAGTTCAAATTAAAAGATACAGTTGTGAGTGTGGTGAACTTGAGTCTCCAATTGCTGGTTTAAGATGTGAAAAATGTGGGACTTTCACAGATATAAGACTTTGTAAAAGAGGATGGTTTGATTTAGGAGTGTATAAAGTCTTTAATCCTCATTATCTATATCAATTACTTTCATCGTGTGGTGGTTCATCTTCTAATATGGTAGAGGATATGTACACATTTAGTCATGTTAGAAAATCTAAGAAAGAAAAAGATAAGGATAGAGGAGAAGTAGTTAATATATTTGATTTACAAGACAGAGATACTTTAATTGACTGGATTAAAAGATATGTACAGGAAGATAAACAAGAATACTTTTTATCTAATATAGATGCAGCTATGACATCTAAATTTCCTGTATTTAGTAAGGATTTTAGACCGTTTAGAGTTACTTATAATCTTCATCAAGAACCAAGAATAGAATCACACGAAGTTAATCAAAAATATAGGCTTATGAATGATAAAATTCGTGAGATTCGTAAAAGAGAAGATAGTATTGATGAACTTATACAAAACGGTTATATTACAAAGAAAAGAAGAGGTTATGAGATATTTCAACTTCTTAAAAGTATTCAGAAGTTATCTTATGAAATACATGAGATGACACTTGATGGAATGAAAGATAAGAATGATGAGATTAGACAGAAGTATGGTTCAACACGTGTTCCCTATAGTTCTAGAATGGTATTAGAGTCTTGCCTTAATATATATTCAGATGAGATTATAATGCCTTATAATATATTTGGTGAAAAAATAAGTGGTTATTACAGAGACTATCTTGATAAACATGGAGTTACACCAGAAGCTATTAATAGAATGATGTCTAATGCACCTAATAAGGCAGATAAAGAACTTCTTGATAAGGTACTTGATGATATGATAGAAGATAATGTAAACTTTTGTTTTGGTTATCGTCCACCAAGTATATACAGAAGGTCTGCAGTTGGTCTTAAAATAGTTGGACTTACAGAACATGAAGTATGTAAACTAACTGAGATAACTATTGCAGTATGTTTAGAAGGTGATAAAGACGGGGATGCTTTTACAAGTTTTATGTTCCCAAGAGAATATAACTGTATAACATATTTTGCTCATCATCCATCTGGAATATCTTGGAATCCTATGACTGGAGTTGCTAATAAGAAATATGAACTTCCTGAATCTTTATATTTAATAGATTATTACTTACTTGGTAAACATAATAAAGATGAGGAATGTTTAATTGAATGTAGTGAAGTTGATACTTTAAAAATTAAATACAGGTTAGAAGAACCTAAACTTGTACATGAACAAACTACATTCCCTAGAAATAAGGAAGACCTTACAATAAGTTTAAGAAATGGACTTATATATCTCTAGTTAGATATAATAATTTGAAAATAATGAAGCTTACTTTATGATATCAATTTATAAAGTAAGCTTTGCTTTATTTTTTAATCCCGCAATTAAAGAAAGGAGAATTATTATGAACATTAAAGAAATTAATGAAATTATAGCTGGTTTAGAAAAGATAGTTTATAGTAAAAATAAAACTATTAGTAAAAAAGACACAGATATAATTTTAAAAGCACAGGCAACTATTATGAATGCAAATAAAAGCTATTATATAGACTCAGAAGAGATTATGAGTGATTTTATGTATGATAGACTTAAGAAACTTGTACTTCAAGTAGAAGAGGCTCATAAAGAGCTTAAAAGTAGTGTTGGAGATACTATAGGTGCAGGTGTAGTATTAGGTACTAAAGTAAAGCATATAGTTCCAATGTTATCACTAAGCAATACCTATAATATTGAAGAACTTAAAGATTGGATAGATAAATCAGGTGTAACTCCAAATGATATAGTTATTCAGTCAAAACTTGATGGCTGTAGTATAAGTTTAACTTATAAAAATGGTAAACTTGTACAGGCACTATCAAGAGGAGATGGAGAAACAGGAGAAGATGTTACTCAAAATGTAATGCAAATAAAGTCTATTCCAAAAGAAATATCTTTAAAAGATGATATAACTATAAGAGGAGAGATTCTTATGAGTTATAAATCTTTTCTAGATAATAATAAAACTTTAGGAGAAAAACCATTTGCTAATCCAAGAAATGCAGCAAGTGGAACACTAAGACAAAAAGACCCTAAAGTAGTAGCAAAAAGAAATCTAGATGGTATGATGTACCAAATTGTAAATCCAAATAAGTTTAATCTTAATTCAGAAAAAGATGTAATATCTATGTTAGGTAAGCTAGGCTTTAGAACTCCTTATATGTTTACAGCTAAACTTGAGGAATATGAAGACTTCTTGTATAACAGAGAAATATCTAAAGATAGTAAAGACTTCCCTTGTGATGGACTTGTATTTAAGATTAATAGCTTTGCAGACCAATTCAGACTAGGAGTTACAACTAAAGCTCCTCGTTATGCAGTTGCATATAAGTTTCCACCAGAAGAAGCAACTTCAAAACTAAGAAGAGTAGAGTTTCAAGTTGGAAGAACAGGTAGAATTACTCCAGTTGCAGATTTCTATCCAGTTGTAATAGATGGAACAGTTGTAACACATGCAACACTTCACAACATTGACTATTTACTTGAAACTAGATTTAAAATAGGTGATGAAATAACAGTAGTTAAAGCAGCTGAGATTATTCCTAAGATAACAGGATATAATAAAAAGTATAGAGAAAAAGCTTTAAAAGAAAATAGTTTATTTGACATTGATATTCCTAGTAAGTGTCCTTGTTGTGGAGAACCTCTTAAAAAGAGTGGTAAGGACCTTATGTGTGAAAATCTTGAATGTTTTGATAGAAAGCTTGAAGAATTTAAATACTTTGTATCAAGAGATGGATGTAATATAAATGGAATAGGACCTGCAATTTTAAGAGACTGTATGAATGAAGGACTTATTAAATCATTTATAGATATATTTAAACTTAAGAATAAATCTCATATACTTTTAACTTGGGATGGTTACTCTGATAAAACAGTTGAAAATATAATAAAAAGTATTGATGAATCCATAAAGAATATAAGCTATGTTGATTTACTTGGAAGTTTAGGAATAAACCTTATAGGAAATGCAGCAGCAAAGAAGTTAGTTTCAGAAATAAATTCATTTGATGAGCTTATGACACTTATTAAAAATAAGTCATTTGATAGAATACACAAAGCTTTAGGTGGAGTTGTTGCAGGTGAGTCTTTAATTAATTATTTTGAAAATGAAGATAATGTTAAAATGATGAGAGAATTTGAAGAATTAGGTATTAACTTATCTAAAAAGAAATCAAATTCTAAACTTGCTGGTATGAAAGTTTGTATAACTGGTAATCTGGTTGACATTAAAAGAGATGAGCTTGCAAGAAAATTGGATGATGAGTATGGAATACTTGTTGTAAACAGTGTTGGTCCTACTGTTTCTTATCTAGTTATTGGGGATAAACCAACAGAGCATAAGGTGGAAAAAGCAAAAGATTTAGGTATTAAAATAGTTAACTATACAACTCTTCTTACAGAACTTCAAAAGGAAAATATGACCCAAATTTAGACAATTTGACACGTTTTATAATAATAAAAAGGACGTGAAAAATAATGGCTAAAGATGAAAAAAGAACAGTAGTTCTAAAGGGTAAATCTTATCCTAAGTATGAGGTTACTGATACTGGTAAAATATTTAACTGTGAAACTGGAAGAGAGCTTAAAATGTTTGACGACGATAGAGGTTACGATTGTGTTGACATAATGGACGGTTCTGGTAATCGTGTTAGAGGGAAAGTGCACCTCATCGTCGCTCATACATTCTTAGGTAAGCAAGAAGATAAAATGATAGTTAATCATAAGAATGCAAATAAAAAAGATAATAGAGTAAAAAACCTAGAGTATATCACTCAAAGAGCAAATGTTGCTCATGCACAAGTTAAGGTTAAAGGACTTGAGTATATTGGAGAGGATAAAAGAAAGAAAATAAAGACTCTTCGTGAGAGTGGTCTTACTCTACCTCAAATAGCAGAAAAAGTAAAATTACCAGTATATGTAGTAAGAGATTACTTACAGGGTAAAACATACAAAGAATAAGAAAGGAAGTTAAACTATGTCTATTAAAATATATAAAAACCCAATAAGAGAATATGATATGAGGTCAGCTAATATATCTGTACTTGCAGAGGAAGGATATATAGATAAACTTACATATCTAGATATAGAAGAATCTCCAAAAGCAGTAAGAAATAAACTTATAGGACTTCTTATAAGAGACTATGAGAAGAGTGAGCTTTATGATATAGTAGTTTCTAGTATAGATAAGTATGTAACTATGTTTCTTGCAGCAAATAGTATAAAGAAAAAAGACGTACTTGAGCGTTCTCACGATGCTTTATTTGTACAAGGAACAGAAGATTTAAAAGAAACTGTCTTTGGAGACTATGTTGAGTTTAGACTTAAACATAAATATAGCTTACTTATAGAGTTTCCAGTAAGTCCTAAATCAAATACATATATTAAAATATATAAAACTAACTCTGGAATAGATGTTAGATATGGTAGAATAGATAAGAAACATGAATGTTACGGAGACTTGGTTAATCTTATTTATTTTATTTATAAAGGAAAGAAATCAACATACTATAAAGAACTTAAGAAATTTGTAAAGAAACTAACAAAAAGTGAAGAACCTTTAATACTTGGTGTAGATAATGAATATCTAAGTGAAGTATTTAGAGAAATTCCATTTGTATAAATTTAAAGGAGGATTTTTAAAATGTCAAGAATTGATTACTTTACTAGTAAATTTCAAGTAGAGTCTGATTTGATGAGAGCTGTTGTTTTAGGTGTTTGCAAAAATTATGTTAAGGAGGCTAATTTGAATGAGGATAGCCAAGTAACTCTTCAAGAATCTTCTTGGATACTTCATGACTCACTTAATGTGATAGACTTATTACTTTCAAATCTTATTGATACTAAGACTAAACTTGATTTAACTATAGGTTGGGATGTAGAATTTAAAGATAAAGATATTATAATTAATCAAATAAATAGTACTAAAAATAAATTTAGTTGTTATTTAGGAGTAGTTCCTTTTGATACAGACTTTGTAACTATGTCTTTAATAGAAGGAACATGTGAAAGTATTAAGAAAAAGTTAGCTACTCTTAAGAAAAAGGTAGCAGGTGCTGATTGGTTAGGTATTAAGTCTATATTAGACGGAAATGTAGTAGACTATTTAATAAAAGTAAAATACATATTAGATAAATGTAAAAAATATTAAAAAGGAGAATGAGAAATTATGTCAAATTACAAAAGTTTTAGAGATTTTAATTATGAAATTACAGGAGAAAGTGGAAATATTTTAGATGCTATTATTAAAGGGTATGTTAAATACTATATTGATAATGGTTCACTTACATGTTCATCTGAAGCTGCTATTATAAGCATAGCTGAATCAGCTGTTTATACTTTAAAGGAATTCTTGGGTATAATTGTAGATAAGTGTTATCATGAATATACTAACTCAGCAGTAGGAACAGTACATAAAATGAAGTACTTTATAAATACTAAAGATATAAAGATTGATACTATTATGCCTATGAAGATGTTAGACCCAATTGATTTAAGAGTTAGTGGACTTTTATCTTATACAGATTTATTTATTCCATTAGTTCCAGAACTTGATGAATTTAATAAAGATGATAACACTTTATCACTTATAGAAATAGAAAATAATATTCCAAAAATAGTAGAACTTGTAAATAAAATTGCAGGCGAGGATGCTACTATGGAAAGAATGAGTGATATTACTAGACTATTTGGTATAGATAGTGTTGACTTTACTGTTCCAGATTTTGATAATAAGAAGCTTATAATGCTTGTAGTAAATAATGTTACTTCTGAAATAGGTAGTTTATCAGAAGATGACGTTGAAATAGAAGAAAAGGTTTCAGATGAAGAGTTTGAATTTACAAAAGAAGAACCAGTTAAAGATTCTCATATTGTAGGTAATCTAAATATTATAAAAGAGCTAAAGAAATCATTTGGATTTGCAGGTGCTTATGATGAGAAACGTAGCTATACAGTAGCAGAAGGTGGAGTTTTTGGTCAAATTATAGATTTATCTATAGTTAATTATCTTAATATAGAAAAAGAATTTAAAGATATATTTAAAACTCCTAAGCTTTCAGATGCACTACAAGTTATAGCACTTGCAACTACTGTATTTTGGGACTTAGTTGATGATATAACAGCAGATGGTGTTATAATACCTGAAGATATTAAGTTTAATATAACAGCTACACTTTCAATAGATGAATATGGTTCTGTATTTATTAAAGTACCAGAAGTTCTTGATAATGAATATAGATTTGATGATGAGGTAATTTATTCATCAGAAGAAGAACTATTTGAAAGAATATGTGACTGTTTAAACTGTACTGCAAATGAATATAACTTTGATGGAGACGAAGAATATGATACTAATATGCTTAAGATACTAGGAGTATATATAGGTTCAGACTTTGGAGTACCTGTAATAGATTTTATAGAAGAAGTTAGACAAAAAATAATTAAAACACAAGATGAAATAAAATCTAAAGTTAATTTATTATAATTTATAAAACTGCTTAAAATACCCTTATTTTCTAATATTTAGTTTAAATCAATATTTATACATAAAATACAAAAGATTGGATTTTAAGGGTATTTTAGAGCATTCTAGAGTATATTTAAGTAGGAGATGTGATTAAATTGAGATTTAGTTTATATGAATTTAAAAAGAATATAAGTATGGAATATATGAAAAATAAAATTGAGATGGGTGAGTTTATATCTACTGTTATAATTAATATAGTTTCGGTAAGTTATATTCCTCTTCTTGTAGGACTTTATATAGTTTTACATATGATTGCAGTATTCTTATTTGCTACATTTGATGTAAATAATGTAGTTAACCTTACTATGAGATTTAATAGTACTGTTACAAGTTTTTATATTGGTTGTACATTTGGAACTATGCTTTTTCTTACACTTACAGAAGGTAGATATAAGAATAATAAACTTATGCAAATAGTTATGCCACCACAAATGCTTGCAAATGCTATTGCAATAGATGTAAATAGATTTAAATTTGCAAATATGGGAACTATAACTATATTTGCATTTGTAAGAATAGCTTATCTTATAATTTTCGGATAAAAAAGAACACATTCCCGAATACTATTTATTTAGTATTCGGGTTTATATTCTTTTTTTTCTAGAATTTTTTCATTTCTTTTATCATCTTTTCATATGCTTCAAGAACTTTAAATAGAACTGTTATATTTGCTTCCATCATTTCAACTAAAGTTTCAAATCTTTCATTATCTTGTGTACTTCCATTTAATTTATAACTTGCAGAAACTAAAGCTTTTGTAGTTCTTAGTACTACTTTATAATCACTTCCGTTTAATATTTCAACACATCTTTTAAGTGATTGTATTTCTGGGGGTGAGTTTTCTTTCATGTATGTTGCAAATTTAACCTTTTCTTCATAACTCCAAGGTATTTTTCTATTCTCTTTTATTATTTCATCAAGTCTATCAAGTATAGATAAACCATTTCTTTTTGCTACATTTTTATAAATAGTAGAAAGGTCAGCATATATTACTTTATAGAAGCTTTTAATGTATTTAATATCATCATCTTCTATAAGTTCATCTACTCTTGATGTTTGTATGAGAGCTATAAGTGTAGATAGAATTCCAAGTCCCATATTTACAAGTCCAAATATAGACAAGTACTTATTAAACTTTCTAAATCCTTTTTTAAGCCATTTAGGAGCTCCGTCAACTAAAGGATAAAGAGCCATTGGGAAAGGAGCTTTTTCTTTCAAATCTATTTCATACATATCTGCAACTACAGGAACTCTATATCCAGTTATACAAAGTTTTAACATATTATTTAAAAGTATAACTTTAGGAGATAGAACTTTACCTACTCCATCTGTAACATCTTTTGCAAGAAATATCTTCTTATCAAGCTTTTTTATAACTTCAAAAGCACGCATTGCATGATTTTGTAATCTTTCAGGTATTCCTTTACCAATTTCAACTATATCCATAGCATCTTCAATAGTTTTAATATCAAGTCTATTAATACTATGTTCCGTAGTCTTATCTTTAATCTTTTTAATATCTATTCTTTCTAGTCTTTTAAGTTCATTAAGTGTTGATTGAACTTGTCCTACTAGAAATTTAGTAGTTGTAATACCAGTCCATATACGTTTAAGTATATTACCCTCATCAAATGCAGACTCAAGTCCTACATTTTCTATATACTCTTCTATTTTATCTTCTTGTAAATTCACAATATCTTTAATATTTAACAAATCTTACCTCCTTCCACTTAATGGTGTTGAGATAAGGTCTGAGTCATATCCCATCATTTTAAGTACTTGGTCTATAAGAATAAGTGATTTCTTATTTTCTGGGTCATTTGGTAAATCTTTAAGTGATACTTCTCCTGTCTGAGATAGCTCATCTCTATATACTTGCTTTGCCATCATATCGTGTGATGCAGCACCTAGAAGTTCACGATTGATTGCATATCCTCCATGTGCTATGGTGGTTGCTATCTCTGTATCACTATGTTGAGCTTTTTTATCTTCTCCAGTTACTTGGTTTGTAATATCACGTACTTCTGCTTTGGTTGCAACAGATGACTCTTTTGCTGATATTTGTTGGTTACGTCTTATTGGAAGTATGTAACAACAAGCTTCTCTTGCCATTATAATTCCTTTAGGGTCATCTGGATTTTGGTCAAATACTTTAAAGTGTTCTTGAACTATAACACGATTTTTCTTTATCATTCTCATAAGAGTCTGTTTAGATGGTTCTTTTCCTGGGTCATGATAAAGGTTTTGCATATTGCATAGATTTTCAATTAGTTCCTCATCTGACAAATCGTCCCAAAGTGCAAGTATTCTTTGTACATTAGTTGGTGATAAAAGTTCTATTTCTGAAATTACATAATCCATAGTTGCTTGAAGTTCTGGTGAACGTTTACGCATTAGTATTTCCTCCTCTCTCTGTTTCTACTTCTAATTGTGCATCTTTAACAGAGTTAGATATACTTGCAATAGTTTTAGTAATTTGATTTATACTATGATTAAATCCTTGTATAAGAACTTTTATTGCTTTTATTGCTTGTGTAGAAAGTTTGGTTACAAATAAGAACTCAGACTTTTCTTTCTCAGGAGCAATTATTTTATTTGTATTTTCAGTTGATTTAATTACTTTATCTATATCTTCCTGTCTTGATTTAATAACATTATTCATTGCTCTAAATGTATTTTTTACTTTCTTTATGTATTCTTCGGCAATACTAAACTTATTTGCTTTTATTTTATCTAGCATAAAGTCTTCTATTTCTTTATCAGACTTAGTTATATCTAGATTTATTTCAAAGTAATCAAGTTCATATTTACCAAAGTCTATATGTGGTTTTGCAAAGTTTACACCAGAGTTATTTTTACTAGAGTTTATAATATTATCAAATGTAGGAAAATCTCTTTGGTTGAAGTTTGTCTTATCATTAGGTAAATAAACTACTGTATCTAGAAGCATTTCTGAATATTTTGAATTTACATCAACTAGTTCAGAAGATATTATAAGAGAGTATATTCCACATGCAGTTCTATAAAGTTTTAGTATATTATCTAAATAGTCTTTATATGGTCTATATTCTATAAAATTTAGTTTACTGTCTTCTACAACCTTTTTATATTCATTTCCAAAATCTTCTATTCTATTTTTGTTTTTAGCTGCTTCAGATATAAATCTATCTAGTTTATCAACTAATGTTTGTGACATTCTTTTTAGTTTTACTTTTATATATTTTGGTTTAACTTTCTCTTCTTTTGCTTTTTCTTTTGCTTTCTTTACTACTTCTTTGGTTCTTTTTGTAACTTCTTTTGATTTTATTCCAAATATACCTAGAATAAACTCAATAAATTTAAAGAAGTAATCTACAAGTTTAGTAAAGAATGCTTTTATTCCATCCCAAACTTTTAGAAAAAAGTTTCTATTGGAAGCAGACTCTAGTCCGCCTCCAATAATAGTTGATTCCATAGAGTAAGTATTAAGTTCTGACTTAAGCTCTTGTAATTCAAGTTGAGATAGATTTGAATTTATAAGAAGGAGAGATTCTGATTCAAAAGATATTTGTTCAGATTCATATCCATACTTAAATACCATAACTACCTCCTTAATATTAATCTATTTTAGGTTCAGTTGCACTTACTGCCTTATCTACCTTTTCTCTACTTAAAGCTTTTATAAACATTTTTGTAAGTTTTTGAGTATAAACTACAGTTTCTTTTAACTCAGTAGGATTTATATCATCTTTGCTAATTTCTGTATATCTTGATTCTATAGAATTAACTATTTCATCAATACTATTATTAGCAAAGTATTCACAGTTATTTATAGTATCATATAGATAATCATATAATTTTTTAGATAGGATATAATGTGGAGTTTTCTTTATCTCATTTATTATATCTTCTTTGGTATTAAGTTTTAATGGTACTACACCAATACGAATAGTATGTAATGTTATTGGATTTATTTTTTCAAATTCTTTAACATTTCTTCTAAATTCATAGTCTCTTTCAGTTACATTTGTGTTATCTACTATTTTAGTCATAATACCATCACTTGATTGAGTTAACCATACAAGTTCTAATCCATTTACTATACATGCAATAAGTGCATACATGTGGTTTTCAAAGTCTTTTAAGGTTTTTCCTTTTAGATTTAATGTTAATGATGACTTTACATTTATAGCTTTAGTTATATGTGGTTCTGCTATTTTTGGGTCTTCTATAGGTAAACTTACAGGTATTCTTATAATATCTTTTGGATTATCTCCAATGGTTGAACGTCTAGCAACATTTGATATTATTTCAGTTATAGCCACACCCATACCTGGTATAGCTGGTAATGAGTTTATACCAATTGCTTCTGGACCATATAGCTTTCCGTATTTCTTATCTACTTCAGACTTCATTATTCTCATTTGTTCTTCACCAGATAAGTCTTTATTATTCTTCATTATATCTGTACACATATTATAGACATCACTTGCTACAGTTGCAGATTGCTCTACTTTAGAGTCTACTTTATTTTTAGTAAATCTCTTTTTAACCCATTTTATAGCAGTAATAATATAATTTTTAAGAGCTTTGAACATCTTTTTGATATACTCCCAAGTTCTCTTAAATATGTTTTGCTTTTTATCTGTACTACTTTTATCATCTTTAGCTTCCATAGAATATAAGTATATAGATGACTCTATCCCGAACTCTGTAACTGCTTTGCCGAATTCAGAATCATTCTCTAACATATCTAGTGAAAATGAAAGAGTTTCTATTTCTGATTCTATTCCAGCAAGTTCAGTACTCATTGGTTTTTCTACTAGTTGTATACTTCCTGATTCATTTAAATTAAATTTAAAATTCATTTATCCTCCTTTTTAAATTTTTACTATTGATAAATTTCATTTATTTTATCAGTTGCTCTTTTGATATCTCTAAGTGAGTTTTTAAAAACTTTCATTATAAGTTGTGATGCTTCAAATGTTATTTTAAATAACTCTTTGGTTTCTTTAAATATCTTTTCTGCTTCACCTGTTTGAAGTTTGTCTTCTTTAACTAACTTATTTATATCAAAAGAATTTACAGCTTTAGACACAGTAGTCATGTCTTTTTCCATACTATTAAAATATAAATTCAGTTCACTAATAAATACAGCAGTAGTTCCATATACACGTTTAAAATCATTTCTTGATTTCTCCATAATTTTACCACTAGTGTCATATGAGAAATCAAATGTTACTTTTTTGAATATACTAATGTCTTTATCTTGTACACTTTTTAAGAATTCGACATGTTTTTTACAAAAATCTATTTGCTTTGAGAAATCTATCTCGACACTTCTATGTCTGGCACCAACTACATGTCTACTCTTTTTCATTTCATTACGCATATCTTCATAATCAAAGTTACTAAGTCCACCAAGTATAAGTTTTGTAATAGTGTATATATTAGCATTGATATCGACAAGTGCGAATGCTGGTGATTGAGCAACTGCGTATCTTTCAGTAAACATTCTAGTTATATCAAAGTCAGGTACTATTGAGTTGAAGTGATTTAGTTCATTCTTAGGCATCTCATTCATTCTTTTCTCAATATCGTCATTAACTACGTAAAATTCAAGCTTTAATGTTTCACCTTTTGTTGATATAGCTTTTGCTATGCTCTTTGCTATTTTATCTTTTTCTGCTTCAGATGACCCTTTAAATGCTTTAGTTGTATTTAATTTCTCTTTAGCTTTAGTAAATAGATATGTATAATAGTCTTTTACATTATCTTTAAACTCACTTGCTTCTTTTTCTACTTGCTCATGTATCTTATCCTTTTCATCTGTCATATTCACATATTCGATTGTGAACATGTAGTCTTCTATTTTAGCTGGTTGGATAAGTGGAGTCACTTCGTCTTTAAAGAATAGTCTTTTAAGCCATTTAAACCCTGCTACAAGATACGAACCTAATTTAGTAAACATATCTTTAATCCATTTCCATAGTCTTTTGTACCAAGCTTCTTTAGTTTCTGATACTTCTGGTTTATCTTCGTCTGCTTCCATTCCTTTTTGAATTAAAAAGGTATCTATCATACAAGATTCAAAAGCAGATTTATAATCTTGTAATTCTAAAGCTTCGATATTTGAATCTATGATAGACTCAATACCTGTGCTTATTTTAATTTCATTCTGTGGTATTAGTCCAGTTGAATATTTGAATTTCAAACTGAGCACCTCCTTTAAAGCTTATTTCCAACTTTATCTCTGAACTCATGTGCATTATTTCTTATTTTCTTCATATTTACAGAACCAACTAACTTCATAGTAAGTTTGCATATATTTTTAACTTTAGTTAGTGTATCTGTAACCATTTTTATATCACTTTCTGTTATACTACTTGAAGTTTCTGATTTTAGATTATCTATTTCTTTTACAGATTTTTTTAAATTAGCATTTATATCAGAAATTCCAGATAAAATACTAGTAGCTACATGAGTGCAATTATCTATAATGTCTTCTTCCTCTTTTGTAAAGTCTGTTTCTATAACTCCATTTACTATTTTAACATCTATAGATTTATGTTCAAGTTTTAACGATGGTCTAGTTGTATTTTGAAGTATATTTTGAATACTGTCTAGATTAGCTCTGTCTTCATCAGTAAAGTCTTTACCAATCTTATAATCTCCTAATTTATCCATATCATATAAAACATACAATATATATCCACAAACATATGCAGAATTTGCAAATATAATCATATTATTCTTTATAACATCAGAAGTAGTAAATGATTTAACCCACATACGACTATCAACATCTCTAAATCTAGACATTACATCTTTATCAAAAATATAGTAAGAAAGATGAGTATTTATAACATTTCTTTTAACTACTCTATTACCATTTTCATTTTCTTCAGTAACTTCTTCAAGTAATATCTTTTTAACTTCTTCTTCCATGCTAGTTTGTAAATCTTTAAGTATTCCATTCATAGGAGAAGTAGCAATAGCTCCCGACATAAGTTTACTTACATCGTTTTCTATATCAGCTTCACTTACACCATTTGGAGAATCTTTTATTTTAGAAATAGTTTTATTTATAGTTTCTTTTTTAACTTTAACTTCTTCTTTAGATGTTTTACCTACTTCTAGTGTTCCTTCTCTTCTAAATTTAGAAAGTATCCAGTTCCATACAGATAAAAGCCAGTTTCCAATTGCTTTAAACATAGCTTTTATTTTTTCCCAAAGCTTTTTATACCACCTATCTTCAGCTTCAAATCCTTTTATACTAGAAAATATATTAATATCTATCATACAAGATTCAAAAGCAGCAAGATTTTCACTTCTTTCAAACTCAAGTATGTTAAAATCTATATCTTCTGTTCCAATATTAAGAATGGGAGCATTTAAGCTCCCATTTGTAAATTTAAACTTCATATTACATCACCTTTATGATAAAGTTTGATGTGTCTTAAGTGTTTTTCTAATTTTTATAATATTTGATTTAGATAATAGTTTATACAAATTAGAACCAATGTTTTTCACATCACTCATTGAACTTCTTATGATTTTAAATTTCTTTCTAAATTCCTCATCTGAAACTTTATTAGGTAAACCACGTGTTGCTCTTGCATCTGGATTTATATTAGATATAAATTTATCTAACTCTCCTATGCTTGATAGACATCTATTAGCAGCTTCAGAAACAGCTTTACTTATTTCAATACTAGTAGCAAGTATTTTAGACCTATCATTCATGAATCTTTCATATCTAGATGTATCGAATTTTCTAGTAGGTAAAACACTTTCTAAGTCTATATCAAATTTCATTTCAACTAAATCTAGTGTTGCATTATTTGATACTAAGTGAGATAAACTTCTATTTAGTTCAAATATACCTTGACTTACTTCACCTAGTGAATCAGAGTCTTTGGATGATAGTGCACTTTTTATTTTATCAGAATTAAATGTTACACCAGAAAATAAAACGTCTGCTAAATTACCCATATACATAATAGAGTATACCATAAGTTTTATTCCATTTGTAATATTTTCAATTGTGCCACTTGTATTATCTAAGTTTATATTATTTTTAATAGATGTATATTCTGCAAAAAACTTTTTAAACTTACTATTATAAATACCTATAGACCTATTAGAGAATAGATATGTTGTAAATTCAACTTTTTTAGGTCCACGTTTTATAGTAAGTGGCTCTGATGAATTTCTTTCTTTTTTAATTGTGTTTGACTTATATGTTCTATTAGTAGCTTTTTTAACTTTATCACTAACAACTTTTGCTAATTTTGGTTTATATTCAATCATAAGTTGCTTACTTACAACTTCTTCAATCAATTTAGGAGCTATTTCTAATATTTTTTTAGAATTCTCCTTAACTTCATCCTTAACAACTACTTCTGCTACTTCTATAAATGCATCCTCTTCACTTCTATCATATGAACCCTTAATATTTTCCTTAATTATTTTTTCAACTTTATCTACAGTTAAATTATAACTACCTATTATATCTTCACTTAACTTACTAACTATTGGTTCAGTAATAGATTTACTTATAGATTGAGTTAGTGACTCAATATCTATATTATCTTTTGGTAATTTATCTTTTATAATGCTAAATGCATCTGTTACTTCTGAAACTATATTAGCAACTAGTTTTTTGGTATCAAGTTCTTTATGTTCAGGCATAGACTCTTTTATAGAATTTACTATCTCTGGTACTATTGACTTAAGATTAACATCTTTTCTAGTTGATATAACTCTGTCTATTTCTTTTTTAACTTCAGCAATTATTGGTTTTAAGTCTGTCTCTTTTTGTAGAGATGCACTTGTTGTTATACTAGTTCTAATCTCATCTGCAATCTTTTTTAAATCACTTTGACTTATAAGTTTATTTAATTCACTGACTTTTGTAGAAAGGTTGTCTACCTTGCCACTTATTTTTTCAGTTTCCAACTTAATAGAGTTTACAGATTCATTTATTGGAGTAAGAATCTTAAGAAGTTCTTTTTTAACCTCTTCCACAATTTCAGGCACAATTGCTTTAATATTAACTTCAGACTTATCTTCAGCGATAACTTCAGCTACTGTATTTTCAACTATAGTATCAGCTTCTTCTGGTGTAACAGACTTAGATTCTTCTATTTTTTCAACAGATTTAGCAAGAGATTCAGTTTTAACTTGAACATCTTTTTGGGCTACCTTTGCTACATCATTTGAACCCCCGAATCCAAACTTTTTCTTAATCCAGTTCCAAGCCGATTTAAACCAACTACCTATTGCTTTAAACATACTTACAATAGAGTTAACAACTTTTTTAAACCAAGATTCATTATTAGTTGCTTCCATACCAATGTATATTTTAAGGTCATTATTTTCTGACTCAAATCCAAATAAATAGTCCGTATTTGATATACATATGTCTATGTCATCTAATAAACTTTCAAGACCACTTTCATACTTACTTATATTAGCATATGAGTCTTGAATCTCAGTATTGTATCCATATTTGAATAACATTAATTACCTCCTAACACATCATCTGTCTTAACTGTAGTTCTAACCTTTATAATATTAGTTCTAGAAAGAAGTTTGTAAACATTACTTCCTATTCCTTTAGTATTAGACATTAATGTTCTTAATGCTTTAATTCTTGTAGTACTATCTCTTGACATACCTCTTGTATTGCTATCTTTCATATTAGAAAGATTAGTTACAAATTTATCAAGCTTAGATATATCAGATAAACAGTTATTTGCTATAGTAGATATAGCTTTACTTATCTCAACAGAGTCTGCAAGTCCACTTTGTGGTGTTGTAAATTCAAATAAGTATGTAGATTTATCAAGTTCTTTTTTGATATTATCCTTTACTCTTATTTGGAATACAACTTCTTCTAAATCAAGTGTTTGATTAGCATTAACTGCAGTTATAAGACTTCTTTCTAAATCATCAGTAGCTTTTATCATAGACTTCATTGTATCTTCAGAAGTATTTTGTGTAAATGTAGTAAATGCATTTGAATCAAAGTTTATATTTTTAAAAAGCATTTTAGATAAAGCACCTAAGTAAGTTAAAGTTCCTGCCATAAATTTAGCTCCATTTAATACAGCTTTTTCTAGATTAAGTTTACTATTATCAAGTTCTAACTTAGAAGATGTATAACTTGCATACACTTTTTTAAACTCTTTAAATTCACTTATAACTCTTTTAGAGAATAAGTATGATTTAAATGTTACTGGAGCAACAGTTCTTTTTACAGAAAGATTAGTGTTAGCTCCGTGTTTAGCCGCTATAGTATCAGTTTTTCTTCCAGCTGAACGTCTAGATAGTTTTTCTCTTGCAGTATTAGTAGCTTTATTTTCAGGTTCATTATTTTTAGAATTAGATTCTGCAGGTTTACTTTCAGAAGTTTTATTTGATGCTTCTACTGAATTAGCGACTTGATTTTTTACATTTTCTGTTATTTGATTTTGTATTGGTTTTAAATTAACAGTTTTTTCTTTATCAATTTCTTCGCCAACTATTTCTTCTACAACATTATCAAGTTCCTCAGCAGTCATCGTATCAGCATCTTTTAATTTATCAAGGGTTTTAGCAGTAGAGTTTCCACTTACCTTTACTTCAGTTTCTGCAACTTTACCAACATCATTAGTTCCTCCAAAACCAAACTTCTTTTTAATCCATTTCCATGCTGATGAGAACCATTTTCCAATAGTTTTAAACATACCAACTATTGCATTCCATACTTTTTTATACCATGCATCTGCTTTTGAATTAGATGTTGTAGTTTCAGATTTTTCATCTTTCTTTTCTTCAGGTTTATCAGATTTAGGTTCATCTGCTTCTAATCCCATAATTATATCAAAATCAGCACAACATGATTCAAATGCAAATCCATATCTTGAATTATCTACTGACATATCAATGTCTTCTATGAGTCCTTCTACACCTCTGTTTAAAAAAGGAGTAGTGTCGGTATAGAAAAAATCTATACCGACTGACTCAGTTCCATATTTAAAATTCATTATGAAACCTCCTCTTTATTTATGCTTGTGTTGCATTGCTAACTATTTTATTCATAGTTTGCTGTCTTATAAGATTTATACCATTAAATCCTATAACTTTTACAGATGATAATATTCCTTTTAAGTTTTCATAAACTCTAGTATCATTATTTGCACCCGCATCTCCTTTTCTAAGGAAGTTTAAGTTTTCTAAAGATGCTATAACTTTAGTAACTGATTTCATATAGTTTTTACAACTATCTGCAAGATTAGATATATGATTACTCAAGTCACTTGATTTAGTCATCTCATTAGACTTAGCAAATGCATTATAACTAGATTTATCCAAAACTCCATTTTTAACACTAAATTTAATTTTATGTGGTTCTAATTTTAATACTGGTTTAGAAGCTGCAAGAGATTTAACATCATTTGCTACAGTTGTTACACTTTGGTATATATCAGAGTATTCGGCTAAAGTCATATCTTTATTAGTGTTAAGTAATCCTTGGAAAGATTGCTCATTTTTTATTTCTAAATTAAATAAAACATGTAATAGAGAACCAATAGTTAATACTACTTCAGCTGTAAGTTTAGCTCCTATTTTTAAAGGTGCTTGAACATTATGTGTATTATCTTCTTTTGATAAAGCTTCTGCTCTAGAAGCTAATTCACCAACATTTTTTAAATTTGTTCTTAACTTATCTATTCTACCAAGAACTTCAGAAGAGAATGTATAATATGTAAATTCTATACTACCATTAGTTGGTGTATTTAGTATTTGAGACTTAGATACTATTTCTTCAAATACTTCATCTTTTATTTTAGTTATAAAAGAAGCTATTGATTCATATTCTTTTTTACCTTTAAGTTCTCCTATATAATTAGATAAGATTTCTTTAACTTCATCTTCAGATAGTCCGTTTTTCTTAACAGCTTCTTTTACAACAGCTTCAGTTAATTCAGCTTTAACTTCAACAGTCTTTTTAGCTGCATCAGCAACATCATTTGCTCCACCTTTACCAAATTTCTTTTTAACCCATTCCCAAGCAGAAGTAAACCATCCACCTATTGCTTTAAACATTCTAACTATAGCATCCCATAGTCTTTTGTACCAAGCTTTTTTCTTGTCATCAGTTTTATCTTCTGTTTTTTCATCTTCAGCTTCTGTACCAAATCCATACATAGAACCTTGAGCTAATATTACATCAATATCAACATCTAGTGATTCAATAGTTGCCTTGTATTCTCCTGATTCAACTTCAAATAAGTTATCAGCAACTAAAGCTTCTACTCCAGCAATACCAGGTTCTTCATTTAAATTGAAATCAGAGCTGTATCCAACTATGCTTTCTAATCCAATTGCAAATTTCATTAATTATCACTCCTTTTTAAATTAAGTCTTTACTTTGCATATACATATTTGCAAGTAAATATAAATAAATTCTTTTTCTAAATTCAATTCTTTCTATTTTAATAGTAGGATTTCCTTTAGAAATAAGAGTATTTACTATACTGTCTATTTCATTCATTATATAAGCAACATTTCTTGCAATACTCATAGTACGCAAAAACTCAGTTCTAAATGCTTTAACAGATATTCTAGAACCTATTCTTTTTATCCAATCATCAAGTATCATATTAGATACTTTAACTAAACCAGATTGAACTTGTCTCCAATAATCTATTAAAAGCTTACGTTCTGTTGCAAGTTCTAGATTTCCACCTGCTACAAAGTTAGCCATTTTAAGTATAACCTCACTTGGATAAGCAAGGTTATCAACACTACGTTCACGAACTGATTCTATTACATTTACAGGTGATAGTACTTGTTTACCATCTTGAGTTTTACTGTATTGCATCATGATTTTAACATCTTTATCATAGAAGTTCTTATAATATTTTTGTGAAATAGCTTTTACCATTGCATTCATACGAGTAAGTATAGATTGCAACAGTAGTCTTAATGTTTTATCGTCAATATTTTTAATTGACAGTTCTTTTCCAAATTTTGCTATATACGTATCTACTTTCTTATTTACAACAGTTATAAGACTCATTCCATAACGTTTAAAGTCTGTTCTATCATCTGCAGAATTCTCAAGTGTATAACGCATAATATTTCTATCGTAGTCACGTTTAAAGTACTTAGGCATTCTAGCAGAGTAATCTAGCATAAATAAGAATACAAGGAATATTCTTGACCCTGTTTGTATATACGATATAAGTAGTCCCAATTTCAATATAGATGCAGAATTTGCAAACTTACTATATTCTGGAGATGCTTGTATTTTCTTCCAATCAGCAGTTGATAAGTGATAACTAGACGCCATATCGTCTCTTATAGTACCACTTATCTTAAGTGTAGTATTTATAATACCATCACTTACTGCCTGAATATTATTTTTAAAGAAAGCATTTATTTTTTTAGCTACTTCAATATCTCTATTAGGGACTTTACAAGCATTATAAACATCTATTATAACAGTAGATTTTGACATAGAAATTAAACACCTTCTTTATATAAGTTTATAATCCTTTAAATATATCTTTAAATAAATCTCCTGAGTTATCAAATGTGTCATTTGTATTAGTTGCAGATTCCATACCACCTACATTTACACCCATCATAGCAGCTTCAAACCCAAGCATAGCTCCAGCCTTTTTAAGTTCAGCTCTTACAGATTCAGCGTGTGCTGCCATTTCTTGTAATCCACCTGTAATTAAGTCAGATTTTTCAGTAAATGTTTCACCAACAGTAGAATCTCCAATATCATCAGTTTTTATGATATTATCAAATTCAGTTGCAGCCTTTTCAAACTCACTTCCGTGTAAGTCAATATCACTATCAAGAGGTGTAGTATCTCCTGCTTCACCAACAGTAGTACCACTACCAGTATCATCTGAAGCATTTGAGCTAGCACTTACATCAGTTTGAATATCTTGTACAGGTTGAGGGTCTTTAGGTGGTGTATCAGGTTCTTTATAGTCACCAGTTGTAGCACCATCTCCACCTTCAGAAACTTCATTTACTTCAGAAGTTTCAGTCTTTTCTCCTTCGTCAGTTTTTTCTTCTATTTCTTCAGGAACTGTATCTTCATCTTCAGTAGCAGGAACAGTATCATCACTAGGAGTTTGTGCTTCTCCAGGTCCGTCTCCAGAACCAGAATCTCCTATGTTTTCAGTTGAACCATCACCAATTGAATCAGCAACTTTATTTAAGTTTTCAAGTTCAGCTATTATTTCTTCAGCACCTGGAGCTGCACCAACTGTTCCAGTATCAGTATTTTCTTCTTGTACTATATCTTTAGTTGGGTTTTCAGCTGGCATTTCTTTTTGTAATTCTACTTCTACAACTGGTGGGATTAATTCTTGTAATTTATCTCCGTCTGTTGTAACAAATCCATCTACTTTTTCTTCTATTTCAGAGCTAGGATTTGCAGTAGATACATTTACATAGTCAGTTCCTGTTTCATCACATTCATTTCCAGGAATACTGTCTTCATCTTCATCATCTTTCTTTTCAGAATCATCATCTTCTTTTTCTTCAGATTCTTCTTCTGTAGTATCAGACTCATCAGTATTATCTTCTAACTCATCTTTATCTGTAGGTTCATCATTTGGTTCAGTTGGAACATCACCATTTTCATCAGTAGTTGCACCAGAACCTTCTTCCATATTATCAGCTCCTGCTTCATCAGATTTTTCATCTGAACCATCCATAGAACTGTCATCTGGAGTATAAGGTTCTCCTTCAGTTGAGTCTTGAAAAGCTTTATTTAATTCTTCTTCAGCTTTTAAATAAGCTTCTTCTAAGTTATCTTCATGGTCTTGTGCGTCTGCATTTGTAATATTTTCATCAAATGTTATTGCTGCAGTTTGGTCAGTTACACCAGTTGCTGCTTTTTCTTGTTCAGTATCAGGTGTAGGATTTTCATAAGGTGGAGTTACAAGTGTAGGGTCTTCCCCTATTACTCCATCAGACGTTTTAAATTCATTTTTAACTACTACACTGTCTTGATTATGTCCCATTTCAGGCATAGTTGTATCAGTTTTGTTAACTTCTTGTAAAGAAGACGGATTTTCAGTAACGTTTCCATTTACAACATCTTTAAACTTTTGTTCAGCAGCTTGAGAAGCGTCTGCCATATTAGTTACGATTTGTTCATTCATTGATATATTCCTCCTTTAAGCATTTTCATTCTTACTAAACGCGTCAGATACATTAGATATTTCTTCATGACATCTAACTACAAAACTCATTAATCTTGAATGAAGTTCAGGGTGTTTGTCTGCTAAGTTTAAAAGTCCATATTTAAAAGCAATAGCTAGTGCAGTTACATCAACATTAGAATACGATGAAGTAAGTTCTGTAGAGCAGTAACATATAAAGTTAAAATCTTCTATAAACTTAACTTTTGGTACAAGTACTCTATCTGTAAAGAAAGATATTACACCTATTTGAGTATCGAACTTATCTTTTTCTACTCTATTATCATAATAATAGTAGTAATCAAGATAAATTGCATATACTTTATTAAGTACAGAATGTGTAGCAAGAGTTGCAACAGTATCATCTCTAAAGATTTCCATAAGTTCATGTAGTATCTCACTTGTTTCTTTAACTAAACTATTTCTTTTACCAGTTTCAAGTTCAATCTTATCATCTTTTATTGGTATAGGACCATATGATGCAGCTATTTCTATTGCTTCATTTGATAAACTTACATAAGTTTGATGATTTATAAAGTTTGTATCTTCTGGATTATATTTAGTTACTATTACACGATTTATAAGGTCAGTAATAGTAGTTTCTTTTTCTTTCATGTATTTTGCAAAATCTGTATCTATTCTTGCTACTTCAAATAGTATACTCATAGCAATACTATTAAGTTGACTATTATCTACGTGTATTTGAATCGGTACAGCTTCTTCTGACTCAAATGAGTCATCAAATTCTTCAAAGTCTTCATCATCAAATCCAAAATCACCAAATTCTTCTGCAAAGTCATCATCAAAAGACACCTTACCTTCATATATATCAAGTGCTGCTTTTTTAGCAAGTTCTGATACTTCTCTAAGCTCTTCTTTTGTAAGTCTTATGTTCTCTTTAAGTTTAGCTTGTTGCTCTAATACTTCTTTTTTAATATCATCAAATGTTATTTTCATAGGTTTAACTTCTATACTAGAGTTATCCTTAACATCAGAAACATACATCTTTATTACAGAAGAGAAAGCTTTCTTAAGTACAGAAAACACACTGGCTTTATTAGTTTTTTTAATATCGTCCATATTAAAAGTTCACCTCCTTTAAGATTAATAAGTGTTTAATAAATTTGCTATGAAATTTACTACCTTTTGTTTTTATCCAATATATGCGGAATAAAAAATAGAGGATGGTAACTACCTAGACATAATTTCTAAGTAGTTACCGAGATTGGGTATCCAATATCTACTGCAGCCCATGCAAGGAGATATCGAATGTTTAATTGGTTTTTAAAAGAAAAATAAAATGCTTTTCCTTTTTAGCCTTCAGCTTTTTCTACATATTTTAACAGGAGGCGAGAAATTTTCATACTTTAAATTCTAGAAATTCTGTTTCCGTAATATCAAGTAGTAATATTTCGTAGCCATGTGTTTACTAGCTCAAATTCATTCACTGAGCATTCGTTAAGTTATAATTCTGAATTAGAATCAGAGGTTTAATTTATGAGCTAAATAGTGATGTATCTAGCTTACATATTTCTGTTGTTATCTCTTTTTCTGGTCTTTCATAAACATTTCTTTTTGGAAATCCATAAATTCGTATTTATTCATCTTTTGTATGTCTTCTTTTGTATAGTTCTTATTATCTACGAATTTTCCATTTCTTATATCTGCGACACGTTTTGCATGTTCTTCAGCATATCCAAGTAATATATCAAGCTCCATATCAGAAACGTTTGTAAGGTCTATTCCTGATAATCTACCCTCAAAAGCCATAGATATAGAAAGTATCTTTTGCATTCTATTACTTATCTGTCTATGAGGACTTAAGCTTTGGACAGACATTGAAAAAGGATTGACCTCCAGTCAAGTACAAATTTATCTGAACCACAGAAACATTTTCCTGAGTGCATATTCTCTCTTTGTTTTGCATATTCTTGCATATACTTTTCAATTGCAACTTCAGATTCACCCTCATCTTTAAGTATTTGTATGTACTTTTCTTCAGGTGCAAATAATTCTTCAAACTTAGGCATAAACTTAAATATATCTTTTGAGTTCCATTCAATAGATGTATCTTCTATGATTAAGTTAGTTTTTTCATTTAATCTTTCTATAGCAGTTCCTATTTCTTTTATATCTGGTATTTGAGTAAATATTTGTAAAAGTTCTGCATAATTATCATGTGATAACGGTCCTGCTATTCTTTCATTATTTGCATTTGCTACAACTTCCATAGAATCTATAAAGTTCACTATAAGCATAGCATAATCAAGATTATCTGAGTATTCTGCTATTAATGGGAATATATGAGTTAGGCAAATAAATGTTTCTTTATTTAAAGCCTGTTCTTTAAGAGCTTCTTTTCTTACTGATTCATCTTCTATCTCTTTAAAATCATGAGAGAAGTCTTCAAGTTTCATCCCTGAAACTCTTGCTGCATCTGCTTTAAACATATCAAATGGAGTGTTTTCTAAATAGATATCAACTTTATTAAAATCTCTACCTACTCTTGCTTCAAGTCCTGTTCTTATTGCTCCTTCTGATTTAAAGTCCGTTCTTATTGAATCATAAAGTATTTTTTGTGTTTCTTCTCTTTGCTTATTAAGTTTATATAAGTTTAAAGGAGAAAGTATAATGTTATAAGTTACAAGCTCATCTTTCACACTACAGTATTCATTTACTCCAGCTCCATTATCAACATAAGCTTCATAAATAGTTTTATATTTACTATTATCAAACTTAGATTTTCTTTCAAGAAGAGGTTGTGATAGTTTATAAACCTTTGTAAATTCTTCAAGTATATCAATTTGAATAGGATGGTTTAAAGAGAATATCTGTCTTTGTGCTCCATGATATTCTGAATTACAACTTACAGAACTTATATTTACAATACATTTACCATCTTTATTAGCAGGTAGATTTACTATTGCAAGCATCATTATTGCAAATATAATATCATTAGGATGAGTACATTTTAAGAAATCTTCTCTTGTAACAGGTTCTTCAAAATTAAACTCCATATTTGCAAATAAGATATTTATACATTCATCCATTATAAGTTGGTCTACACTTTGAGTTAAGTTTTCCTTTGGGTCAAGCATAGAAAGTAAATATGATATTTGGTCTTTATCTCTTATTTTCTTTATAAATACTTCATAACCAGAGTTTGGTAAGAATAACTTTCTTCCTTCCTTTGCAGATGCTTCATAAAGTTTTATTCTTTGTAATGGATTTGACACTGTTCTTAGAATAGATGTATCTGGTTCTGTTTTAATTTTAGAAAATTCAGAGTATCCATCTCTTCCCATGTTTTTAAGTTCATTATGCAAAAGTTCTTGCAAAAGTTTATTAGCATCTTCTACTGACATATCTTTCATTTTATTCATAAGCTCATAACTTTTTTCTTCTATTCCATTTATTACTTCCTCTTTAGTAATTTCTTTAACATCTTCATAAACAGCAGGTTCTTCTTTAATTGGTTCTGATTTTATGTTTTCTTTAACTTTTGGTTCTTTAGGTGTTTCTATAGCTACAGTTTGCTTAGCTTTTTGTAGTTCAAGTTTAAGCCTTAATGTTTCAAGTTCCATTTCTTTAAGTTTAAGCTCCATTTCTTTTGCTTTTAAATCTTCATTTTCAAAAGTATAAGGGTTTATATTAGTAATAACTTCTTTCTTCTCAACTTCGTCAGTAGGAACTTTTAAAATATCTTTAACTTTATTTGCATTTGCAATTATCACATCTTCAACTGGTTTCAATTCTTCCACTGATTCAACTACTTCACCTTTAGGAATTACTCCGTATAAACCAGACTCTGGGTGAATGGTTTTACCTTGAAATTTATATCCGTTAGTCTCCTTTTCTTCCACTTCTTTCTCCTTTCTTTCTTCATTTTGCTTTTCTAAATTCTCTTTAAATTTAGCAAATTTATCTTCAACTGGTTTTTTACTTTGTGTGTTTGCTTCTTTTACATCAACTGTATCTTCTATCTCTTTATTACCAAGCAGAGCCTTTTCTCTTTTAGCTTTTCTTTTATCAGCATATGATAAAGCTTTATCACTTCTATCTATACTTTTTGATACAGGAGAATTAGTTCCAATATATCTTCCTTCAGATGCAAGCATTATTTCAAGTCCATTTTTAAATGTAGTTTCCTTACTTTGATTCATAAGTTTTATAAGTTCACCTGCAGGTTTTTTAAGTTCATCTTCTCCTTCTTCAGCTATGTAATCTTCAATCGGCTTTGTATCATGTTCAATTATCTTTTCAAACATCTCAGTTGAATACTTCTTTAACTTTTCTCCAGTTTTCTCAAAATGTTCTTGCCATTCTTTATCTTTTTCAAGAAGTTTAACAGCCTCTTTTGCACCATCGACATCATACTTTGCTTCTTCACGTACATTATATTTACCTTCATCAAATGATTTCTTTGTATAATCAATGCAAGCTTGAATATATTTATCTACACTTTCTTCTGTATATCCATTTTCATTTATAAGTCCAATCTTTAAAAGTTCTAATCTTTTTCTTGTAGATACACTCATATCTTTGAATGTATAATCAAGTCCTGATAAAGTAGAAGCATTTGATATAGACTTTCCTATTTCATTACTTGATGTAAAGAACTTTCCAAGCAGTGTTTCAAGAACTCCTATCTCTTGCATATCAAGCATATCAGTATCTAGATTTTGAAGTATTTCTGGATGATATCTGAAAAGATATGCTTTATTTTTTATGTAATATACTTGAGTATAATTTCTTATAGCTCTTTCCATTTGCTTTATAGTTTTCATTACTTCTGGATTATCTGCTCCATCTTGGTCAAACTTAAGATAAGTTTCAAGCTCATCAGGTTGTATATCCATAAACAGATTCTTTTTATAATCATCTGATTTTATTATAGTTGGGTCAACCTGTGCTATATTCTGTCCAAGCTTTTGTATATCAGTTAGTTTAAAACATTGAATAAATATCAAAAACATTGCTTGAGACATTATATCCATTGGTAGTAGTGCCTTTAAAGACTTTGTATTAAATCCAAAATACTTTCTAAGTACCTTACTTGGAAATATAAAATTAGAATCTCTTATATTTGGAATATCCGAAATTCCTACATTTTCATCATCATACGTTATATCACCTGGTATTTCTGGAAGTATTATCTCATCAACTACATTACTTTCTCTAGTTTCATCATGTGGAGCACTTTCAACTCTTCCAAAATCAACATTATTTTCATTATCCATTATATCCTCCTATCTAACTCTTACTGGTCTAAATAAAATATCTTTCTCACTCATATCAATTACAGTTCCTACTTTTGTAATATTACCAAGATTATCACGAACTATAATACTAAATCCTACACTTTCATCATCTACTCTTTCGTAATTTATCTCAACTCCATCTTGAACTTTAAGTAAGTCTCTTAGCATAGTTTCAAGTTCCATCTTTACAAGTTCATACTCATCACTACCCATAGAATAGAAAAGTAAATCTCTTCTATCAAATCCCATAGAAGGAGTTTCATACAAACTTCCTTTAGGTTGAGATAGAAGCATTTGTAAAACGAAATACACAGCTTCTCTTGCATAAAGTCTATCATCTGTAAAAGTCATAGATTTTTTCATAGAAGAAGTTTCTATTACTGACATTTCTTACCTCCTTAAAATCGCAACTTATTTTTAAAATTAACGTCAAAATTTGTTAGGGTTTTTATCGCCATATATAAGGTATAGAGTTTGTGGAATTTACTGAGTGAAATAGCTACTAAAATCTTACGAAAAATCAGCTTGAATTTAACTGAAATCTAGGTAGAATTTGTGAAAATCTGATGAAATTTATCAAAAAATCTCAATTTTTAGCTAAAAAATGCCAAATTTTGATAAAAGTTTGATTTATATAACAACATTTTTGAAGGAAAAATTCATCTTTTTCTTTCTTTTATTTTAATTTTCTTTCTTTTTCTCTAAAAAGAAATAGAATTAATTAATTTATTAATTAATTCGTGTTCTTCTAAACCAGATTTATTTAAAAATAAATCGGTTGTAGAAGGACCCCGAAGAGGGTCCAGTGTCTGCAACCGTTATTTATTTTTAATAACGCATAATACAAAAGAGAAAAATGATATTAATATATTAATATCATTTTATTGATTGATGTGAAACATAATCAATCAATAAAATGGAATGAGAATAACATTAATGAATATACATTCATTAATTGCTCTTCTCAGAGCAATCACTGAATGTCATTTTATTTAAGAAAAAGAAAAGAAAATTAATAATATTATTTATTCATTAACATTCATAAATAAGATTATTAATAAAAGAAAAGAAAAATGAATTTATTCTCATTTATTTTTATTTTTTACATAGTATAACCTAACGGTTACTAATCTTTTTTATTGTTTAAATTTTACTACGTAAAAGTTTACTCTAAAGAGTTGAATTCTTTGAGAAAGAAAACTTAAAAAGAAATCTCTAAAAAGAAAGTTATTCTCATTTAGTATAAGAATATTCCGCCGATTTTACGTATATGTAAAAGAAAGAGTTTGTCTCATGTAACTAAGTATATTGCGGCGGCGGCGAAGCTTATTTAAGTATAGGCTAACAAATAGTATATGTGTAAACTTTAGTGAATATTTAACATGGTACTTAAATTTCATAAGAATTTCCTATTTAATTACAATACACTTCCTAAATAAGAATATACTTTGTATTCATTTTCCCACTATATTCTAAAATATTTTAATATTATTTTATTATCACTTTGGTATATTCTTATTTAACATAACACAACAAGTTAGCAATCTATAGAAACGAAATGCTACATTATGTCTTTCATTGACATCGGGGTTTAAAATAAGAATTTGGATATTATTTTCTTGCATTTTAAACACCTCCTAATAGAATTTTAGCTTAATGATTTGCTATCGTTTACACAAACCTCTATCATTTATTAAGATACATCAATTAATAAGTGATAGAAAGTTATTTTATTTTTTCCGCAAATTATAAAGGAGGTTATTATGGGTCAAGTACTTGATAAACTTATGGGTGTAGCATCACAAAGTAAGCTTGGTGCTCTTGATAAACATATTGAACTTGCAAATGAAGATGCAAGAAGTGAACTTAAAGCATTTGAGAAAGCAGAAGGGTTTTTTGCAACTCCGTATTTCTTATATGTAGATATAGGAGGAGTTAAGTTTCGTGGAGGAGATAAAGACCTTATTAATATTATGATAGAAGAGGATTTTATCGGAAACGATTTTCCAGTTAGAATACTTAGTATTACATGTAGAGATGAGAAGTTTCATAGAATGCTTAATACTCAGAAAGTAGATGTAGGGAAGTTTAAAGGACTTTATAAAGTTATGATAAACTATGATATGCAACTTAATAAAGGAAATAGTAATGAGCCTATACTTCCAGGAATGTATAGAGGGTTTTTGATAGAAACAGAAACTGGAACTGAAGAAGGTAAAGAAAATGAACCTAGTACAACACTTGATGAAGAATTTAGAGCACATTTTAAAACGTTTTCTATGTATATATTTCAAACTTCAGAGTTAACGTTTAATACTAGATTTCCTAAAAATACTCATATTCCAGTGGGAGCAACTCCGATGGATATATTTGTAAAACTATTTAGTGAATATAATCCAGATATGAAATGTGTTATATCTCCGTTTGAGAATAATAAACCAATAAAAACATTTCCACCTATAGCAAATATGCCGTTTCTTGATGTAGTTGATTTACTTGATAAGGAAATAGGGTTTTATAGAACTAAATACTTCTATTATATTTATAGAGGTTTATTCTGCTTTATGAATACAGATACAAATCATAATATAATAGTAGAGGACTATAATAACACGTTTACTATATATCCAGTAAGGTCAGAATACGATTTTAAAGGGTATAAGATAGTACAAATAAGTCCAAGGTCGTTTGGTGTTACCATAAAAGCAGATGATATTAAGATTCAAACAGATGTAGGACTTTCGTTTGTTAAAACTGAGGTATTTGTGAATGCATCATCACAAATTACAAATACAGAATACGATATATCAAGAGAGCAAGATACTACTAAGAAAACAACAGATGAAGAAACACTTCCAAAAGATGGAAATATTAAATATGAAACCATTGAGCTTTTAATTGAAGGATTTGTAGATGATAAATTCTCTCCTTTTACAGTTATTATATATCCAGATTCTCAGCAAGGAAGACGTGAGTTTAGACTTATGGGAGTTAAAACTGTGATAAGTAGTGGAGATTATTCTTATACTAGACTTAAAGGATTTAGAATACAAGATGAAATAGGACAGCAAGGAGATACAGAAACAGCAAGCGATGCAGCTCTTGAGGATTTACATAAAAACTCTCCAGTAGGTAAGAAAACAGGAGATATGGTTGGTAAGGCACTGTCTAAAAACCTAGGTGCAATGAAGGGAATGACTAAAGCTTTTAAAGCTAAAAAACTTAATGCACTTTTACCTAAAAATAAATAACAAGTTTTGAATGTAAGAGGACTATTAGACTTTATTGCACGTTTAGCTAATATAAATCTTACAACATTAGAGAACATCAAGTTTAAATACCACTACGGAAAAATCGGCAATTAATATAATAGTAAATTATCTATCCATATATTGCATGAAATAAAATCAAATATAAATATAGTGTTATTGACCAAAATACTTAATTAGGTATTTATCTTGATGTTCTTATCTAAAAGCTTATTTATCAACTATTATAAATTATAATGTGAATCAAATCAAATAACATTCTTAATTCTTGCATGCGATATAAGAGTGTTAAAATAAATTTTTATGGAGGTAGTACTATGAACAAAGCTGCAGCAATCGGGCCAAGCCAATGGGCTTACGCTCAAGAAGAATTCAAAAAGACAGTAACTGGGGAATCTTTTATATACCCAATTGCTTACACAGGTGATGGAACTCCTTATATGGACAGACAAAACCTAGAAGAAACTGGAAAGACTGAAGAAGTGGATATTGAGCTTCCTGCTAAAGACAAGGATGGTAAAGATTGTAAATTTACTGTTAAAATGACTTTAGCTGAATACAAGTATATTCCAGTAAAAGGAGACCCAGTTAAAATGTGGTTCCCTATAGCACCAGAACAAAAGTCTTTACAAAAATTACTTGAACAAAATATGCAAATCCAAAAACTTGCACTTGCAATGAGAACATATGTGGATATTACATTAGGAACTAACCCAGCTGTTCTTAACTCAGGAATTCCTGAAATTGGACTTGCACATGCACTTGCGTTGACTGGTAATGAAATTACTAAAGAAGTTGAAAATACAATGCTTGCAAACTTCAGAGGTAGTTTATCACCTACTGAAGCTAATAAAGAAATTCAAAATATTAGCTCTAAAATCAATAAGAACTACATCAATGCTCAATATAATGTAATTTCTACAAAGAAATACATTAAAGCAATTGAAAATGTAGTTAAGATATTCAAGGAAAAGAATATTGACTTGGTAGGAAGTTATACTTCAATAGCTTCTAGAAATCCTGTATTAGAATCTAGTGATATGAACCCAACTGTGGTTATAGAAAAGACTGGACAAAATATAGAAGGAATCCAAACAAATAATAGAATTACAACTGGGGATTCTAAGAAAGTAGACTTATTCTAATTCATCATATCTTAAAATACTTTATACCAGACTTAGATTTAATTATCTAGGTTTGGTATAGAGGTCTTATTTTTTTTCGCATTTTTATCCTTCGTAAAGTCTTCAAAATATAGTATTTCTAACTGTTTTAATGAATATATATAATAAAGTGTAATAATCAATTAATGGTTATTATTAATATATTATAAAATAACTTTAGGAGGTAATTAATATGGAAAACAAAAAGGATGGAATTTTAGAAGTATTAAATGAACAAGGAGTTAAATCAGAAGATAAAATAGTTAAGTGGGCAACTTATGCCACTGCTGCTATTACTGTCGGAGCTATTGGGTATGCCATTTATAAAGGTATATCTAATGCAAATCAAATAAGTCAAATAAATAATAGACTTAGTGAATTGGAGCTAAAAGGAGCTCCATCAGATGATGTTGTAGATATCTAGTCTACAACATTAAAAGAATAGTTTGAAATATAACTATTCTTTTTTTCGTCTTTAATTGATACAATTCCTAGTCTTATAAAAATAAAAGAGCTTAGGAGGGATTTTAAACATGAGTTATGTAAATGGTTTACTTACTAAAGGCAAATATGTAAAATCTGATACACTTATTATTATGATACATTCAAAAACAGAAGGTGAAGAATTACCAAAACATATTTATTATGGGTATTTTAATGCAAATGTATTCTATAAAAGGATAAAGAAGTTCAATGTTCATTTTAATATACTTAATAAAAAAGAGGACCAAATAATATATCCAAATGATATTACAAATATTATAGATTTACAAATGGGTAAATATAAGAACATAAAGATACTTACTTATTCAAAAGATATCTACAATGCTGTAATAAAATCACAAGATACATTAAAAGAATATTCTAAATATGATGAACCTGTAAATATATCTTTTGAGTACATAGGAAAATCTATTCATTCAGATTATGAATTCTCTATTCCGTCTACTATTTTTTTCTTATACGAAAAAGATAATGATAAACTTATAGAGGAATTCTGTAGTAGAACATTTCATGTATATGGATGTGAAGGATATAAAGATGAAGAAGATAAAATAGTTCCATATATGAATGATTATGCTAGATATAAAGCACCATCTAATAATTTCAAATACTCATTTATGGGTGGATATTGGGGATATGATTGGACAAAAGATAAATCAGAAGATGAGCTAGAGATATCTGAAAATTATGCACTTGATATTATGTGGAAAACACAAGAGTTAAAACATTTAAATCCTATGAAATGGAATGCTGAGAGAGTTGAGGTGATAAAACATGATGTGGAAGAAGATACTAACAAATAATACTAACAAATATTACTTTACAGTTCAAAATATATCTGTAATACCAAACTCTAAAGTATATTTAAAAATAAAAGATACAGATACTCCACCTACTGATACAAATGGAGCTATAATTTTAACTTCTAAAAACTATCTATCTTCTGTACTTCCTACTAATTCTTATATGTATGTAGCTGAAGAAAATGGAGGTCTTGCAGGTGCTATAGTTTCTGAAGTTATAAATCAAACTAATTTCAATATTCAAACAGTACATGAAGATAAGGTACTTACTACTGTACCTACAGTAGTAAGTATACCAAAAGGAGCACTCTTTGTACTTCAGAATAAATCAGAAAATGATATCCAATATAAAGTATCAAATCAATCTGGAAGAGGAGTACTTGTAAAGAATCAAATATTTGCAATAGCATTTGCAAGAGATACTAAAGTTACTGTAACTGGAACTGCTGGCGATACATTTACCTACATAATAACTGCATCTGTTAATATGACAGTTTTAGATGATCAGTTACAAGAAGACATAAACTACATAAAAGCTCATTTAAAAACAGTAAATACAAAGTATATTACAATAGATGCACTAGAACAAGTTTATTCTCAACTTGGAAGAGGTTCATTTACAGATGAACTTGAAATAAATGGAAATAACACAGTAGAACATACATTTGATACAGTTAAGCTAAATCCAGTAGATAAAACTATAACTAAAATAAATGATAGGTCTGTAGTAGAAGTAGTAGGAGATATAACTTTTACAAATAGAGCTTTATCTAAAACAGATAAAACTGCATTTAGTTTCACTGTAAGTACGGACCCAGAAGATAACTCTATAAATGATATTTTTATTGCAAATAAAGCAATAAGAAATCATATAGAAAAAATATACATAAGAAGAAATACAGAAAAAGATAAACTTCAATTAGTTCTAGTAACAAGTCATAATTTTGAATCTAGTGGTAAATTTAGAATAAGAATAGATGGATATAAACTTCTAAAAGAAAATAATCCTCTTGACCAAACAGCTGCTACACAAGAAGTTATTTATAAACACGATAACTTAGAATTCTATTCAGACGAAGATAGAGCTGAGATACATTCTAATTTAGTTGAGAATGTAAATCCTAGTTTATTTAAAGTCGATAACTTTAACTTTAATTATGATGATTCAACAGCAATAAAACTTGTATTTAAAACTAAAGACCCAACTACTCCACCTGCTTCTCCAACTGAGATAGATGGATTTATAGTAGAATTCAACGAATCAAATGGAGAACTGTTTTTGTATATTCATAATAAACTAAGAAGTAATATTGCTGTAAATAAAAGAATAGATAGAATATTTACTATTGGTAAAAAACGTGGACTTAGTATGACTGTTCCTGTGTGGTTATTTACTAAGATAAATGAAAAACCTATCTTAGTTCCAGATGCAAATTATATAAAGTACAAAGTTCCACTTCATGAATACGTAGATATAAATAAAGGCTATGGTTTTTATAAAACATTCTTTAAGAATATTTATGATAGACTTATGGCATCAAAAGATGAACCTGAGCTTATAAATGAATGTGCTTTATGTATACATTATATTTAATAAAATATCCCGATATAAGAAATAATCTTATGTCGGGATTTACTTTTATTTTATCCCGAATTTTGACAATTGAATATAAACTAAAAGGAGGAATTAATATGTATTTTAACATAACTAAATCTTTTTTCTCTAGTAAACCACAAAATGAAGTTGTGGGAATGGAAGCAAGGTCTATACTTAAAGATAGTAATATTCGTATGCTTGGTAAGACTCAAGTTTTCGTAGGAGAAAAATCATCAACTGAAGTATCTCTTGTATTTTCTATGTGTAAATCAATGGATGAATCACTTCAGTTATATAAAGATATTAAAACAAGAAAATCACCTCTTCTTATAGCTAAAATGAGAAGATATTATGTTCCTAGAAGAATAGTAGCTCCGATAGGAATTAAAACATTAAGACTTGATAATGCTAAAAATATTAGATATATTATAGCTCAAAGGCAATCATATTCTCTTCAAAGTATTATATCAAATGAATCTCTTATACAAGCAGATTCTATTTTCTATGATATGTCTACACTTACAAAACTTATAGAAAATAATACACTTGATAAAAATATGAAACTTACAACTAAAATAAGACAAGCTTGTTTAGAACTTTATAAATCAAGAATAGAAGCTTTTACTCCTGAACAAACAGGAAAAGACTTTTATAAATTTAGAATACTTTATTTTAAAGGTCCTTTTCTAAAAGATACAGGAATAAGAACTTCTATAATACTTACACAACTTATGAGGAATTTTTCTCCGCTTCTTCTTTTCCTAGAATGGATGGCAACTGACATGATGGGATTTAAAGAATGGATGAGAAAGTTTGGAGTTGTACTTCTATTTGATAATGGAAAAGGAAGTTCAATGAGTTTAGTATTTAATGATACTTTCCTAAGAAGTAAAAACTTCAATTTAAGATTTATACTAGCTAAACTTCATGTACTTGATGGTAAAGATGTTCGTGAAGTTGAGAATATGATGGAAGATGATTTAAATACTGAAATAAATGACGCTGAAAATTTTGCTGGTTCAGATGACATAGAGGATTCTGAGCAAGATATAAGAAAAGCTGAAAAAACTATTCTTAAAGATAAATCGCTTCCAGAAGAAGATATAAGTGATTTAAATGAAGAAGTTTATGATGATAAAGTTAATCTTGAAATATTTGATGAAGCTGAAGATACAAACATTGAAGAAGATGAAGATAAATTAACTGAAGAAACACTTCGTAATATAAATGAAGTTGATGAAGATTTAGATGATGAAATAGTACAAATTGCTCAAGAAGTAGAAGATAACAAAATAGTTAAAAGAGATAAATCACATGAAAAGTACTTTGATGAAATAGTTGATAAAAAAGAAGCTACTCAAATGGAAAAAGCTCTATCTTTGCAGGAAGTACATAACTACACAAATCTTAAAAAGGCAGTAGAAACACCAGAAGTTAAAAAACTTAGAAGAAAGTTAGTTGCTTCATCTAAAACACCTAAAGAAATAGCAAGTGATGTTAAAAAACATATTCTTAAAGTTGAAGATGTAAATATAGACCCAGAATCAGATTATTCAAAGAATATGATTAATACTTACACTAAATCATATAAGACTGATTTTAAAGAAGATGACTTCCATAACATAGTTAAAAATCCTATGAAATATACTTATCCTGCACTTCTTACAGATGTACAAAGCAAAGATATTTCAGATAGAGAATTTATGGGAACACTTAAAACATTTAAATATCAAACACATAATGGACAAGAACTAGAATTTAAACTTCAAGTTCCAGAAACTACAGAAGATGGACGTATATTTATAGGAGGTTCTTATAAGCGTATAAGTTTTCAAAATGCTGCAAAACCAGTTATTAAATCAGGAGAAAATGTAATTATAACTACTTCTGGTGGTAAAAAGATGATATGTTCTATTCAAGGTTCATTTGCATCTATGGAAGAGAAATCTGTTGTAATTGCTCTAAAGAAACTGTCTGAACTTACAAAAGATATTAAAGTTAAAACTACTAAAGATTTAGGAGATTTTATATATCATAATAGAGTATCATACTCACTTATACAACTTAATAAATATTTTACATCTATAAGAACAGAAAATGTAGATATAGATTTTCGTGGATATAAAAAAGATGGAAATAAAACATACATGGGACATATAGGAACTACTCTTGTATATCATGACCCAGAAAAAGACACTATGTGGGTTAATGTAAATGGACACAAAAGAGAAGCAGGTTCTATGAAGTTTATATTATCTCTTTTACAAGAACTATATGGAGATGATGCTAAAAAAGCTATAACATCTGCACAAAATGTAACTCATACTAGAATAAACGGAGCTTATGCAAGAGTAATGGGAAGAGAAGTACCAATTATACTTATTCTTATGATAGCATGTCCTTTATTTACAAAAGATGGAACAGACGGACTTCTAAATATACTAAGAGATACACTAGGACTTGAGTATAAAGTAGTTAATTCTAAAAATATGGCTGCAGATAAAAAACCTAGTACTAACAGAGTATATGGAGTTTTAGAGCTTCAGGATTATTATATTCTTATAAAGTATAACTCTGTTACAGCAGAACTACTTTTATCTCCACTTCTTGAAATGGATTTTACACAATATAATAAACTTGATATAAATGTAATAATGCAAGATTATATTAAGAACTCTAATACTACTTTATATATAGAAAACTTCGTAGAGGATTTCTTAGACCCTATAACAGAAAGGATATGCTCTGTATATGGAATACCATCTGATTTCATAGGACTTATGTTATATGCTGTATCTTTATTTACAGATTATAAAACATATACTTCTTCTGATATAAGAAACTATCGTATTATAGGTCCAGATGAAGTTATAAATAGATGCTTATATCAAGTTATATCAGATGCATTTGCAGCATCTAATGCTAAAGTAAAACGTGGTTCAAGACCAGATGTTAAAATATCACCAGATGCACTTGTACAAACTATAAATAAGCTTACATCTAAAGTTGAAAGTAATGACTTATCTCCAATAAGAACAGTAATGCAACGTACTGAAGTATCATTTAAAGGACATGGAGGTATAAATGATGAAAGGTCATATACACAAGATAGAAGACTATTTGCTGAACATAATGTTGGAACCGAAACAAGGTCTACACCTTATTCTGCAACAGCAGGTATAAAGAAATTCGTTCCATTTAATCCTGTTATAGCTGATGCAACTGGTACTTATAATTCTGCTACTCCTGAAGAAGCAGTTAAGGATTTCAATCCATCTAATATGTATTCATTTGTAGAATCTCTTGTTCCATATATAGATTCAGACCATATCAACAGAGTAATTATGGTTTCTGGTCAATTTGGACATATCCTACCTATAGAAGAAGCCGATACTTGTCCTATAAGTACACATGCAGATGAAGCAGCTTTATATATGACACCACAATTTGCATACTTTGCTAAAATGGATGGTAAAGTTAAAGATGTTAATGATGACTATATAGTGATAGAGTACAAAGATAAATCATGTGAAGGTGTTAAACTTGAAGATATAAATCGTAACTCTGATAAAGGTTATTATTTAAGAAACGATTTTACTCTTTCTAAAGGTTATAAAATTGGAGATGTAATTAAAAAAGGAGACCTTGTAGCATTTAATAAAAACTTCTATAAGAAAAAGAATAATGGTAAAATAGGACTTGCATTTTCATCATTACAGCACGTAGCTATTATGGACCATCAGTTATGTTGGGAAGATAGTTGTGTTATATTTGAAAAACTTTCTAAAGCTGTTGCAACTCCACTTGCTAAGAGGGTAGCTCGGACAATTGACCTGAACAGTACGATATCTGACCCATTGACTGATATATACTCTGAGGTAGATGCTGGTACTACACTTCTTAAATACTCTCAACTTTCAGATGATGAAACTATCAACTCAATTTTTAGTAATGCAGACTCACTTATACAAGAAGAAATGCATGCAAAATATAAAGGAAAGATAGTTGACATAAGAGTTTATTATAGAATGAAGAAAGATACTATTATGAGTGATTCTGTAAAGAAATTCTTAAGGGATGTTACACAAAAACAAAGATTACAAAAGAACACAAAGTCACTAGATAGTGTTACTTCAAACTTTAATAAAGTAAACTTATCTGGAGAACCACAACTTCTAACAAGTGGAAGATACTCAAAAATCAACGGAGATACTATTGAGGATGGAAAAATGCTTGTTGAATATTACATTGCTGTAAAAGATAATGCTGGTTCTGCTGATAAGATAGTTCTTGACAGGTCTCTTAAAGCAGAAATATCAACAGTTTTACCAGACAGATTAAGACCAGAAGGTACACTTACTGGAAGAAGACCCACACTTATATTCTCAAACTACAGTGAGCTTAATCGTATGACATCTGGACTTAATAAACATGGTATGATACTTGCAATACTTGCAGATATTGCTATAAGAGCTAGAATAATGTTAAATAAGAAGCCAGAACCAGATAGTCTACTTGACTATAAATCTAATATGGATATGGTAGAAGGAAAAATAGGTTTTAAATAAAATAAAGGAGGATTAATTTAATGAATGAAGTTGATTTAGAAAAACTAAGTGACTGTGAAGCAGATAAGGCACTAGAATCTATGTTTGGAGGGGAATCTGAATACGTATCTTCTGTAGAATCTTTTTTCGGATTTGAATCTGCTTATTTAAATGATGGAATACTTCCGTCTATAGGTAGAGCACTTAGAAATGCTACTACTTTTAGAGATATGACTAAACTTAAAAACATGATGGATGATATAAGAGCTATGAGTATAGATAAAATATCTCAAAATCCATCAAATGTACAAATTAGTTATGAATATTTCCAAAAGCTTGTAAATCTTGCTAAGCTTAGAGTTAAGAATTTTCCTGAAATAGAAAAGTTGTCAAAAGAATTACTTAAAGATTACGATGCTTTTGCAAGAGATGATAAAATGATAGATGTACTAGGTGCATCATTTCAAGGTAATATAGGTAGTTTTAAATCTATTATATTATCTGGTTTAGGAGTTATTGCATCATCTGCAGCTATAAGTAAATTAGTTGGGCTTTCTATGGCACCAGGTGTTACAATTTTAGGACAAGTTGTATTTGGATTATCAGCTGGAGTAGCCTCTTATATATTTGCTATATCTGTAGTATTCTTTGCACTTTCATTATCTATGAAGTTTAGTTCAAATCCAGTAGAAGAAACATCAGTTAAAGCAAATTTAGATGAATGCAAAAAAAGACTTAAAGGTTTACTTGATAAAGGTCTTAACATAGTTAAAAAAGTATCAGGAGTAAGTCCTCAATCTAAAAATATAACACAAGATTTAGAAGCTATAGCTGAAAGACAAGGAGTATTCTCTATAAATCAATTTATTAAGCAAACTAAAGTAAGACAAAGTGTTACATATGAACAAAAAGTTAAAATAGTTCAAGAACTTAAAGAGATGGCTAAGAATGAAGAAGCTATTAAGAAATCACTTGAAACATCAGATGTTAAAAAGATGTTAAAAGAATTTAACTCTATAATAAAAGGATTTAAAAGATGTGGACTTGATTTCTCAGAACTTGAACAACAAATATCAAATGGTGTTGAAATACTTAAATACATAGTACTAGTAAATGATACTATGATACAAGCATTACAACAAGTAATGATAGATGCTAAGAAATACTAATAGTTACAAGAATTAACATCACGAGTGTTTTTTTTTTGTTACTCATGAAAAAGGAGTGATAAGATTATGAAATTTGGTTATACACTTGCAGGTTTTGAAAGTTTAAATAATCTTGAAGCAAGTAATATAAACTATGCAAAAAGTGATTTAGAATCATTAACATCAAGATTAGAGGCAGAAACATATGAAATTGCTATGTTTGAATCTCTTGATGAATTTAGAAGAAATGAAGTTGAGTCTAAGATAGCACTTGATTTCTCTGTAGGAACAGAAGCTGAAGGAACTATAGTAGATAAAGTTTCTGATAAACCTTGGTATAAAAAGCTTTGGGAAAAAATAAAAGCTATGTTTAAAGCAATTGGAGAGTTCTTTATGAACTTCTTTAGATGGATAGGAAGAAAATTAGGTATTATTAAAGAAGGAATAAGAACTAAATATATTCTTTTCTTAGCAAGACATGCTTGGGCAAAGAAAGCAGTTGATTTTATACTTAGAAAGAAACCTAATGGAGATATAACAGATGCTGATATTGAAGAAGGAACTGCACAAACTGAAGCTGAAATAGTAAAAGAAATACAAGCAAATAGAGTAGGTTTTGAATCTGAAGAATTTGTTGGAACAGAAGGACTTGCTATATGGAAAGCTATATCTGGATTCTTTAGTGGACTTAAAAAGAAAGTAGTTAACTATATTAAAGGACTTGTAAATAAATATAGAACTCCTGATGAACTTAAAAGAGCAGCAGGAGCTATGAGAGTAGCACAGGTTATGTTTGCTGAAAATGGAGGTAGAACTTCAACAGTAGATGTTCTTGATATACTTAAAAGAACTAACCCATATCAAGCTACTACAAGTGGAGGAAATATTAAAAGCTTAATAAACTATTTAAGAAGTTATACAAGTGTAATAGCTATAATGCAACAAGATAAAGCTGCTGCACAAGAGTTAAGTGAAAGCAAAGACTATGATAATGAAGCTATGATAGAACAAACTATGCTTACTGCTAAAAGAGTTCTATCTGTCGGAGATGATAAGTTATTCTCTATTCACTATAATGAAGTATCTCAATATACAGTATATGATGCATACAAAGATAGTCAGTTTGAATATCTTCAAAAATTCTTAGATATGTTTAATGAACTTGCAAATACTTTCTCTAAAAACTTTGAAAGTCAATATAAATATATAAAAGATATTTTAGATAGAGGAGATGCTGCTGATTCAGAACTACTTAAAGGTTTCTTAGAAAATAGAGATGATAAAGTAAGACTTGAAAAAGCAAAAGATATATTATCTATGTTAAGAGATTGTGGAACTAAACTTTCTAATATCTCTAGAAAGCTTATAGCTTCTGTATCTGAAATAGAATCTTATATATCTAAAGAAGATAAAGATGCTCCAGAAAAAGTAGTTATGTCTTCTGGAGAAATTTAAGGAGGTAAATAATGAAATTTGATTTCAGTCTAAATGGACTTGAAAACATTACTTCGTTTAAACCCAAAGAAGATAAACTTTTTGCACTTGAATCAGTTGAGTCAGAGCTTTTAGGCTTTGACTCTGAGGTTCAAATGTCTGAAGCTCAATCAGGGTTTGAAGGAATATACTTTGATGCATCTATGATGGTATCAGGAATGGAAGCATTATTTAGAAGAAAGAAAAAGGAAGAAAAGAAAGAAGAAAAAGAAGCTCCTAAAGAAAAACAAGGAATATTTAAACGTATCTGGGCTGCTATAAAAGCTTTATTTAGTAAATTAGCTGGTTATGGAAGAGCAGTGTGGAAATGGTTTAGAACCAAAATAGGTAATGCATTTGGAAAAGTTAAAGCTGGATTTATAGCAATTATATGTAAAGTTTCTTGGCTTAAAAAACTTTGTGACTGGGTTTCTGATAAGTTTAAAGGTAAAAAACTTGCTGAAGTTCCAGATGATGAAGTAGCCAAATATGCAGATGCAATTGCAAAGAATGATATGCAAGAAGTACAAAGATTAAATAGAGATAAAAAGATTGCTAACTGGGGTGCAGGACCAGAATCTGTTGATTATATTGGAACTGAAGGTATAATTGATTTCTTTAAAAGTATATGGGAATCTATAAAGAACTGGGTTATAAGAGTATTTACTGGTAAGAAAAAAGATTTAGTTAAAAAAGACCCAGAAGTTCAAGCACAAGAAATGAGAACTAATATGCAAAACTATACAAAAGTTCCTAAATTTGTAATAAATGTTGGGAATACAGCAAGAGTACTTGATACACTTAAAAAGAAACTAACACAAATATCTTCACTTGATACAGAACAAAACCCAAGAGGTGGAGTATGGATGCTTAACTATTGTGTACTTCTTGGATATTCTATTGAGGCATTTAATAATGGAAATAATAATTTAAAAGAAACTGGTTCTAGTAATAAACAAGAGTTTACATACGAAGAAGTTAACAAAGTTATTCAATTGATAACAGATAGATACATAACTAATTATGTATTAGAAAGAGATAAACTTCTTCCTGTTGCACCAGAAGGAGATACAAGACCAGAAGAATTTAAAACTACGAATATAGTTGATTTATTTATAGCAAAAGGATTTGATTCCGTCTTTAAATACTTTGACTGTATTGAGCAAGCTGCTGAATGGAATGATAAAATATTTAATACAGATTTTGCAATGTATGAAAAACTTATACAAAAAGACCCAGAAATAATGTTACCTTACTTTGCAGCAGACTTTCCAGACCAAGAAAAAAGACAGCAACTTCTTATGAGTGTTATAAGACTTAATCAGCAACTTCTTAAGAAATTTGTTGACTGTTCTAAGCAAGTAATAACACTTGTAAAGAAATGGCAAGTAGACTGGAATAAAGTACAAGATAACTTAATTATAGCAGAATTACAAAAAGATGTAAAAGAACAGTTTGGAGAAGACTAATCTAAATATAAACCCGAATAGTATTAATCTACTATTCGGGTATCTTCCTTTTTTATACCCATAAGTTGGAAACAACTTTGCCGTTTAATTTATATAATCCAGGAGGTAATAATAGATGGAAGAAAAAGAAAAAAGTCCACAAGAAAATAATGAACTTGTAAAATCTAGTCTTGATAATACTGTAAAAGCAGTTGAAAGAAACCTAGAAAATGTGGATAATGTTATAAAAGAAAGAAACGAACATATAACTAAAATGCCTGATACTGTTCTTAAAAATCTTGACCCAAATGAACTCAATATAACGTCAAGAAATATAAATTTAGATACAGGTACTCTATTTACATTTAAAGATTTAAAAAAAGGAAGACTATCTGGATATAGTCTAGAAGATGAACTAGCAGACGGAATAACAGCTGCAGCTGCAACACTTAACTCATTTATGCCTAATGGTAACCATGCATTTATTCGTATGGTTGACCAAAATATATATCTTGGAGAAAACTTCCCAGCATTAGAAGAATCATTACAACTTTTTATAGATAGTTGTGTAAATGGTTCTTATACAGGAGACCCACTTGCATCATCTAAAACTCCGTTTAAATATTATGATAAATCTGGAGCAGAAATAACAGATGTTAATGATATTGCAAGATTTAATGAACTTCTTATGCCTACAAGAGCAAACTCTGTAAACCTAGAAAGTTTTTTTGATATAGAAGTAAATATAAGAAAGCGTGAAAGACGTGATGGTATGGCTCTTGTAAGATATGTACAGTTTAGAAAGGTATTAAAAGAACTATATATTAAATTCTTACTTAAGAAAACTAAAGTAAATAAAACTCTTAAGAAAGAAAAGATAGTAAGAATAGCTAAGCTTCCTGATGTTATACCAAGACCTGAAAAGCCACATCAAAAAGGATTTGAAACTACTACTTTATTTGCAAGTCAAGGTATATACATGACTGAAAATCATCTTAAGAAGTTTGGTTATACATCTGAGCAAATAAGTGGATTTGAATCTTTAGTAGAAACAAAGGTTGATAGAGTAACTGAACTTTCTGCTAAATCAAAAAGATATGAATATGAACTTACAAGATTTGCAAATGAATCTTTTATGGATTTTGTTGAACGTTATGTAACGGGTGGAACTGAAAAACTACTTGATTACAGGTCTAAAACTGTACACGGAAGTCGTGATGCAGATGGAACACCACTTATAAAGAATATGACATATGGTATTTCTACAGATGCAGGGAGATTTTCAGATGAAACAGCAAATGAAATACTTGGTGCACTAAGAGATAGCTATGCTGGACTACATACTATATCAACGTTTGGTACAGAATCAGCAAATAGTGAGTTTATAGGAATAGAATCAGTACTTGAAAATAATGATATATTAGATAGAATATCATTTGATGATATCTATAATACACAATTTCCTGATAATTTTAATATAAACCATATATCAAGAGGTTTTGAATCTACTGAAGATGGATTTATAAATAAACCTTATATAGAAAACGAAGTACAACAGTTATTCTATGATACTGCAATACTTCTTGATATAGATTATAAGCAAATAGGTATGGAAACATTTGAAGTAGGAACTATGCCAGATGCTGTTGCAAGTAATTATCTTCTTAATCATAGAGACGGAGCTCCAAAACCACCTAGAAAACAAATAATATCTCAAGATAAAGTAAATGATAATGCTATTGCACAAGGAGATAATATAAAAGAACCTGATGAAACTACTGTAAAAGAGCAAATACCTCATGGAAGAATAGAAAAGTTATTTGCTTCTGTTAAAGGAGGAGTAGTTGAAATACTAGATGGACAAAGAGCAATACCTGTTATGCCAGGTAAACGTGTTCTTGGAGCATTCTATATAACACACAGTCATGAACTTATGAGGAATTTACTACTTACAAGACAGTTTATGACTCAACCTCAAGCATTTATGAATCTTGTGGATTCTGAATATGAATATGCTGGTTCTCAAGAAGAACTTGTAGGAAGACTTATATTCTCAGACTACTTAAGACCACTTATAGAAAAAAATATGAGTACAAAGTTCTTACGTGAAAATGCTGATGTTATGTATACTATACAAAAGATAATAGAAGACCAAGATTTATCAAACTCTATGAGTTATTCTGATATAGCAAATTACAATATGGTAAATTTATCTAGAATATCATTTATACCAGCAAGTGAACTACATGTTGCTCGTAATACAAATGAAGGATTTGGTGAAAGCTTCTTCCAAAAAGCAAGAGTTCCAGCTAACTTTAGAATAATAGCAAATGAAGCATACCTTGCATGGGTAATACATGATGGTAAACCTATAAACGTTATTAAAGTACAATCTGGACTTAACGATGGTGGAGGAATGTTTGGTGTTAATAATGCTATGAGACAGTTTGCAGCACATAAAATGACACGTGGTGGATTAAGACGTATTAACGGTCGTGGTCAAAGTATTACAGCTGAAACTATAGTATACCAATCTCAAGGAACTGACGATATAGTACAACATACACAAATACCAGGATATGAACTTAGAATAGAAAAAGATATGATGAGACAATGGGAAACTGAAGCTACATCTATAGTTGGATTTAATTCAGCACTTTTTACATCAGAAGATGGTAGAATAGAACTTGCACGTAAACTTGCAGATTTAGATGAAATACAAACAAGTAAAATATTTCATGAACAAAGACGTAATGCAAGACCTGCAAGTGATAGAGCTACAAGGCTTCTTCATTTAAGAGGTGGAGATGATGTAAAAGACATAACAGTTGAATATTTACCACCATATCTAGTTCGTGATAATAATGTTAAACAAAGTGAAACATTAAAAGAAGTAGGAGATACACTTGAAGCACTTAAGGGTATCTATGAAAGCAAATATGAAGATAATGAACTTTATCAAGAAGTTAAACCTTATATTTGGAATACTATAATGGAAAGAATGAACGTTTCAGATGTACTTGTTACAGGTAGTGATGAGATACTTGATGAAGCAAAGAGAAAAAAAGAAGCAACAGAATCTATGATGGCAAAAGAAACAAAATAAAAAATAAAATCTCCTATACTCATATGTTTGGGTATAGGAGAGAACATTTATTTTTTACCCCAGTATTTCATTATATACCTATAGAATGTGTCAGCGTTAATAACTAAACATACTCCAAATACAACCCATAATAAAACTTTAATAATAATGTAGATAGACATTTATTATTTACCCCCTTTCTTTTTAAATAATACATACTCACATAACATCCAAACTCCAACCCACCCTAGTTTTCCGAAGAATCCTAGAGTTATCCCAAAAGCTAAAAACAAACTACCAATAAATGAAAAATAACAGAATAACATAAATAAGATTAAAGCTAAAAGAAATACTAAATAATCATTCATAAATAAAACCTCCTAATAAATTATATTACACCTTATCATATATACCTATAAAATCAACAACAAGTACCCCAATTTGAAACAATTTTACCCGTTTATTTAATTAATTTATAAAGGAGGTTATCCTATTGAAAACTGATTATTTAGTAATAAAGAAAGAAGAACTAATTGGAATTCTTAAAGAAGTATTAATGCAATCAGAGATAAAATTGCACCCGTCAACTGATATATCAACTATTATGGATGGTATAAATTCTATTAATACTACTTTAAAATCAATTAAAAGTAGACTTACCAATCTAGAAAATACTAAATACTACTCTGGAAATTATGATACATTCTACTTTAAAGTTCCAACTAGTACTTTACCTAAAGAATTAGAAATAAGAGTATCTTATAATTTTAAAGATAATTCTAAACCTACTGAAAAGCTTACATCTGTTTCTGCTTTTTATATAAGTAAAAGTTTTATAGAAGGAAATAGTAATACTGGAGTTTTAAATTTAGGTACAAATAAAGTAGGAATAAGTTATCTAGGTTCTATAGTATTTGAACTTGTAAAAGATACACATAATAATTACTATTATATTAAAATGAGTATAGGAAATAAGAAATCATCTGGAATAACCATTGAAAGTATGAATGTATGGAGTTATTCACAAAATCCAGATTGGGTTTTATATCCAGAATCTCAACTAACAAGTATACTTCCTAATCTTACAACACAAGTTAAAAAGGAAGCAGAGTTAGAGTCTGATACACTAAGAAGAGAAGTTCCAGATATGGATAAACTTGTGCGTTCTGACGATTACTCATTTATTAAGTCTTTAACACAAGCTCAATTTGATAATATGAAACAGAATGAAACACTTCAAGAAGGAGTACTCTATACAACAGATAAAATAGAAGAGGATTAGAATTCAAGGAGGATTATAATATGGAAGAAGTTAAAGTAATATCTTTAGAAGAAGTAGAAGCTCTTAAAGCTAAAATAAAAGCTGAGAATGATGCTTACCTTGCTGAACAAGAGGCACAGAAAAGAAAGCAAGGATTTGTGTCTGGTGTAAAATATGGATATGTTAAAGAAGATTATATAAGTGCGATGTATCAACAAGATACACAAAATGAACCATTTAGATATGGAGAAGTAAGATATAATACTTATAGAACTCTTTTTAATAAAGAAAAGAATGCATATAGAATAATAGATAATCTTATGCTACCACCACCTGCACAAAGACTTGATTGGAAAATACTAGAAGAAACACTTCTTAGAAATACACAATATGTAATACAAAGTTATATTCAAAGTTCATCAAGTCTTGATGTATCTGCATATGCTTATACTACGAAAGAGCAACTTATAGACATGAAGTATCAAATGGGAAGAATCTATAACTCTCTTGATGATATTGCAACTATAATAGTTAGTGCTACATCAAACTTTATACTTGCACAACTTATGTTTTATATAGACAGAAGTCACATTTTCTTACACATAAAAGAAAATGTATTAAGACCAAATGTAAGAAAGTTTATGGAAATAGCAAGAGAAACTCTTATGGACCAAGACTTATCTGAAACTATTGAAGATATAAAAGGAGAACTAAACCATACAGTTGAAGAATATATTCATGCTATGCTTATAGCTGTTGATACTAAAAAGATTCAATCTACTAGAGAAAAGCTTCTAACTTATAGAGATAGATTCTATAAAGATTTAGATGCAGCATTTGCAACGTGTGAATATTTAATGCCTCAATTTATGATTGATTTAGTTCTATTTACAACAAATGCAGAAGAAATACAAGCATATAATAATTATGTAAAGTTCCTAGAAACATATAAGTTATCTCTTACTCTAGAAGCAAATAGAGCAATATTTAGAAAATACTGTAATCCTGACATAGTAGATACTGAGTTTGAAAAGAAACTTAAACACACTATTCAAAAGAGAAATAGTTTTAACGGTATATATTTAGATGATGATAAACTTATAGATGGAATTACATTTGATGAAATGAATATGATTATACGTGCATGTTCTGGAAGACTAGACCCAGATGACAGAGCAATGCTTAATGGAACAAAATATGCAAAAAGAGTATTTGAAATTATAGACCAACATGGAGGAATTAATTATTCTTGGTACTTAAAAGAACACAAACTTGCAAGAAGAGATAATTTCTCTAAAAAAGAAGTTCTATATGAATTTAGAACTGATAAATTTGATATAGATGTAAATGAGGATATAAGAAGATTTCCTGAATTTATCAAAAATTCCTTATATAAAGATGCAGATGTTAGAAAGATTCCTGAATGTTTCATACATCAAACAGGTTATGTAATAAACTCTATGACTAAACCTGAGATAGTAGAAGAACTACTTGTAGCTTATAAAGGAATGGATAAAAAGGAAAAACTTGCACAAAGATTATCTACTATTAATAACTACTTAATACACATAAGAAAGTTTGACCCAGATAGAGTTGACTATCTTCAATCTATATTAAATGACTATGAACATGTTGGTCCAGCAGGTCCTATAAGTAAAGATTATATAGATATAGGAACTAATCCTATAATAGCTAATACAACAGAGGAACTTATTGAAAAACTTGTTATAGTTGAAGGAATGTGGAGAATGTTATGTGAAGCACAAGAGAAACGTAGAAAGAAACTTGCAAAATTAACATATTCAGATTATGACCCTAGTAGTCCTCCTGAAGAAAAGAAAAATGATGTTATTATAGGAGAAGATGGAAATTTCAGATACTCAGATGAAGAATTAGATTATAGAAGAAGCGTAGGAATTCCTGATGATGTAACTATACCTAGAATTCCAGTTAGTAAAGATGAAAGAAATAAGATGTTAGATGCAGAAATAGCAAGACTTAATCCACAAGGTATGTTATTTAGTGGAAATGATATGCATCCTAATATTAACTTCCTAACTAGAGTTACAGATGATATTTACTATGATAAAGGAATGCCTCCTTTAAAACCAATAGTACCAAGAGACCCATCTAAACCAAAATTTGGCTATACAGAAGAGGAACTCAAGGGAATGTTATTTAATAAGTAGAGGTGAAATATATGAGAGTATTTGATATTGACATACCTGCTTATATAAGAGCAGGTAAAGTTGGTATTGTAGATAGTACTAATAAGAAGTCCGAGGGAGGACTGTTCTCTACCAAGATATTTGGAGTAACAGAAAGAGAAAAGGAATCAAGATGTGGAGTAATAAACCTTGGAACTTATGTTATGAGACCATCTATTCTTGATATGTTTCGTAGAGTAGATTCAACTATGTATAAATGCTGTACTGATTTTAAAATGCAGTTTGTTATATATGACGGACTTCTTATGAAATATGACCCAAAAATACATCATGAACTTATGGACATAGGTTCAGGTCCTAAATGGTTATACGACCACTGGGACCAAATAGATAAAAAGAAATATCTTCAAAAGACAGGTCAGTATGCAAATGTTGAACTTAAACGTGTTATGTCAAAACTTAACCGTGACCAAACATTTACTCACCATCAGTGGGTAGGACCTGTATTTATGCGTCAAGAACTTACAGAAGACACAGTAACACAAGATGAACTTAACATATACTTAGAAGATATACTTAAGTATTCCATGATAGTTAATAACTTTGAACAAGGAGCTATTGCACTTCAAAATAAAGTAATGGATTTATTTGACTATCTTGGAGAAAGATTTCTTGGTCCAAATGGAGCAGCAAGAAAGAAAACTATGGCAAGAACAGTAGACTTCTCTTCTCGTACAGTTATGCTTACTAATGTATATAGACATGATGAGATAGGAGAATCTAAAATAGACTGTAGGTCAGCTGGAATGGCAGTACACTTACTTGCTGGAATGTTTTTAGATACAGTTATTAAAAACTCAATAGACTTTATCAAAGACTTATATGATAGAGGATGTTTTGATGACGATGTTACAACTGATATGCTTATAGTTTATGATAAGGAATATCTAAGAGAGCAAATCAAAAAGCTTGAAGACCCACATCATAAGATAACAGGTTTTCCAGCAGTTTGTGCAGACGGAACATTTAGACCACTATCTATTCCAATAGATGTGTGGGACCCACAAACTAAACGTTATGTAACAGAAGATAAAGAACTTTCTTGGCTTGAATTCTTTTATATAGTCTTAGAGAGTTATGCAGATGTTTATAATAAACGTACTGTTAAGATAACTAGATTCCCAACAGACTCAACATTATCAACACAGTATTTAAGACCAGTACCTTTATCTTTATATCCTACATATTTAAAAAAATGTAAAGTATTTGGTGTAGAATATAAAGACTATCCTTATGTAAATGATTTCATTAGAAATAACTATGACCAAAGACTATTTGAGACAGCTACAAGAATAGCTGCTGGAGTAGTAATTGGGTTCAATGGTAAAATGGTTGCCCCTTCTTACAGTAATGTGAGATTGAAAGTGTGTTAAAAGCTGGGAACTCCTAAAGCCTCTATGCCAGTAATGGAGCGTGAGCAGAAATAAGTTAGAGGATGATAACTAGAGTTTAAATGAAAAGGTATAATACCCACTCTAGGTCGATACAATGGAAAATCAGCACTTCTTAAATAGAAGTTCAACGACTATCTCCGAAATGAGAGTACTGGACAAGTGTCTGGGAAAAGCACACACCCAAGAAATTGGGATTGATTTAGTCTAATCATGCATAGTAAATGCCAGATACTATGCACCTTACAGATAACTGTAATGTCTAGTGAAAGCTAGAGAGTCTACTTGAAATAGTAGCACATGAAACTAACGAATTCATGTAATAAAAATAGATCACGATGGCGATGAAACTTCTAATTCTCCTCTTAACTCAAAAGAGGCAGTTGAAGAAGCTCATAGAATTAACGATAGTTTACTTCAGCATTTTACTTATTCTGGTAAGTTTATGAACAAAGTAGGAAAAGATGCTGACCAACTAATGTATACATTTACAAGGGAAAGAAAGAAATATGACCCACCAAAGAAATCGTGGGATAGTAAACATGAATTTATAGATTATATACTTAATCTTAAAGATGGTAAAATATCTATATCAACACTAACTCATTACACATGTGTACAAGAATTAGGAAAAAGACCACTTGTATCATTATATGATGATGTTACATTTAAAAGACTTGGTAAAACATATACTACTACAGTTGGAAGACTTATAATAAATAAAGTAGTATTTGCTTCACTTTGGGATAATAAAGTATGGGATTTAGTACTTACTCCACTATATGGAGATGGAATAGAAAATCTTGTAATTAAAATAAAAGATTATATTATAGAAGATAAAATAACTGACACAAAAGTTTTACAAATGGTACTTGATAGATATACAGAGTTTGGTTTAAGACTTTCAAATCTATATAATGCAAATGTTACAAATAGTATGATTCTGTCAAATGAAGAATTTGATAAGCATAGAGATGAGACACTAAATGCAGTTAAAGAACAAGTTGAAAATGAAAAAGATGTAGAACTTTTAAATAAAACTATAGATGGACTAGTAGAAGATGCTAAAAAAGAGTTTAAAGATGACCCAATGATGGAAATGTATGAGTCTAAAAACTCTGGTAAAATGGATAATCACTTTAGAAACATGAATATAGCAATGGGTGGTCTACCTATGATAGGTGGAGGAACAGCTATTATACTTGATTCACTTGGTGATGGTGTAAAACCAGTCCACTTCCCAGCACTTGCAAACGTTGGAATGGTTGGAGCTATATCAAGAGCAAAACAGACAGCACTTGCTGGAACACTTCTTAAACAAATATCAAACTCAATGCAAAATATAAGAGGTATAAAAGGTGACTGTGGTACAAAAGAAGGTGTTGTAATACGTAATGCTAGAAGAGTGGACCTTATGTATAAATATGTAATAAATCCAAACAGAAGCGAGACTTATATAACTTCTGATAACGTAGATAAGTATATTGGAAAAACAGTTGAAGTTAGACATGTTCTTAGATGTAAGATGAAAAATGGACACTTCTGTTCACATTGCATCGGTGAAGAACCATTTAAACTTGCAGGTAGAGATAACCTTTATATAGGAATGTTCGTATTTGATGTATCTTCTGCAATACTTAATATGTTTATGAAAATGACACATAACCTTGGTGCTGATGTATTTAGAATAGTAGATTTAGAAAAATTCATATATCCAGAACCAGCAAAAGGAGCTCTATTTAAAATAGAACATGACCCACTCGATAAAGTAGATAAAGTATACTGTCAAACAGACGTAACTTGGTATGTACCTAAAACTGCACTTACACCAGAAGGTACAAACTACAAGATACTTGCACATGGTTCTATAATAGAAAATGAAACACATAATAAATATACATTTACTCTTGGAACAGAGATTATCACAAATCCAACTGAGCTTTTAAAACCAGGACATCCATCTAATCCTAGTCAAACACACTATAAACTTGTGTATAAGCAAGGAGATGTAATAATAGAAAATACTATTATACCAAGAGATGAAATGACTGTTTATAAGATGTTTAATGTATTCCTAAAAGGAGGAATATCAAATCTTATACCACTTGAAACACATTTAGAAGTATTCCATAATACTATATCAAATAACAAAAAGGTAAATATAAGTGATATTTCTATGGGACTTATTATAGCTTCACTTGCAAGAGATAGTGCAAATCCAGATAAACCAGCAAGAGAAACTGGTTCTAAAGATTATATTATGATAAGTTGTGATGACTTAACTGTAATGAGTGGAACGTTTAATGCATTCTTTGGAAACGATGCTAAACGTGCACTTGCAATATCTGTTGCTAAAGACCCTGATAAGCAAGATGAAGTAATATCACCTATGGAAGTAGCATATAGAAACTAGCAAAAGGAGGTTTATAGATTGGCTAACACTAAAGAGCTTAATATACGGTTACAAACAGCTAAAAGACTTATTACTAACCTTATAGTTAAGCAAAGTAAAAGAGCATTAGAAAACGAAACAGAAGAATCTGCAAAAAACTATGTTGAGTACTATAATGCTTATATGGGATTTGATAAACTTTCCGACTATCCAAAATGGACTAAAGAAGAGATAAAAGATGCCTTGGTTGGTATTAGTGAAGAAGATGCCAATATGTTATCAGAGGATAATGTCATTATAGAACTATACAAACAAGGCAGCTTTACAGATCATGAAGTTTCAAGACTTCTTGATTTTAAAAGAGCTTATGTGATTACAACATATGTGGAAACTAACGAGTATTATCGTATGCTCGTTGGTTTACCAACATTAGAAGAAGTTGAAAAAGGTGACTTTGTATATTATGAAGGAACACCATTACATGAACTTGATTATGCTACTAAGTTAAGACTTAGACGTAATGGTAAGTTTGATGAACTTTATAAAGATACGCAAAAGCAATATATTAGATTTATAGGAAGAGAAATAGACCTTATAACAGCTCGTGAATCTGAAGAATTTGAAGTACTTTCAAATATTAAAGATAAAGCTGACCATGAAATGTATGCAATATGTTATAATAAAGAAAGAGAAATGTGGATGAGAACATTTTATAATGAATATCTTATGTATAATACTGACTTTTATGAAGCAGAAGATGTTGTAACACTTAAGTTACAAGCACTTATATCTTATGTACTTGAAAGTAAGAAACCATTTATACATAAATCTACATATACTCAACAAGAAGCAATAGATATATGGAAATCTCATGGACTTACTCTTCCTAAAAGCATGCCAGAACTTTATAGAAATAGTTGTACGTTTGTACTTAACTATCTTCTTATGTTTAAAGGGACTAACTATGTACTTAACTATATTACAGAAAAGTTATTCTCAGGTCTTAACCTTTATAAATATTTTATACGTAAAATACCAAAAGAGAATATAACATATCCTTTAACTGGAAATGAAAAACCTGAAGAACTTTATAATGTACAGTTTGTACTTCGTCCTTTTAAATGGTTATATCCATATCAAGATGAATATGTTACAAATGAAGATAAGATTCTATCGTATGATGAAGTTGTACAAATGGACCCTAGATGGCGTGATACAGAAGAGCTTAAAAGAGCAGTATTTAGTGAAGAGTTTTCATTTGCTGAATCTAAGTATCTATCACTAGGTAATTCAATAAATGTAACTAAGTTTGGACATTGGTATGCTATAATGCATAGATATATAATGGAAAATAGAAAGATTGCAGAAAAACACATAATGACACTAAAATCAACTGGACAAAATCATACATTTTTTGCAGTGTTTATGTATTATATGAGTTTAACTACATTCCAAGCACATAGGTATCATTTATTTGAAACAGATACTATGCCAGAAATAGATAAACTTTATGGATTTAAAATACCTAATAACTTTGATGAAATAAAAATGAAGTTTATATCTGAGTTTAATGCAAGAGAATTTAAGTTTGCTTTAAATGAATTTCCTAATGCTCTTAATAATAACTCTACTTTTATAGAGATGTTAATTGCTATGGAAAAAGCAATGGGAATACATGATATATTTGATAAACTTAAACTTAAGATTAGAAACCTAAGAGAATATCTTGTACTTAATGAGATAGAACGTATTATAAGAGAAGTAGATAGAGTTCCAGAAGTATTTGGTCAAACTAAAGGTTCTGAAGTTCCAACTACATATCAGGATATATTAAAGCAAATAGACCCAATACTTTATGCAGAATATGAAAGAGTAAAGTCTCCGTTTGATATAACTAACCCTACTGATGAAGAACTAGCAAAGCGTGAAAACCTTATAATAGAAATAGATAATCTTACACAAGAGTTAATTCAGTACTTTTCAGAACTTGGAAGAGATAGTCTATCTAACTCACTTAGAATAGAAAAGGTTCTTGATGTAACACAAAGATTCATGAATGGACTTTCTAAGTACCTTTTATATATACTTAAAACATTTAAAGCATATGCAGTAGATTTTATATCAGAAGGTGGACTTTTAAAAATGGGTCCTGATAGAGAATACCAACTAAACTTTGATAGTATTTGGACACATGTTGAACATACACAAAGAGATAGAGTAAATATTGGTTCTAATGATAGAGTTAAAATAAAGTATTTAAAACCAGTAGCAAAAACTATACAGTCTAATCATGATAGCTTAAAACTTAGAATGATATACGGAGATGTAGCTATTTATGATGGAGAAGGAGGAAAATTCTAAATGGAAGAAAGAGATTTAAATAATCTTAAAATAGATGAAAAACATAAATTCGTCTATAGAATATATGATGATAAAGAAAAAGGACATGTTGTAGGAGAAGTTGTAGGTAAAAAGCAACTTGAAGATGGTTCTTGGGTTGAAGTAAGATTTAAAAATAAAGTAACTGTACAAGGACTTCAACATATAGTAACATCTATCTATAATGGACTTACACCAACACTTAATTCAAAGTATTTTGAAGAAGAGCTTTTTAAAACAGATACAGAAAATACTAAATCTAAAGTAGTTGTAAAACCTGGACCTGCTAAAATAATAGGACTTAATGTTGCTAAAAATGGTGCAAATGGAGGAGATATAATTCCTTTTAAAAGACATCTTGATGGATTTAATGCAAACCTTGATGATTTAATACCTTGGAGAACAGTTCTTTTAACACAAAATGACTGGGTTAAGTACAAACAAACTTATCTTCATCATAGAGTAGTTGAAATAAATGGTATAAAGTATGTTGAATACTTTACAAAGAAGGTTACATTTAGACCATTTTATAAAACAGATGACGGACATGACATTCCAGATAATCATGGACAAACTTTATCAACAGATAAAGACTGTCGTGCTTATGTAGAATGTGATATTGATGTGTCTTCTGATGAGTTACAAGAACATTTTAGACTTAAAAACATTGGAGGAACAGATGGAACATCGTTCTCTGCTTCTCTTTTAATGTTTGGTTCACCAGCAGAGATTACACTTGGAGGAAATAAATATGAAACTATTACCAATACAAAAGTATACTCAAGATGTAATCATATAAATCTATATCATGGTTCTGCTGGACTCGTAGATGTAAAGTATGAAGTGAACCATGTATAAAGTAGGTGATTTAAATGACACCAAGAATGTATGATATTAATGGTAACTTAATAAACCAAGCTGGTAAGAAAATTCCAGATAGAGAACCATTTAAAGATATTATAACTGGTGGTATATTTGATATATTGCAAGATAGTAAACCAACTGGTTACGATGAAAGAAATCAGTATACTCAAGCTATAATGAATGATGTAAATGGACTTAAAGATGCAGTACGTGGAAGAAAGTCTATTATACAAAAAACAGATGAAGCATTACAACGTATTTCTAATATAGCAGATGGAATAAGAGTAAATCCAGCTTCAACACTTGAAGATAAACTAAAAGACTTAGGATACGGCATATTTCATGGTTTTTATGAAAGAACTATGAGGAAATATGGTAAGAAGCTTGAAAAAGCAAATACTTTCTTAAATAGAATAGGAAATATTGGTAAGTCTTTTATTAATATATTTGGACTTAATGATAACTCTATTATATCAAATGCAAAAACAGCATATCCAAAAGTATTTAAATCAATGGATGCTGATTATGTTTCATCTATAGCTGGTAAAGATTTATTCTCAACAGGATTATACTTTGGAGAATATGCAAGATTTATGATGGAAGATTTGGGTTATATCTGGGATACCACTAAAGCAATAGCATTCTCAAGAGAGTATGCTTTTGTACACAGACCATTTCTTGAGTCTGATACAACTGGAAGAATAAAATCCTATGTATTCTTTACAAGACCTAATCTTAATCTGTTTGTAAAAGGTAAAAATAATGAACTTGCAGCAACGGGTGAGCTTACTCGTTACGATACATTAAGACAACTTGTGCTTTCTGACCCTGGACTTTACTCTGAACTATGTAGAGATGGCTGTAATAAATCAGCCTTATTTACATTTCTAAATAATTACTGTTTAGAAGTTCCTGCTGTAAGAATGAATGAGTCTTCTCGTGAAGGTGTTCGTAATATGCATGGAGGAACTATTCCTGTTCCAGGTAAACCAGAAAACGTTGGTACAGAAATATCAGTTACTTTTACAGATAATGCAAGAGCAGATGTTGCAAAACTTCTATTCTGTATGCGTAAATATGCACACTACGTAGCAGAAGAAGGTTATGCAATGCGTCCTGAATATATAAAGTATCAAGCACTTGATTCTTATATGTCTATGTATGTAGTAACTGTAAATACTGACTGGGAAATAATAGGATTTGGTTTTGGTTGTATGTTATCACTTGCAGATACTCCAACACATTTTACTCAACATAAAATGGAAGGATTTGAAAAACCAGAACTTCTTGATAGTTTTTCTGTTACATTTAAAGCTCTTGAATGGGATACACATGCACCTGAGTATTTTGACTACTTTAACTGGATTAGTAACTTTAATCCAGCAAATGCAGTTGATACTCGTGGTTCAGCTCTAACATTACAAGAAATTACAAGAGATACTCAATCAGGTAGAGAAGGATGTCCATATAGAACATCATTGTGGACAGAAGACTGTGGATTTAAAGGTGGATATGCAACAGGACCAAATGTATCACCATCGTTTCAGTCAAAACGTGTATTTGCACAAACATTCCCAAGAGTGTTTGAGTATGTAAATTATGCTCATCGTGGTGTTGGAGAATTACTTGCTCGTAATCCAGGTGTTTATGTAGCTGTTAATAGTAACGACCCACATCGTAGAATATTTAAACTAGGATTTAGTTATTAAGGAGGATATGTATGGCATTTGGAGAAAGAAGTAATGAGATAACAAATACACTTCCTGAACTAGATTTAAGGGGTTTTATTACAAGAGCAAATGAATACTGGCAAGTTATATCTTATGAGGGTAAATCAAAGATTATAATAGATAGATTTCATACATGGGATACATGTTATCATCATGTAACTGAACATCTTATGACATATTTAAATGAAATGCTTGGTTATAAAATAGCTGGTGAGAATTTAGAGCATGTTTCTGCTGAACCTAGTTATGATTTGCGTGATGTAAGAACTATAAGTATACAACCAGATTTACTTCCAAGAGGAGTATTTATATTTACTCAAGATGTAAACCAAACAGGAATAGTTAATATTCCATCTATGGACCAAGTTAATATGTTTAAAAAGAAACCTAGATTTACAGCTATGGTAGTAAACTATAAAAACGACCCTAAAGATGGTCTTATGTATAACTATATGAAAGATTTAAGATTTGCACTTACAGCAGACTATAGATTTAACACAATGCTTTGTGCATTTACAGTTATGGTAGGAACACTACCTGAGAGAATGGAAGTTGCAAGACTGTGGAGAGAGCAATTTCCTGATAATGTATCTACTGATTTATATCGTAATTTTTTCCCATTTAGAACTATACTAGATGATATAATACCAATAAGTTACGATATAGAAGCGGTAATACCAAGAGAAGTTGAAAATACGTTAAAGAAGATGTTTGGTATAGAATATCTTAATGAAAATCAAGATAGAAGATATAAACGTCCTTCTGATGATAAACTTCTTGACTTACTTAGAAGATACTCAGAAACACCAGTAGACTTTAAAGTAGTAGGAGGCAAGAATGAGCTATACTTTGTATTTAGATATAAAGCACAAATAACTCTGACTGCAGATTCTATACAAGAAGATACACTTCCACTTAATAATCTTAATATACATCAAGTTAGATTTCAATTTCTTATAACTTATCCAGAAGTTACAAGACTTACTTTTCATGCAGATTTAACTTGTCCTAATCTTAATAATCCTAATCTTGATGTTAAAACAGGAAAAACATACAAGATTGCAGATGAAACATATGAAGTCAAAGCAATGGAAGATGTAAGAGTGGCACATTGGCAAGACCAAATATATGGAACTGTACTTGAAAATAATATTATTTATAAAATATCTGAAGAAGATATAGTTCGTAATGATGTTGGAGAGTATGTATGTGCTAAAATAGATTTCTCTAGACTTATCATTAATCCTTTAGTTGTAGGATTTATGAAAAGAGCTGAGTTAAGATTTGGTAAAATTCAAACAGAACCTGAGAAAACTAAAGCAAGAGAATTTTATAATATAGTTGCAATAAGAAAACGTGTTCGTAAATTTGAAGAAAGCTTACCTGAACCTTATGGAAATACTATTGGAACTACTATTGATTATGGTAACTCTTATATTAAAGATACATATGCACAAGTAGATGAAGAAATATTTATTGGAATATACATAAATAAAAAAGAATTTAATGTGTTCTTAGAAAGAGTAGGATATACTGGAAAACCTAATCTTGCTAGAGAAACACCAACTGGAGAAATATAAAAAGTCTGAGTTCCTTAATTGGAGCTCAGATTATTTTGTACGCAAAGGAGAGATAGTAATGAATCAAATAGATAAATACTTCATGAGAGTACACAACTTATTTGAAAACTATCAAGATGAATGTTTAGCTATACTTAAAAAGTATAAACCAAAATCTGAAGTAAAGAAATATACAGCTTCTGTACATAATTATATTATGTCTATAGCAGAACCTGAAGATTTAAAATTTTATAAAGATAAACCAAGAGGTAATGTAATATCATGTAAATATATTGCTTCTAAAATTGATGATATAACAGAATGTAAAGTTATGGTATTAAGAGATATATTTAAATATCAAAATACACCAAAACTACATCTTATTAAAACAGATAATAAAGATGATACAAAATCATTTATAAAAGGAATAGAGAAGAAACTAACTTCTCTTGATATAGAAATTGAAATAATAGAACTTAATACACTTGATGATTTAATAGATTACAAAGATAAATATAAAGACTCTTTAAATCCATTTATAGTATTAAAACCACTTGGAAAACTATTTGAAGAAAATATTGATATATTTAAATCTACACTTAATGAACTAGATAATACTAGATATCGTGATATAGATTGCTTTTTAGATATGAATACATCTACATTTATGGCTGATTGTATGCTTGGATATGTACCAACTACAGTTGCAGCTGTTATAGAGATATTTAAAGAATTTCAATTTATAACGAAGAAATATCCACACGTATTTATATTAGGTCAATCAAAACACTTAGGAAAACCTATGGCAGATGTAATAGAATATAATAAATTCTCAACATTTGTAGCTGATTCAAGAACATCAACTCATATAAAAGAAGCATTACTATTTACATCTGATATTATAATATCTGTAACTGGTTCAAAAGATATATGTAAAATGTTTAATAAATATCCAGTATCTACTAACGAAAGTCTTGCTAATAGAACTATTATAGATGTAGGGATAGTGAATGATAATGGTAAATTAAGAGGAGATATTCCTAATGATATAAAAGCACAGTATACTTTATATAATAAAGTACCAGGTGGAGTAGGACTTATAGATACTTCAATAGTAGCATTAAGAACAGTAGAATCATATTATACACAACTAACATTGAGAGGAGAATTAATAAAATGACAGAATTTGATAAAATTTATAAAGGTATAGTAGAGGACATATTAAGTTCAGGAACATCAAGCCATTTATACGGAGGAGTCAGAACTAGATATGCAGATGGAACTCCAGCACATTATATATCAAAATATGGATTACATTTTAAATTAAATGTAGATTGGAATAATCCTGAGACATTTCCACTTTTAACATCAAGATATACACCAATTAAGTCAGCATTTAGAGAAATAGCATGGATTTGGTTATTCCGTTCTAATAATGTAAAAGATTTAAGAGATAAACTTAATTGTAAATTCTGGGATGAATGGGAACGCGAAGATAATACTATAGGAAAAGCATACGGTTATCAAATAGGAAGACCTGTTCTTGGATATGATAATCAATTATCTTATATAATAAGAACATTAAAAAATGACCCTAACTCTAGAAGAGCTATAACTGAGATATGGATACCTAGTGAACTTGAAGATATGGTTCTAACTCCATGTGTACATTTAACACAATGGAGTATAAGTAGAAATAGATTAATACTTGAAGTAAGAGCACGTTAATTTTGAGCGGCAATAAAAAGAAATTTTTATTGACAAACCTATCTAAACGGAGAAACTCTTGATATATCTACGAATATCAAGACAACCCCGTACTAATGTTTAGTTATATAATTAAACAGAATGTGTAACGACTATCGAAAGCTAAATAAAGCCGATTAGGATTAGATTGAACGTCTATTAACTTTTGAAAATAAGGAACGTATGTTCACGAAGTGAGTAGAGTACACCTAAAGCTTATGTAGGTGGAAAAGGTAGGGGACTTACATTATGTAAGTCTATGATATAGTCTGAACTATATAGTGATATATAGGAGTTTTTAAACTCGGGAGGACCTTGCGAATCCTTTTTAACATTAATGTCAACAGACGTAGGTCTTGGACTTGTATCAAATGTGGTCCAATACTCCATACTTCAAAAGCTTGTAGCAGATGAACTAGGTGTTGAAGTAGGAGAGTTTATATGGTCATCACACAACTATCACATCTACACAAGACATGTAGATGGACTTAAAAAACAAATAAAATCAACACAAGAAACTAAAGATTGGAGACTTGTAATACCAGAAAACTTCCCATCTCTTCTTAAAGACTGGGATATTCATAATGAAGAAGATTTAGAAATTATTAAAGGAGTTTATATAGAAAACTATAACCCAGAAGATTTTCCAAAATATAAATATGAAGTAGCTATATAAAAGGAGTTTAAATATGCTTAGTTTAGAAGAAGTAAGATGTCCTAACTATATGGACTATAATATAATGAAAAGATTAATAGAAGATATTACAGGTACACCTAAAGAAAAAGCAAAAGAATATGTAAACAGTATAAAAACTATTAAGGAAGCACCAGTAATTGCATATACAAGAAGAATATATTTTCTTAAGTTTGAAACTAAAGCAGTTGGACTTCTTATAGTGTCTAAAGATTTAATTGACCCTAAAATTGAATTTATGGCAATTGAAAAAGCATATCGTAAATTTGGTGGTGGTACAGATATGCTGGAGAAAGCATTTAAACTACTTGGAACTACTAAACCTGTAATAGAGATACCAATTGATAGATACTTAGACTTTAGGTCTTTTATAGAAAGATATGAATGGTACACTTCTACATTTTATGTTAAAAATAAAACTAGAGTATTTGTAATGAATAAGTTTTAAATGGCTCTAGAAGAGCTTATAATAGGTCTATTTTCCAATACTTTACTTATTTTGTACAATTATAGTAAAGATTGGAAATTAGGCATTTTAAAGGAGGTTTAATATGAAAGAGATTACTAAAACTACTAAAGAAGAATTACTTGAGGAAATAGATTCTTTTATTGAAACATTTGATTTTAGGGGAAGTAAGTATGCACCAGGAGAGATTACACTTAGTAAAAGAAGTGTATTTGAAATATATTTAAATACATTACTTGAAGACACAACTAAATTTAGTAAACTTGATAAAGAGTATTTATTTAGAGAAATAGTTAAAAGGGAAGCATTATTTCCTATACCTTATACTACCAATAACTTTAAAAAAGTACATTATTTTGCAAATGTAGTACGTAATGTAGCAAATATAATATTTAGAGATTGCAAAGAAAAAGAAATAAAAATAGATATTTTACCAAGTGAACCTATATTTAAAGACTTCTTTACTTATATAAGGTCTAATAATGAAGAAGGAGGATTTATTTATAGAAATTCAGTATTTGATATGGAGACAGAATCTCTTGAAGAAACTAAAATAGAAAAAGACCAAATATCTATACTTACAGGAAGTTTTATATCGTCTTATGTAAAAATGAGTATAACGCCAAGTTTATGTAAGATAAGTGTAGTTAAGCTTCCAATTAAGAAAACTAAACCCGAATAAAAACAAGTTTTCTGTTATTTTTAACCAAATATAAAAGGAGGTTTGTTATGGCAGATAACAAGAATCTTTATGGTTCTCAGCAACTAACAGTTGCAGATAAATACTCATTGGGAGAAGCAATAGTTGAAGAACTACTAAACTCTGGAGTTGCAATACAAGATTTACCCATAATGGGACCAGAATCACGTATGATACAAATACTGTCTATGGTACATGATATGACATCTGAAAAAATGGATACTATGTATAGAGAAGCATCAATAATCGACTGTAATTTCTATACAAGTTTATACTCTCATATGGCACAACATGACCTTGACATATCACTTGCTCATCCATCTAGTATGGAAATGTTTGTAAGACTTCCACTTAGTGAAGTAATAACACTTGGAAGACTTATATCAAATGATACCTGGGAGTTTTTATACACAAATGCAAATACTGTTGTAGTTAATGGATACCCATTTATTGCTGAAAACGATATATACACAATAAGAGTACAACAAATAGGAAATGATTTTAAAGTAAAAACACACTTTATTGATTCAAATGGAGACAGACATCTTATTCCTACACAAAAGATACTATTTAATGATGACTATTATATTCTTTTTACAGCTAATTTCTTACAAGTTACAAAAGAAGTAAAATATATGCCAGTTGGTAACAGAGACATACAAAGATGGCATATACAAACTAAAGGACTTATTTACTCTTTTAGCTGTACATACAAAAATACTACAGAATCATCTGAAATAGATTTAACACCAAGAAACTTCTATTCTCGTGGACAAGGAAACTTTATAGAATATAAAGTATCTGGAAATAAATCACTTATATTTGAGCATAAGTATGTTCCAGGTGGTTTTAGACCAGAAATAAATGGTATTATAACATGTTATCTTCTTACTACAACAGGAGAAAATGTTAAATATAAAGGAATAGCAAAAGCAGAAGATGTATATCCACCTGAAATGAATATTTATTATGAACCAATTGGTGAGTATTTTGAATCTAAAGGTGGAAGAGTTGCTGATTATGGAAAAGAATCTATAAGAAATCAAGTTATTAAGCTTAAATCAGCAAGAAGAAGAATTGATACAGAAGTTGATATGAGTAATTATTTAAGAACTTATGAAGGAGCATCAGTGTTTCACCCAAAACTAGTTCTTAATAATGTTAAATCAAGAATATTTAATATTTATACAGTACTTAACTTTAATGAAAGTACTTCTATTACAAAAGAACATAAATACACAATTCCTACAAACTCTCTAGATATAGAAGTAGATATATCAAAACTACCATCTAGAACAGTTGGAGGAAAAGATTATTATTGCTTCCCATCTTCAATAGCTCTTAAATCAACTCAAGGAACAGAAGCAGACTTAACAGTACCTCTTTATGCTGGTTGGACATCAGAGCCAACAGAAGAAGCTGCAAGAACTGCTAACTCATCTGACTATCTTCATAGAATTCCATTTATATTATCTTATAGTAAAAAAGAAAATGTAATAAGAACTTATATGAATATGCAAGTTGATGTTCCTTATAAAACTAGAATAACTGAAGAAAATGAAGATGATAGTATTAATACACATATAATAAATACTACTCTTAGAATGGATGACTATGAAGAATATGTTAATCCTGATTTAGGAGGAGCAAAGAAATCTATATTTAGAGTAAAAACTGAAATACGTTCAGATAATGAAGAAGTACCATTAAAAGCAACTGGAGGAGATGCTAATTTTACTGCAACTTTAACTATTAAAGGAACTAATGGTCTTTCTGTTGATGTACCTCTTACTAGAATGGAAGAAGTTGGAGAAGACCAAAAATATACATTATTCTTTGATTTTGAAACAGATAGACTAATATATGATAAAGAGTTTGATATTAAATATGTTGATGAAACAGCAGTTAAAAGAACATTAACTATAAATACATCACAAAATATGATATTAAAACTATACTATATTACTGGTGGAGTAAGAAAGATAATATCTAAATATGAAGCAACTGTTGAGATGTTTAAAGACGTTACACAAAACTTCTTAATACAATCAAATCCACTTGCTAAAGTAGGTTCTATGGGATACGATATTAAATTCTTAGCTGTTCCAGTTGTAGCACATTACTTTTATGAAATATTAGAGAACAGAACTAAAGTATACGAAGAGTTATTAAATGTAATAAACTTTATGAATGATGAGATATATTCTGAACTTGACCAATATAGGTCGCATGGATTTACATTTAAAGACCTTCAAGAAACATCTTTTGGAATGAGTTGTAAGTTTGCAAGAACTTATGGTAAATCTAGATTTTTACAAACTGGTTCACTTACATTTAAACCACTTGTAAACTTAGAGTTAAGACCAACGTTATACTTAAGAGTTCTAGAAGATAGTTTCGATAAATCAACTATATCTGAATATCTAAATAACGGATTTACATCTCATGAGTTTTTAACATCAGATTTACATATGTCTACATATATAACAGATATGACAAATGAATCAAATGGAGCATTTGAATTCTTACAAATGGTAAACTTTGATAGATATCAAGCTGATTCACATATGATAAAACACAACGGACGTGATGAAAAGAATGACGATGTTCCTGAAGTTATAGCAATAGCTTCAAGATACAACAGAGACCGTAAAGTATGGGAATATGATGTTACTTATGGTGAAATATAAAGGAGGATTATAATGAGTGAAGAATTGAAAACTAAAGTTATAGGAGCTAATATTGAAGAGATTAGTAATAACACTAAGAAGTTCTTTAGAGTAGTAGTTATTACAAATACTGAATCAGATTATCCTTTAACTGAATATTTAAGAAATAATACTAGTTTATTTTGTAAACAGTATGAACAAAATGGAGCTGATGTAGACTGTGACTACTACTTTAACTCTTCTTATGGAATAGCAATGTTTTATTTTATGGCAGAAGTACATGAAGGTGGAACATATAATGAAAGTGATTTTGCAAACTCTGAAGCAATATCTTTCGTTATAGATATAAATGAAATACTAGCTGGTCAAGATGCAAACGACCATCCATTTATGCATGTATTTGACCATACAGGAAACCCTGATATTACTATAGAAACTATAGATAGACTTAGAAAAGATGTAGTATTTAAGTCTGATTTATATGCAGGTAAATTACTTGGAGATATATCAAGTGATTTTAGATTACTATTTAATGTAAATCAAACACTTCCTAGTGATGCAGGTGTTGCAGATTTAGATGAAATGACTAAGAATGAAGAAAGACCTATATCACATTACTTATTACAAAGAGATAATATACAAAGAGATATTGACCATAAGAGTGGTATAATTGAAGAGTTAAAAGCTAAGAAAGCAAAACTTGAAGAAATAATAGAATCTATGGGAGGAGACCCATACAAAAGAGATGAAAGTGTTCCTCGTGAACCAATTGATTTTATTAAAGAAATATTTGACCCTTCTTATGCAAAAGATTTAAAACCTGAACCAGGAGATTTGCCTGAAGAAAAAGAAGTTAAAAAAGAATCTAAACCTACTGAAGAAGATTTACCAAAATCAAATAATATATCAGAAGTAGAAAGAACTCCTGAAGATATAGAAAAGCAAGATAGAACCATAGAAGAAGTTGAAAAAATACTTAGTAACTTAGATGTTAATGTTACTACTTCTGAAGTTAAAGATGAAGTAAATACAGATGATAAAGTTTCTATTAAAGAAAAGATAAAAGAAGAAACTAAAGAAGCTCAAAGTATTATAAATCCAGAAGATATAACTAATAGTGCAGATAAAACAGATATTACTAAAGAAACTCTTCTAGAACCTAAAGTTACAGAAACAGAACCAGATAATGTATCTAAAGAAGAAGCAACTATATATGATACACCGAATCAAGGACGTGATATTAATGAGTACGTTGAAAAACTTATAACTTCTGATGAAGATTTCTCTGGTGATTGGGATGATGAACAAGAATTATTCCAAATAGTTATGTCTAATGATAGTAAAGTTAGAGAAGAGCTATCTAAAGATGAATATAAAGCATATTTAGATTTAGTTACTAGATATTCTTTAAATAAGAATGATAAACAAGAGCTAAACTCTGGTGTTTATAACTTAAGAAGAGCTAAGTTTGACAACATTGGTTCATTTGATTACGTAAATGATTAATAACAGATTATAGGAGGATTATATTATGGCAGTAAAAGACGTACAATTATTTTCAATGGTTAATTTTGGATTTGGAGAAAATGCTAAACAAGCAAGACTTAGATTACATACTAAGGGATATGACTTTGAATTAGCTATTGACCAAGGACAAAAGGCAGATGGTAAATTAACATTTACAGAAATGGGTTCAGTTACAGTATCACAAGATGATATCTCTACACTTAAAATATCATTTGTAGACCAATATTTAAAACTTACAAGAAGTAGATTATGGGAAGTAAGAAAAGAAGGAGTTCCTACAAAACTTCATGATATGTTTATTTCTTGTAAAGGTGATGAAAACTACAAATTATATGCATTAAGATTTATTACTTTCTGTGATTTTGATGCAAATAAGAAAATGACTATGACTACTAAGTGGATGATTTATGGTTTGAGTGGTTACGAAGAATATTCTGAAATAAGAAAATCAAAAGAATTCCCTAAAGAAGCACTTATTGCAGAATATACTATGAATGCATTTGGTTCAAATGATGGTGAACCTTATGTACCTAAAGCAACTGTGCTTATGGAAAAGTTATCTAATGTTCTTGAAGCAATTATATCAGGAACATCATATACTTATGGAAACTTTATAATTGAATATGGAAAGGAACAAGCAGATTCTAAATCACAAGGTGGTTCTAAACCATACTACTCAGGAAATACAGCTCCTCCAGTAGATAAAGTTGATGAAGATGAGTTTCCTTTCTAATTAAAAGGAGAAATGTATGGCATTAATGGATTTAGCAGATGAGGGAAGAGGAAGAGCCTTGTCTAATAAATGGAGTGTATCATTATTTACTAATAAGAAAAGAAATAAATACGTTCCTACAAGTGAAATAAGTGGTATTCCAAAGGAAGATGCAATAGAACTTACGATGGAGATAGCACAACTACAACAAGCACTTGCAAAGTATATAGCAAGTAATGAAAGAAAAGGAAGTTCTGTTAGGACTTCCTTGACTGAGCTTGAGCTTTATATAAAAGAACTTAAAGATAGCAATGCAAGACCAGACTTTGTAACAGCAGCATATTCAACTAAATCTGACCTTCTTAAAACTATGGATAAGTTCGATGATAATACATGGAAAGCTACACTTGATGCAGTTAAAACTAAGAAAGATGTAAGAAAGTTCTATGTAGATAAAAATAAAGAAAAGACTCAAGCTGTACAAACAGTAGATACACAAGTTGCACAAACAGGTGGAGCAGTTGGAACTATGGTAAATGTATATCCAAATGGAATGGGTTCTCAATCTCAAAATGAAATGAGAAGTTTTAATCCAGCTACATATAGACCACCTATAGAAGTAGTAAACCAACCAATATCTTTAACTCAAGTTCAAACTCAATCTGTAGTTGATGGACTTAATTCAGTAAAAGAAGTAAATGAAGTAGTTGATACCCCACAGAGAGGAGTAACTGCAGTACATGAAGCTGTAGTTACAGAGAAGCCTGAGTTTTATAAAGGCGATAAGGTAATACAAGAAGGACTTGTACCATCACAAAATGTAACTACTTCTGCACTTAATAATGAAGCATTAAAACTATATGAACAAAGAAGAAATATGACACTTTCTTCTGCTGGAACAACTGAACTTGGACATGATTATAATACATCTATAAATGGTCTTATGAGCAAAGTAGATGATATTGAACCTGTTATGTACATAAACCAAATAGATGGAACATATTATGTTAAAGCGTACTATAAAGGTGAAGATGGAAAAGCTGATTTAGAAAGAGAATATCCATATTTCAATCATCCAAGTCTACTACATATAGAAAACTTAGAAATGACTCCATCTGGAGATAAAATAAAGTGTTTTGCATACAGTAAAGGAATACCTTACAAGTTTGTAGATTCAGACAAAGATATGCCAGATGTTTACAAAAACTACTGGAGAATGCCTGAATATCAAAACTACTACATACCTCAAAAAACACTTGAAAACTTTAGAAGATTGGGGATGAAGAATAATGATGAATAATAACATAATGGTGAGTCGGGGAGAAATCCCTGACTCATCTTTTTTATTCCGCAACTTTAGTATGATTAAATGGTTGCAAGAATTCTCAGATGATGATTTAATATTTATAAATGACTGTCTTTATACAACTCTACATTATATAGATATACTTGATATAGATGATTATAGAAAGGCAAGACTTGTATTTAACTATATGAATGAGAATCCAGCATTTGCTTGGGCTATTAATATAAATAAAAAAGAGTGTTTAAAGTATCCATTTATGTTAAATGTAATAAATCATATACATGACTATTTAATAAATCTAAATAATATTGATAACGGAAGAGAAATTTCACTTTATGTTACATCTGGAAGTTATGATACTATACTATGTGGATATATTGATTATGATAACTTTGATGATAAAGATGTAATACAAAAGATTGCAGATGTACTATTTGTATACGGACATATAGCTAAGCTAGATTCACTTAATGTCATTGCTTCCGTAGATGATAAAGATACTATTATTTATGATATGCTTGATAGAATTATGGATAATATAGATTCTAATATACATAATATGGGAGTTGTAGATTTAATAGATACATATCTTTACAGCATTAATATAGACCCATCTGAAGCAATATATGCTGATGAGTTTGAAAGAGAGGCAGAAGCAATAAGAGATGAGATTATGGTATATATTCAAAATGTACTTAGATATGCAATGTATAGAGACTCAGTTATAATAAAAGAAAGTTATGATAATATAACAGATTTAATATCAAGATTTAAGGGACAAGAAACAAATATACTTCCAATACTATCAAGTGTACTTATAGAGATATATAGAGAAGTTGCACTTACCTTATCTACATTCTATCAGGAACAGATACTTTATAATTATGAGGATGCACAAGAGTTTACTAAATTTATTAAATTTCTATATCAAGACACCCTTATTAACTATTAAGTATTTAATATAGGTTGAAGGAGGTGTAATAAAATGTTTTATAAAGATGATTTTGTTATTTATGGGGAAAGTTTAATTGAGGTAATTGAAGAAGCAAAGAAAGCAGTTCATAATAGAGTTAATATATCAAAGGATATTTATACGTATTATAATAAACTTATAGATTTATCAGTAAATTATAACTATGATATTTCTAAAAGTTTTGAAACACGTCTTATTAGCTCTATTATGGGATATCCGTTTTTAACTCTATATGCTTTTTTAGTTCCAAAAAGTAATTCAAAATTCTATTCTAATTTAGAAAGAGCAATATTATATGAGGTTAATAACTATCACAATGGTTCTATTATAGAATTTATAGCTCAGTTATTTAGAGAAGTATCATTAAATAAAGAATACATTGAAAATCTTGTAATAAATGATGATATAATAGCTATGCTTAAAAGATATGATAGAGATACAACTGAAACACTTATTTATAATAACTCTTTTTATGAGGGTGATTTTGAAAATAATATGTGTTTAAATATACTATCTGAAGTTCTAAATGAATTTAAATATATTCATAAGGATGTACTTGTAAACTCAAGTGGAATACTTAGTAACTATTTAAATGATGAAAATGAATATAATTCTTCTGAAGCAACACTTACAGCAAGAGATATATTAACTAGGACAGATGATAGTATAGTTACATCTTTATTAGAAGAAAATAATATAAATGATATTGAAGAGAGACTATGTTATTTTGCTGATGCAGAAGAAGAGGAATTAGCAACTGATATAGGTGAAGATGAGGCAAATTTACTTGTTGAGGAAGCACATTTTGAACTTATAAATACTTACTTTGATTTACTATCTGGAGATTCTATAATAAATAAGATATTATCATTTTATATGCAAATTGATAAAAATTATAATATAAAAGATATTGTATTAGAGGCTTATAACTTTGACTATGTAAATATGGCAGTATTTGATATAATGTGTTATATGTATAGAGCTTTACAGTTTGTAGTAATTGATTTTAATTATGGGAGGTGATATAATTGGAAAGTGATTTAGAAGTATCTTATAGAGAATCTGTTAGCTCTTTAAAAAGAAGACTTGATTATAAAAGAGATAAAGAACATACTTTAAGAGTAGAATCACATCTTAATATAGTTCAGTCTATTCTTTTAAATAGAATTGATGTGTCTATCTATAATGAACTTATAAAAGACCCGTTTGTTATATTATACACAATGCTTACAATTGAACCAGATATAACTAATAATGAGGACTTTATTCTATTTAAAAGTTATGTCCTAAATAGATATAAATATGATGAATTATATGATTCTTTGTATGAGATAATAATTCCTAATTTTATTGGTACAGATATGCCTAGTATTACACATACATGTGCTATATGTCTCGATACAATAAAATTTACAAACTCTACTTATATTTTTAACAGAGTATTTGGACTTTATACTTGGGATATGGATAAGTTAATATTATCTATAGTACCTATACTTGCAGAAAATCCAATTGAGCTTTTTATAGGTAGTGAATCAATATATTATATGCCTGATATCGAAACTTATATGAAAAATAATGAGATACTTGATAGTGTAAAAGAGGACAGAGAATCACAAATAGAATGTCTTGATGAAACTAACATGTTTGAACTGGCCTATTCACTTATACCAAACTCTATATTTAAATACTTTATAGAGTTAACAGAAAGTACTATAAGATATTTCAAAGGTTCTCTGCCACCATCTTCACATTTATTCTTTAAAGTATTTCTAAGAAAGGCACAAGAAAAGCATAAAGAACTGTATGGAACTGTATTCTTACTAGATTATAATGAATTAAGTGATTTAGAGTATACTTGTAATTACTTATGGTTCTATGCTTATGATACAGGATTTATTTATGACTATTATGTGTCACTAAGTATAGATGTATTTAGGTTTGATTACTTTAAATATAATCTTTTAAATCATATAATCATAAATGCAACAACACTAAGAATATTAGAAAAAGGAGTTGATTAGAAAAACATGATTTATGACTGTACAATAGAGAATGCATTGATAGAAATAGATGATAGTGATGTAAAAGCAATGCTTACAAGAACATTTAAAACATTTGGATATAATCCAGCTGTTGATACAGTAGACAGTATAGATATATCAGACCTTCCTAGAATAGTTGAAGGAATACTTCTTGGTGTTGTAGAAATACTAAGAGAAGATGAGGGGGTTTTATATGTAGTAATGGCAGACTATCTATACTACATATTTTACCAGAGTAAGTTATTTCCATCTGTAAAGGGAGTTAGTAGCATAAATATACAATTAAGAACATACTTTATAAGATATGTACTTACAAAACAAGTTCCTGAGCTTATAATGCTATTCTTAGAACAAGGAATATTTCCTCAGTTTTACTCAGCTATGCTTATACATGAAATTAGAAATACACAATTTTATAATTTCTTCAATGTTGTAAACTTAGATGAGATAATACACTCTGTTACATTTGGTTCTAATGATGTTAATACCACTTCTATATGTGTTACTGTTATGGATGAGATTATTGAGGATGTACTATTTAAAAAGACTGAGGATTGCTATGAAGAAATAACTGAGATTATAAATAACACAGATTTATTTAAAAGAATACCTTTATGGATGTATGATGATTTAGACTCTATCTATAGAACAGCTGAAATAACAGCAATATTTACATCTGTATTTGGAAAAGAGGAAGCTGAAATGCCTATACAGTTTGATGAAAACCTAATACTTAAGCTTTCTGATAAGATTTATAGACAGAATATGTCAGTACTTCTTAACGATATAGTAACATCTATATCAGCACATACATCAGACCATAGTGAGAGCTTACTTGATAGATTTGTGGTTACAAATAGTGCATTTCAAAAGACGTATGATGCTGTATTTAGAGACTATGTATCGTTATTTTTAAATAATAATATAATAACATACATAAATGGAACTACAGAAGATGATGTAACAAAAGAACTTAATAAAATACTTCTTCTACTTACATCATACACTATGTGCTACATTATTACAGAATTTTTATGGACACTTAAAAATGAGAACATTGGTCCTGTTATATACTCTCTTTTATTATCTAGTATAGTAAAAGAAGTATTATGTTATAGAGTTTATGAGGTGAATCCAAAATGAATATTGATACAAGACCATTCTTTCCAAAAGATAACTCTATAGTAAACTATGATAATAACTTATTCTTACTTCATACACATTACTATAGAGATATAGACACATTATTTAATATCTATATAGATAAAACTACAGGAGAGTCACGACTTGAAAAACGTGAAGCTCCTGAAGTTCCTGTTTTTATTGCAAGAAAAACACCTAAGTATCCGCAAGAGTATATAAATCGTGATTCTTGTGAAAGATATATGATTCCTTATTCAAGAAAGAATAAAGCAACACGTGAACTTCTATTTGAAGGAAAGCATGTTTATTTTAAAGATGAATGGGGAAATGAAATGCACAAGGTTCTGATGCCTGATATACCATATAGAGCTGAGTACTTACACCCTGGAGTATTTATGCTTGATGTACCTATTGAACAGTGGGCTTATGTTGAGAAGTCAAAACCAATGTATCATTATAATGAAAAAGATAAAGTGGTTGAATCAGATGTAACCATACCTGATATAAAATATGCATCATTTGATATTGAAACATCAAAAGATGAAAATGATGAATGGTATATAAATATGAATACTTTTGTTGATGAATACAGTAAAACTGCTTATATAGATTTTCCTGTATTTAAAGATGGAAGGTATAAAAGGCAAGACTATTTAATAGAAAACAAAGAGCAATTTGTAAGAGACTTAAAACAAAAGTTTCATGAAGTAATAGAAAATTTAGAGCTTAAAGCAAATGAAAAGACTATAAAGCTTGTAAAAGATACATGTAGTGAATTTATAGATACTTTGGATATAAAGGTTAGACATTTTAAAGATGAGGCAACATTCATACAAGCTACAACTGAAACTATGTTTACTAAGCATAAACCTAATATCTTAATGGCTTTCAATACAACATATGATATTGGAATGTTTCAGGAACGTATAGAAAAGTTAGGACTTCCAAAAGGAACATTTAATGAAAGAGGCATAGGATATGATAACATATCTCCTCCATTTGCATCACAAGGTAATAAAGATAGATTTGACCCAAAAAGATTTAAAGGAGATATATTCAATCCCACAGAACGTAAGGTATATCTAAATAATATATCTCATACTATGATATCAGATTTCCAAACATGTTTTTATTCAAATAGACGTGGTTCTAACTACTCAACATTTAACTTGGAAGATACTGCAAATAGAATAATAGGATTTGGTAAACTTGATTACTCACATATATGCAATAACATTCTATATTTACCATATGAAGATTTCTATACACATGCAATGTATGCTCTTATTGACTCAATACTGCTTATAATATGCAATAAAATAGGTTCAGAGTTCTATAAAAAGCTTATATTCGTACAACTATCTAAAACTAATATAGAAGAAACTCCATCTCCTAATATAGCTGTTATTCGTGCATATCAAACAGATGCAGGAGTTCTGTCATCAGTGATACCAGGATGTAATATAAATAAAGTATTACTTGGTATGAAGATGGAAGATGTAGTTAAGGTATCTAAAACACTTAATATAGATTTTACAAAGCAAAAACATACATTATCACAAAATGTATCATATGGTGGAGGACTTGTTGCCGACCCACTTCTTAAAAAGATAGCGTCTGATGTACTTGATGCATTTCCTGTACTTAAAGATGAAGCACATATAACTACATTTATGAAGTTTATATCTGTTTTATATCTTGATTTAAAATCACATTATCCATTTACTATGTATACACGTAATCTTGCAAGGTCTACTCTTGTAGGTATTATAAATATGCTTATAAATAAAGATAATAACCAAATAATGAAGTATACTGGATATGTTAAAGGAGCTTCATATAAAAATAGAGTTAAGTCATTTGGTAACCTTAATGTTGCAATGATAAATAGAGACATAATAACATATGGAAATATTGCAAATAACTTACCATCACTTGATGATTTAATCAAAGAGTTTATGCATTTTGACTCTGACCCTATTGTAAATACATCAAAACCTTTAGAATATGAAGGTGAAATAGATAAACCTACACTTAATGCATTTAGTAAAGTTAAATCTATACTTACTTCTATTAATAGATTAAGAATAGATAAACAAGAAGAAAAATATATGCCAAAAGATGTTAAACATTTCTTTATAAATGATGGAGAAATGGTATTTAATAACTCTTGTCTTGTAAGATATACATATAGAAATACTACATTTGCAGATGAAATGTTAAACTTTATTCCTAATGTAGATAAATCAGTTCCTCTATATGGAACTATAACTAAATCTACACTTACACTTTCTGATTCAAACTATAGAAAACCAAAGAATAAAGCTTTTGAATTTCCTGAAGATAGCAAATGGTATCAAATAGATGAGGATGAGTTCTTTAAAATGGCTGATGCTGAGATTTATCCAATTATATTAAATCTTAAAGATGATATTAAAATAAGAACTGTTAATAGGTCATTTTATTTCCCATTCTCATACTGGAAGAAGCAAATAGAACTTGCAAGGATAGGAAAGAAACTACCAAAGAAAGAACCAGAAATTTCTACACCAATGTATCGTTATATAAAAGGTGAAGAAACTACTAAAATTCAGTTTCAATATAGTATCTATCATCCAGACCTTATTGCTCTTGATATAGATATTTATATGCAAATAAAAAATATTTAATAGGAGGTAAATTTATGAATTTTTCAGAAAAAATCGACATATTTAGACGTGTGTCACAATCAAAACCAGAACCAAATGTAAGAGCGGTAACATCAAGTGTATTTCCAGCACTCGCTGGAGCAATGCTATCATCTGCTGAGGCTATGAGTTATGTACTTATAAAACAAGTACAAGAACTTGAAAATGCAGGTAAATTTGATACTCAAATGAGATTTTGGGTATGGAGAAACTTTAAAGTAGCTATATTTAAATTAGTTGAATCTTTTACACAAGTAGCAAGAACTAATAAAGAGATATTCCTAGAAGCAATATCAAAAGAAGGAATAGAAACAGTAATTGCTATGTTTATATGGACAGCAGAACCAAGTAATAGAGATTCTTATGAAATGGTTGAACTATTTATTCAAACTATGACAGATTCTGAACTTAATAGAACTAAATATCCAATAGACTATCAAAAGGTATATAGAATGTTCCATTACTTTATAGATAAGTTTGGACTTCAAATAATAAGAGATAGATGTGATGTACAAGATTCAGCAAGAATAATGGATGCTATTGAAGTTTATATGAATGCAATGTATGAAAATCGTAGAGGAGAATACACTTTACAAGAAATAAATAACTTTATAGTATCAAGATTTAAATCAGAATCATTTGAATGGAAATATAATTTCTTACACACAGTATTTCTAGATACATTCTCTAAATAATAAAAACAAAGCCAAGTTAATAAAATAAATAATTGTTATAAGGAGAATAAATATGGCAAAATTAATGGCTAGAAATAACTTATTTGTACCAACTTTATATCCTGCACTTGATATAATGCTTGGTCAAAACATAAGAGACCAAAAAACTGGAGAACTAATTGTAGCTGAACGTGGGTTTAGATTAGGATGGCAATATGTACTAGGTGCAAAACCAGGTATAGGGAAAACATCTTTATCAATAGAACTTGCTTCAGTTGCAATTAAACTTGGCTATCCTATCAAAAAAGTAATTATTGTAGATTCAGACTGCTCATCACCATCACCTGAGAGAATATCAAAGCTTACTAAACTTCCTAAAGAAGTAGTAGAAGAATACTTTGAAGTTTGGGATATGAACGTAGTTGAAGATATAACAGACAGATTCGTAAGACTATCAAATGAGTATACAAAAGATAAGGAAATGCAAAAGTATGTAGAATTTGAAGACCCATACTCAGGAGATAATATAAAGATGCGTCCATTTTACTTTGTAATAATGGATACAGTTACATCTATGATAGCAAAACGTAATTCAGTTGAATCTGTTAAAGATAAAGATGCTGAAAATGTTGTAGCAAATGAAGGTAATATGACAGCATTTCTAAAGCTTTCAGGATTTGTAAATGACTGTACTAATTTCTTTGACGGTAACGCTATATGGTTATGGAACGTACACTTAAAGAAAAACCAAAAGGAAATAGGTAAATATCAAGCAGAAAAAGAATTTAAATCATCTAATTCTGAATGGAAACTACATATGCCTGAAAGATTAAGACAGAAAGCATCTGCTATTATGATTTACAATTCTATCCAAGACAGTCAAAATCTTGAATCAAATTCACATCCAATAGTTGCATATAGCTTAGAAGATATAACTTCTAAATCAGTATATTCAACAAGTATCATACTTAATAAATCAAGAACTGGAAATGAAGGAAGGACACAAGCAAGACTTCTATACATTGATGGTTCATTTGATATAGATATGCATACACTTGCAACTGCACTTGATTTAGGAATACTAGAAAAAGGCTCTGGAATGTACCCAAATGCACAAACTCCACATATATTTAAAGCTGACCCAGATGCAGTACATGAAAATGAAGTTATGGGTAGAAGAACTAAAACTACACTTAATTTAAGAGGTTATAGTAGACCTACAAATATAATAGAAGCAAGACTTCTTATGAAATATACTGGAGACAATCCAGAAGTGTGTAAAGCTAGAGATGAGTTTATAATAGCACTCTATCAAAGACTTGAAGATGTACTATGGTATGAACTTGAAATTAACTCTATTACTGCAAAAGAAATGGAAACTTCTAAAAAGAAGACAGAACATTTATTCAGCTTAATTAGAAATATTACAAGAAAAGCAGTACTTACAGCTGAAGAAATTGCAGAAAAAGAAAATGAAATACCTACTACTGTATTCGGTATAGATAACTCTGTTATGAATGAAGCTGCTCTAGTAAGCTAATTTAAAGGAGGTATAAAAGTGGTTTTGAGATATGTTCAAAATGAAAGCAAAGTTATAGTTAGAGCTGGTTCTGGAGATATGGAACTTACAAATGCAAATGTAATTGGAAATATGATTTATGGTGACTTAAATGGAGAATACATACAAATATGCACAGCACCTGAACCAGATGGTTTCTTTTATGGAATTTGGAATGATGGTTCTAGATTACAAATAATAGGAACAGAAAACTAAGAATGAACCTGAGGGTAAAACCTCAGGTTTTATTTGTCCGCAATTATAAAATAAGTATATACTATAAATTGACATAAAGTCAAATAAAATATTAGGAGGTTTAAAATGGAAAGAAGAGAAAGAATTGATGTAGTAAAAAACATATTACTACAAAAGGGAATTAAACTTGTATGTATTGCAGTTGAAGGACCAGATTGTATAGGAAAGGGTACATTTTCTAAAAGTTTGCACAAGTACTTAGAAGAACATGTAGAAGAACTTAATACAAAGAAAAGAAACTTTGCTAAACCAATATTATTTTCATTCCCAAATTATAATGACCCTATAACTGGAAAAGAGATAACAAACTATCTTAAAGGTAAAAATGTTTACCAACATGAGTTAAATAGCTTAATGAGTGAAAATAGATACAATGATTTCTATACACTTATGATTAACTTACTTAACTCAGAAGAACCAATTTATAATCCAGATATAAAGAAAGGAGATGAATGTGTTCAACTTGTTATATGTGATAGAAGTGTATATTCTGCAATCACTTATACAATAGGAAAAGAACTGTCTGAAATAGTGAGCACTGAAGAACGTTTATCAAGCAAAGAGTTATTTAAAAGAGATAAAAGAGAACTTATTGAATTACTACTAAAATTTCAATCAACTGATAGAGCAATCACATTTACACAAAATTGGTATGGTCTTGACTATAATGATAATTTAGAAGATAACAGTTATGCAAAATTTAAAAGATTAATGAAAGAATATACACCAGAAGAATTTCAATTTGTTAACTTCAGATATCATTTAGTTAGAGGAATGTCAAGTGTATTCAACTTAGATTTCAAAAATGGAACACCTGTACCAGATTTTCTAATTCAAGTAAATGAAGATTTTGGAGATGTAAGAAGTAGAGAAGCTCATAAATTTACTCAAGATGCAAGAGCAGCTGAAAGAGAAAAAGACAGTAATGAGAAAGATGAATTACTTCAAGATGCAGTAGCTATGGTATACTACTATCATAGAAATACTTATTCTGAAATAATTGGATGTACATGTAAATATGATTTAGGTGAAAAGAAAGATATGTTTATACCTTTTGGAACTAACTTTGGAAATACTAATTATGAAGAAAAGATATTTGATATTCTAAAGAAAGCTTCTTTTGATGAAATAAAAAGAAAAATAGTTAAACCTAAAGTAAGTTACACAGACTTTCCATTCTAAAAACACATGAGAGTAGATTAACCTCTACTCTCATTTAATTTTATTTTTACCACAATTTTAATAGGAGGAATTATTATGAATAAAGAAAAAGTAAATGAGATATTAGATATGTTAAATGAGGAAAAGATTGATTTTGAAAAATTTAAGAACTCTATATTTGATTTAATAATTGATGATGTAGAAAGAAGGCATAAAGATTTAAATAAACTACACTCATCTATAGAAATAAACCCACTTGAAGATATTACAGAAACTAAAAGAAATATCATATACTCAAGAATCTCTTGTTTTGCAAAAGGCATATATTGCTTAAAGGATTTAGTTAAATTAGTTATATCTAAAGAGTATATTGGTAATCAGAAAACTGGTTTAGTTACATGTAGTTCAGTTGATATGTTTGAAGCATTACTTAGAGAGGTAGAAACAGCTACTCTTTTAGACTTACCAGAATATGCATATAATCATACCTATTACACTGATTTTGTAACAGGAATAGGAAAAGTTGGAGCAGCTATTAATGCGTTTATAGGCACAGATACTAGTAAAGATATTGAAAATTTTACAAATAAAATTAATAGTATTTCTGCATCTAAAGATTTCTATGATAAAATTAAATTAAGAGATTGTAGTAGAGATGATAACGTATTTAACTATGTTGAAAGACTTTATTTTGCAAGACCTATAGTAATAAACTATCTTTCAGATGAATTAAGTGCGTATTATATAAGTTTAAATAAACTTGTAAAAGAAAACTTGCAATACATTGCAGATAGTTTAACTTTAATTATATCAAGACTTGTAGTATTAAATAATATTAAGGAATATTCAATAGATTTAAGAAATATAAAACCTGAATACTTATCTATTGGACCAATGATATTTAGTGAAAATATTATTGATAATATACCACCAGAAGTCATAAAATATGACTTTAAAATATCACTTCCAAATAACTACTCTGTAGTTAAATTCTTTACAGCTAAAAAAGATTTAATATTTGATAATAAAACAAATATACCTATAATAAAACTAACAGCAGTTGAAATGATTGGTTACAATTTACTTACTTATGTAAATGAGTGTTTTAAAGACAGTATATCTCAGGATAGCATTAAAATAGCTAAAGACTACATTAAAAATAAAGTAAGCTACAGTTATGTTTTTATTAAAAGAATGTTAGATGAATTGCCTGATTTTAAAAATGTAGAAAACCTATTTGATGAATGTACAGATAAGTTCTTAATTGGGATTAGCCATTTTAAAACTTTATTTAAATATATACTTGATGATACAAATCCTGAAAATACCTCATATACACTTGAAGATATTCTACTTAATGGTTTTATAGAGGCAGTTTTAAATATGTACTTTTTAGATAAAGACAGTGTTCCAGATGTTTTATTTACATCTAAAGAATCATCTTTTATTTCTCAAATAAATAAATTTGGAGTTATTGATTTAGATGATGATGAAAAGTCTTTTGTAGAGCAATTAGAAGAATTATTAGAAGACTATAAGGATAAGTATAAATATGATTCAGATTATAGATATAATGTAGCTATAGATATACTAAGAGGTCAAATAAATAGTGACTTAATAGACATCTATTCAAATACAATAAATAACATAACTCAATTTACAAGTGTTTCATCTATATTTGATATCTTCATAGATATAATACTTTTCTTAATAGATGATTATAATATGTCTGACTGTATGAAAAAGATGTTTACTAGACGTTATTTTAAAATAGATAGATTTCATGGACATAGACTAGAACAAATCAAAAACAATAATGATGGAGATAGAAACACAGAAGAATAACTCTATTTTAAAGGAGGGGTTATATATGGAATACGTTAAAACAGGTTTTACTTATTTACTAGATAAACCTTACGGATGGGTAGTACTTGTAGTGCTAGGACTAGTTATAGTTGTAAGTGCTGGATATACTGTTGGTCTTGCTAAGGTTAAAAAATATATAAGAACTGTTGGAAGACAAGAAGTTCTTGAAGCTAAAGCTAAAGGATATACTGTTTCTGAAATAGTTGATAAAGCTGTTGAAAGAACTGTAACTAAGGTAAAAGAAGTTCCGTCTAAAATAGCTCAAGTTGTAGTTGCTATACTTACTTCTAAATATATTCTTTCTATTATAAAAAAGAATATTACTAAAATAGTACATGCTATTTCTGAGGAAGAAGTTAAACAGGAAGCTGAGCAGAAAACAGCAGAAGAAAAATAATTACTATTAGAAAAAGTCAAAGAGTAAACTAAGTCACTATCTCCAATTTACTCAATGCTTTTCATATTAAGGATACATCTAATCTTAAATAGGTTAGGTGTATTCCTTATTATTTTTTTTTTCGCATTTTTTCTTAGTTCTTATTTAGATACAATTATAAATAATAAGGTGAGTTAGTAACTTAAAATTAAAATTTAGGAGGTATTAAAAATGGAAAAGATAGTTTATGAAATTGGATTAATCAGAGGTAGACATGAGATACCTGGAATTGACAAGTATGTATTTGAAGGAGAAATAGAAGACCCAAGTGATATACCTGCAATTCAACATACAGCTTATGAAAATATTGGTAATATTCCTATAAAATACCATGATGTTAAACTGTATGTTACAGGATTAACACCATGTCTAGTTGAGGTTATAAATGCATGTAGATACTTTAGATTTAATCTTATATTAATGCATTTTAATCCTAAAACTAACGATTACTATGAACAAGAAGTAATTAGTTATAAGTAAAGGAGGTTTAGTATGAAAGAGATTTTAATAACGTTTTTGAAAACTGTATTTATTGGAACTATAATTACTGCAATTATATTTCCAACTGCAATGCTTAAAATGTTCTTATAAGAGAGGATGTGAGGGAAATGTCTGATAAGATACTTGTTGGTGTTACTATTGTAATAGCAATATTATCAATAGTTAATTATTTATTTTAGTTTATATTGAGGTGTTTAAAATGGATTATGTATTAGATTGGGTTAGGAAGGTCTTATATATAGCAGGTGCTATATATTTTGGTATAGTTATAATAGGTAAATATGTATTGAATAAATAATAGGAGGAATAAAATGAGAAATGTAAATATATTAAATGAAATGGTAAAGGAATATGGTGTAAGAGATTTGTTTGAAAGTCTAACAGATAATGCTTTAAGAGAAGACACAAAGGTTATTTTTAAAGATCAACTTAAAAGACTTTGTATTATATTAGGATTAAATGTTAAGGATGAACATTGTGATGATACAGTTAATAATATGGCAAGAGTTTTTAATGAGTTTAAACCAATATATAAAGTGTTATTCTCAGATGAACACTTGAATATGATATCAAGTCCTGATGGTAGAAGTAAACATAGTGAATACGTAACAAAGAATATACTTCTTTATGCTGTAAGAATGTTAGATTTTTCTGATAATTTATGGTTTACACAACAAAAATATGGATTTATAAAACTACATTGTGGTTTACTAAGTCTATCTAATAATTTACATATAGACATTGTGAATAAAGCTTTTCTAAAAGCTTGTAACGTTTATGAAGAATACGAGTTAGCAACTAACTTCAATAAAAGCAACTACAAAGAAAACTTCAAATATGATATGTATTATAAGTTTATTAAGAGTAGATCTAAACATGAATTTATGTATTCTTTTGTAAACAGTGAAGAAATAACTGATAAGATTTCTCTTAGTGGTTTCATTAAAAAATATTACTGTGACACGGAAGATGTAGCAGAAGTTATTGGAGATATAATAGCAAGAAGAGATATTCTTGTATATACAAATGATACTCCAGGAAAGTATGCTAACTTAAACTGTGTTATAACAGACGATAAGGACAGAGATAGAGAATATCTAGATACAGTATTAGGTATTAAAGCATTTGAAAGTCTTGAAGAAGAATATAGATGTTGCATATCTTTATAATAAATGGAAATCCTGGGTTTATACCTGGGATTTCTTTTTTTTTTCGTAATCCTTCGTAAAATCTTTGTTTTCGTTGTTTTTTTTTTGATTAGATATTATAAAATGTCTATAAGACAAAATAAAATTATATGGAGGTATTTAATTATGAGAACACAAGATTTATTATTAGGTTGGACAAATGGAGTTAAAGATTTAAAAGGTTTAACAGAAGGAGTAGCATATGCTAAGTGTATAGACACAGCTATTCAAATCAATCTTTTAAATAATAATGGAAGAGTAGAATTGGATGGTGTATCCCTATTTTACTCTGATAATGACTTATTAAGAAATCTTATAGAAGGGTTTAAAACTGCTGTTACTGTATTCCCTGAAGTATTAAATGATACAATATTATCAGACTACAGTAAAGGTACTAAGCAGTCTGATAAACTATACAATTTATTTTGCTACCTTTTAAAAGCAAAAGATTTGTATAGAAATAAAGAAAAGGAAACTAATTCTTATAGAATTAAATACGGTTTCCTTGACATCCTATTTAGACTAGATTCTTTAAACAAAGCAGGTCTATCTAAATTAGTTAATGACCTTTATTTAAATTATAAAGATAACATAGATAATCTTTATAAAATAAGTAAATGGAATGGAGTTATAGAAGAATCTCCTAAAAAATTCTTCCAAGTGTTCTTAGGTCTTAAAGGAGAACTAAGAGCCTTTATAATGAGTCAGTTGATAGAAAAAACTGACATGTTCCAACATCACAATGTTAAACTTGTAGATGATCTAATTGTGATATCTGCATATTTGGCAGAAGTTATAACTAAAAACTTCTTAACTAATTATGCAGTTGATAAAAACTTAGCTGTTCCAGGACATCTAAGTGATTTCTTATCAGATTACTATTTCTTAGATATAACAAAAGAATATTCTTTTGAAATAACTAGGAAATAAAAAAGAAGAATAACTAGAGACCTTAATCTCTAGTTATTTTTTTCTCCTTTAATATAGCATTCCATCATCTTCATCTTTAGGTTTCCAATAGTCTTCAATAGTCCTATAATCACTCAAATCAGAATAATTATTACTCAAACTACTATTTCTATTCTTAAATGGATTCTTTTTTCTCAAATTAATATTACTTGGCATTTTACTTGTAACTTTCATTACAACATCTGCAAGTTCTAAATTATTATTACTTTCCTCTATAATTTCAGGTAAAGTTAAATTAACCTTTATACCGTTTATTATTTTAGTACATTTTATCTCTTGCCAACTATAACCAGTATTATCAAATTTATCTACAAGTGTCCAACTAAGTTCCCCTTCACGGTCTAAGAATATTTCTTGGTCTTCCATTACACCAAGTTTATGCTCTCCCATGGTTTCAAACTTAATTTTATGCATATCAACTACATAATTAAACTTCTTATATACATTTTCTCTATATAATTCATCAAATATAAGTCCATATGCATGAAGTCTTGCAAATATCCTATCATCATGTGCACCTGATTTTGCTTCTACTCTACCTTTTTCACCTTTAGTTCTCTTAAGTGTCTTTATCTCATCTAAAGCTTTAGGGTGACAGAATGTATAAGGTTGAAGTTCTACAAGTTGAGGAAGTAAATTCTCAGTCATCCATTTACGTCTTCCATTCACATGAGAACCCATTATAGTTTTAGTATCTCTTGTTATATTCTTATCAAATCCTCTTATAGTTCTATCATTTAAGTCTTTATTATAGAATATAGTATATCCAAATAGTGTCTTAGCATACTTAGGGTCACGTTCAAGTGCAGGAAGTATATCTTGTCCAGGTCCATCCCATTCTAAAGCACTTATAATAAGTATATTAGGATTAGATTTCCATATTAAATCACAAATAGTTTTATATACAACAGGAAAATCTATTGCAAGCAATGTATTGGTTGCATATTCAAATATAGGCATACATGTTTCCATATTCATACCAAAAAACACAGTACTATCTCCAGCTGAACCATGTGCAATATCTATACCCATACATAAAACGTTTACTTTCTTAAATTCATCTTCAAGTCCACTACTTCCATTACTTCTTATATAATCTATCATATATCTATTATCTAAGAAATGTGTATCCCATTTAACAGCATCTATCCAGTTTTGAACTCTTTCTATATGTTCTTGAGTATATAAACTGTCTGCCGAACTACTTATCCATTCCATAAGTATTTCGTTTCTAAATTTAGCTGCAATTGGTATCTTTCTACGTCTATCATCATACCAAGCTTCACTCATTCCAAGTTCTTGATATCCGTATTCAACAAAGAAGAAATCCATTTCACTACTTGCAAATAAATAAGTGTGTAAGTTAGAGTAGTTCATTCCAAATAATTTATTATCAAACTTACATATCTTATTAGTTACAACATCATACATCTGTCTTCCAGCAAGTGTAGTTAAATCTCCTGCTGTTGAAGCATAATGTATAGAGTGTCTTATTCCTTTCTTTCTTGCAAAGTCCATAGTTGCAGTAGTTGCAAACTGAATACCACTCATTGCAGCCATTATACATTTAACGAAGTTAAATTCATCAAATAACAGAAATCTTAAACGACGTCCTCTTCCTGCTCTTGCTGCTTGTTGTTCTTGAGGAGAAACAGCTATTGCTACAAGTGTGTTATTAAGTTGCTGATTTTTACTTTCCTTACTACCAGACTTAGAAGAAGGTTCAACATTTTTATATTCAACACCTTTCTTTCTACGATTTACTATTTGATGAAAACGTAAGAATTCAGGAAACTCATCAGCTATTTCTATAACTTCCCGTTTATTATCAAGTGCTCTTGAATATTCATAATGCAGAAATCCACACTCAAAGTCTGTGCTACCATAAGCATATTCATACGCAAGTAAGTGGTTTACTATATAAGTTTTACCTATTTGTCTTGGTGCTGATAAGAAAGTATTAAAATTCTGACAGTACAGCCATATAAATGTAAATTGCTGTATAGTCATTTCAAATCTTTTAGATTCACCGTTTTTAGTAATTCTTGCACACTCTCTCATGTGAAACCAAGGATTTACCATTCCTTCTTTTGCAACCTTAACTTGCATTTCAGGAGGCAAAATAGACATAGTATCTATTCCAAGTAGGTCTCTATCAAATAAAATAAGATGTATTTTATCATTAAATTTTATCTTTGATATTTCTGAGAACTTCTTAAGATACATATGGAAATCCCAAAACTGTTTATTTCTTGTAATCATATCATAATAAACAGTTTTAAATCTACCAGTAAGCTTACCATTTTCATCTACATCTATATATACATCCCACATATCATCAGGAAGTCCATCTACATTATAAAACCTCTTTTCTTCTTCTGATATAATAGCATGATTTATCTTATCAAAGTTACCGTTAAGTATCTTGTGATATGGTATAGTTTTTGGAGTTTCTTCTGCTGTATCTTTAACAGATAAGTATTCCTCAGTCATATCAAGTGCTGATTTTTTAAACTCCAAATAACCTTGATAGTCAAGGTTTAAAAGTTCATAGTAATATTCTTCAGTTTCTTCATCTGTTACCTTATCTGCTATAGTCGCAATATAAGCGTTATAATCAGTTGACATTACAAGTTCTTTAGTAAACTGATAGTTCGACCCATTCTTTTTAAGCCAAGCCTGAAACTTTATACTTTCTTCACTTATATCATCAAAATACATGTCATACATATTCATAAAGTTACCTCACAAAATAAACCATCCCCTATTTCTAGGAGATGGTTTTTATTATTAGTAATTAAAATCTGCTCTTGCAATACCATAAAGTCTAGTTGCTCTTTCTCTGAAGAAGTTCCTATCTGACAAAGCATTTCTTATATCATACATTTGGTCTTCTAAAGCAATTGCAAGTGCTTGAAAAGCCTCATCATTTTTATATTGGTTTCTATATACACCAATAACTCTTATATAAGATGCTATCTTTCTTAAAACTACACTTTGAGTATTAACGTCTTCACAATTCATTGCATCTGATTTAAGTTTTATAGCTTCAGATTCAAGTTTTCTATATCTTTGTGCTACATTTTGTGGAAGTTTACCTATTAACTTAGCAACAGACACATACTTAACATCTTTATCTTGCTGATTTATTCCTTCAACAGCAGGTGATGCAACTGGAATAATATCATTTTCAGAAAACTCTATTATATCGTCAACTAAATCACCAGAAACTATCTTATCAACAGCAGTTTCTGTATCTTTTATAAATTCATCCCAATTTATTAAATCAGATTTATCTATATCTATTTCATCAGGAAGTTGACCTGCTATATCTTGTACTGATTCAAGTGCTACATCAAGCACATTAAGATTTCTAACTCCTCCATTTAACTGATACACAGCCATGTCAGCAGATAGTACAAAGCTTCTCTTAAGTGTATCTACTCTATCAATAGTCTTTCTTAAGATATAATCTATGTATCTAAGACTATGTTGCTCATACATAACTGCTGGTCTTGATATAACTTCATAAGCTTGAGTTATACCTTCTGTTTCAGATACTCTAGATAAAGCTATTTCTAAATAAGATACCATATCATTTAAACTTCTTATAATAGTAGAAGTATTACATTCATTTATACTATCATAGAAAGTTTTGTATACAAATAAAATCTTAGTCATATTAACTATGTTAGAACTTACATACCTAGGTCCTTCAAAGTTTCTTCCTCTTCTTAACTTAACAAGTCCAAGATTTGATAGTACTCTTACAAAGCTAACATGGTTTAATATAAATAGTATAGCTTTTTGAATAAGTGTTTCTACTATATATTCATCATAAAGCTCTTTATTCTTAAGATATCTTTCATTACTCATAAATCTTACAAGTAAAGTAGAAAATTCAAACATAAAAGTTCTACCTTCTGTAAAATCATCATAGTTTACCTTACTACCTAAATCCCATCCTACCATACAAGCAGACCTTATATCAAAAGACAGCTTATTAGAAACACCGTCATCATTATCTATATAAGAGAATGCTCTTGAAGATTCTATTTCTTTTTCTATAGTCATTTTAGACCTAGGACCAGTTTTAATATCTCCATATAAGTTAAACTCATACTCTTCAGTATTAAGGTTTGAATCTAGATTTCTTGATTCAAATCCACTTGATTTATATAGTTCTCTTAAAGCTTTTAATTGGTCTTCTCTAAATAGTTTAGTAATAAAAGCAATGTTTTCTGTATTCTTATCATTATTTTTATCATTATAATAGAATCCATTTGAATCTTTAAGCATTATATTAAGTGTATATAGAAGAGACGGACTACCATCTCCATTTCTAAATAATCTACTTATTGCATCAGTACATAAATTATTTAATACATTTATAGCATCAGCATTTTCATTTACAAACTTATCATATTGAGCCTTATTAACTGGATTATAAATCGTTTTAAAGTAATTCATATATTCCTCCTTTTATTTTATAATTTGTATAAACGTTATAAAATTGTTTCGACTAGACTGCTATAAAAACAAATAAGAAGTTAATCAAACCCTTGAATATCAAAGGAAAATTAAATAAAGGAGGTTAAATAATGGTTGAATTAACTGAGTTTATCATTGCATCACGTGCTAATAAAATCTTACGTAATTCAAGACTTACAGATATTTCATATACTGGACTCAATAAAGCTGAGTTTGGCTTTTATAAAGATACAACAGAAAACTATCTTAGTAAGCTAACTTCTCCTGAAAAATCTTATATGATGCAAAAGAGACTGGAAGATGTATTATTTTTATTATTTCCAGGAACTACTTGTAATAGATTTGTAGGAGTTGAAGATACAACTGATACAAGATATTACTACCCTATAACAGTTGCAAATATTACAATAGATGAAAAGAAATCATTTATACCGTTCTTCTTTGGAGAAGATACATTATTTGCTATATCACCATTTTTAAAACTTGATAATAAACCCACTCGTATAGGTGATAACTTTGTAATGCCTATCTGTAAAATATCAGAACTTGATGTAGAACTTACATTTTCTGAATTTGAAGAATGGCTTAATAAAGAAACTGATAATGAGAGTTGGTTATATGGTAATGCAAGTTTGTCTGATAGATTTAATTTAGTAGTTAAATCAATAAATGAGATTGTGTCACCTATATCAGAAGCTATTAAAAAGGCATTCCCATCTTATGAATATAGTGCAGAATGTGAAGTAGTTTCTGTAAAAGAACCTGGTTATTCTAGAATATATGAAAAATTTGGGATAGAGGCAGAATTATTCGTAGATACAGAGTTAGGACTTCTTAAAAATCCTGATGATATAATAAAAGAGATAGACTTTCTTCCTATAGTTTTAAGACATGAAACTACAGAAACTGGAGATAAAGTTAGTTACTTAACTATGTCTTTAATTGAAAAGAAGGAAGCAGACGGTTCTCAAAGAATATATCGTAGAATTAATCTTAATACTAATGACGATAATTCAATGGAGATAGGAGGTAGCACAATAAACTCCGATGCTTCTAAACATGTAATAAATGATTTATTAGTACTTCGTGATACAGGGTCTATTTATCCACTTATTAATATAGATGAATTTGCATATTATTATAATGGTTCTGTTTGTTTTATTAAAGACGGAACTATACTACAAGGATTTAAAATAGAAGACCTTTACGAAGTAGTAAAAGGATATCCAGAAGTATCTGAGTCAAATGCAGTTACTGAAGATGGATGGGAATATATAAAAGCAGAAGAAAGTATAAAAGATATAGTTTCTTCTCTTAAGGTAGTTGGAATAAGAGCTGGTTCTACTTTATATGGAATAATAGCTCCTATATTTAAACTTCCTAAAGAAATAGTAGTTGATTTCTGGAACTTTATAAGAAGAGCATTCTTTATGAAGCAAAATAATGCATCTAAGGAATTAACAGATGAACTAAGAGTTAAAGCCTTAAACGATGACCTTGATGTGTATACTGACAAACTTAAAAGATGGCTTGAAATACCTGTTCTTGGTGTCGCTTCTTGCTTTATAGCAGGAGGAGTATTCTGGGGATGTGTTATTTGGTATATAATGAATAAAATATCTAAAAAGTATAGAGCAAAAGCCATGGAACCATTAGAACATCAGATAAATACTTCTATTCAAGTAGTTGATATGAAGATAAGATTTGCTGAATCTGAGGGGGATACTAAAAAAATCGAAGAGTTAATGCGTTATCGTGGACATCTAGTACTTATGAAACATAAAACTGAAGACTATAAGAAGGAACTTACTGGTAAAGATCAACTTCAATACAATAAAGTACAAGAAGTTGAACGTACTGGTGGAGGATATTAATATTTTATTAGGGAGAAAATGTTATTTATTCTTATTCTTGTAAAGGAGGTATTATGTATTATGATGGATGGTATAAAACACTACGTAAGTCTAGCTCTAATAACAGTTCTCCTATTCTTAGCGACTCTAATAGTGAGAAATCAGGAGAAGATAGACCACTTGGAACAAACTCTGAAGAAATAAACTATGCACTTGAGGGATTTTTTGCAACATATAATGAGGATGATATTACAATAAAAACTAAATCTAAATACTCTAAAGGTTTTGAAGCTGATGACTTCGGTGATTTAGGTGGAGATACAACTGAAACTGAAGATGAAGGAAGTGGAGATGATGGTGGTTTTGATGACGTATCTGAAGATACTGGTGATATGGGTGATAGTGGTGAGGATAATATGTTTGATGATATGGGCGGAGGAGATGACTTCGACAGTTTTGGAGACGATACTGACTCATACTCAGATGAAAACGGTGGTGAAGGCGGCAAAAAGAAAAAGTCTTCAAAAGTATCAAGAAAAGAAGCACTTAACGAAACGTATGACCAATCAACACAAATAAGAGAAGTACTTGAATTTCCTAAGAAATTTCAAACTTTGCGTAATGTAATTGCTTCTAATACAGATATTGCCTTATCACAAACACACACTAACCCTAAAGTTGAAGCTACTATTAAAAAAGTAGGTGAAAGATACCAAGACCTTTTAAGAAGCATAGATTTATATATGAAATCAATGAGCACTAAATTATATGAAGATTTGTGGAGTGATTACATAGAGTTTCATACAATAGCAAAATCTTTAAAACTAAGTTTTGAAGCTTTAATAGCTGTCTAAAACTTGCAAATTAACAATCGTTTTGATAAAAATACTTAAAGGATAATACCTTTAAAGTAATAAAATATACTTTTAATTATCTAAGGAGGTAACAAATGAATCAATATAACGAATCTAATCTATTTTTTGGATTAGAAAACATGGACATGCTTGATGCAATCGCTGCTGGAAAAATAACTCCAAAAGAAGGAGAATATGGTTCTAACTACGAAGGCGGACTTGAAGCAGAACTTGAAAGATTAAATGAAGAAGCAGACAGATATAAAGGTGAAGCAACTCTTATAGCTTTAGAATGTGTAAATGCAAATAGAGCCTATGAAGAAATTGCTAAAGGTACTGATATCGTGACTGCATTCAGAATGTATGGTTTTGAAGCTGAAGATGGAAAAGACCCTAAAGAAGCTGTTTCTAAAGACGGTATATTTAAAACTATCTGGAAAGCAATAGTTGGATTCTTCTCAAATATCATATCTTATCTTGCTCACTTATTAAAGATAAAAAGAATATCTGGAAAAGTATTTGATGTTATATATGCTGATGCAGATAAAATGATTAAAAAGTTAGAGGCTGTAAAAGATAAAGTTAGTGATAAAGTTGATGGTAAAGTTGCTTTAACTAAAGACATCAAAGGTAACTGGGATAAAGTTGAAGAAGTATATAAACCAGGAAGAGCAACTGATGACAAAGGTGTTGAACTTGACTTAGGAAGCACTGATAATATTGACTATAAGAAAGTTAAAGACTTCGTTGATGGATATGCTGAAAAATTTGGTATAAAAGATACAGCAGGTAAATTAACTGTTGATGCTATTGAAGCTCAATTTGCTAAACATGAAGAAGCTTTAAAATTAAGTGGAGCTGAAGATAAAGGTGGAGAAGAAAGTATTTCATCTGCTTATGGAAAAGCTATAAAAACATTAAAAGAAATAATGGATGCTTCACGTGATAGAAAAGGAAATCCTGAAGGTGGACAAGGTGACGCTATCAGACACTTTGAAAAAGCATTTGATGGATGTAAGAAAATGCACAAAGCTATTAAAGCTAAAATTGATGAAAATAAATTACCAGAAGATGTATCTAAAGAGGCTTTAGAAACATTATCTGAATCTTTAAAAGCTATGGGTAAATTATGTGCAAGACAAGCAAAAGTTTATAATTTCTGCTTAAGAGATTTTACAACATTAACTGGATATGCTATAAAAGATGGTTCTGCTGTATTATCTAAATTAAAATAATATCTTAATCAAATAAAAAGGGAGGAGTGAGTACATGTTCTATGTAACAAGAGAAGAAAATAAAGAACTCATGAATACAATCATAGATGGGTTTGAATCATTTGAGATGTCAGAACTTAATGATATGATTGACTCTAACCTTGAAACATTAGCTGGTTGTGAAGCTTTACACGAAATAAGTGAAGCAATAGCTAATTTTGGTTTTGATATTTATGGATTTGAAGCAAATGGTGTAGGAGTTGAAAGTAGAATTAGAAAAGCTGTAAAGTTTATAAAAGACCTTATATTCAAAATAGTTAACTATATAAAACTATATTTCAACTCCTATGCTAAAAAATTAAAAGCTATTAAAACTGAGTTAAGAGAGCTTAAGGTTGCTTTAGAAGCAGCACTTGAATTAGGAGAAGATTTACCAGCTAAAGTTAAATCACTTTGGGTAGACTGGATAGATAAGCATCCTAGTAAACAAGATGAGTATTTTGGTAGAACAGATGTTGTATTCAAATTCCTTGGTAACTGTGGAGCTCTTAAGGACTATAAGATAGTAACTAAAAATAAAAGTTCAAATGATGTGCTTTCTGAAGCCTATACATTTATAAGAGAACTTATGTATCAACTATACTATAGCAGTAACGGAACAGATGCTGATTTAGCTGGTAAAGGTTCTATAAAGAGTCTTAAGACAGTAACAGATGCATACAATGAACTTACAACTATATTAAAATCTGACCAAGTAGTAAAAACTACTAATCCAGAGATAATAAAAAACTTAAAAGAAATAGGAACTAAACCATTTGAGTTCTTAGAAGATATAAGCTTCAAGGTATTTGCGTCAGCTAAAGTAGAGAAAACTTCACTACCTACTGACCATAATACAATTGAGATACTTAGGAAATACTTAAAAAGTACAGAACTTCTAATAGAATGGCTAGAATATTCACCTAGAAGTCTAAGTGAAAATCCTGTTAAAGTTGAACTTGAAAATAAAGATGAAGATATTACAGCTTATTCAAAAGAGCTGTTAGGTTATACAAAGGACTTACTTGCTAAATTTAGAGAATTCTATGGTAAAACAGCAAAGTCTGCATTTTTACATGTAAAAATGTTCCATAGAAATGCACTTTATGTCCTTGAACAAATAAAATCTAATAATAACGATTAAGGAGGAATTAAGTAATGAACGAAAGAAGACTTGCTGATGGTGTCATAAAAGAAATTTTCGCTTATGAAAGCATCAATGGAGCATTATCAAATAAAACATCAAAAAGAAAAAATGGAGAAGATTCATCAAATGCATTCTTAAATATGACTGGAGTTAAAAGATGGGGTGCTGAAGATTTACAAAGCATCTGTTCTGTAATCAGACAAAGACAACAACACATGCCTGATACAGTTCTATTCTCTCCTGAACAAAGAAGAGCTGCTGAGTTTGTACTTGCACAAGAAGCAATAAATAAAGCTGTAGATGCAGCATTAACATCTAAATCAGTTTGGGATAAATTACCTAAAGCTATGCAAGATGTAGCTGGATATGCAAAAGCTGCTTATGATAAAGAAGCTGCTGTATTAAATGGAGCAGAAAATGCTCAAAATGAATCAAGATATGCAACTGAGTGTAAAGCTGAATGGGCTAGAAATACAGTTAAAGACATCTTATTCACAGGTATGGCATCTGTTGTAAATGGAGCTGCTGAAGGATATGTAAACTTAACTACTGGAACATATATGCAAGGTATAGAAAGCTTACAAGCTGGTTCTGCTTATGCATTACACTATCCTGTACTTGAATTCTATGCACAATGGGTAAATGCTGCTGGATGTATCTGGTCTAAACTTGTTAAAACTGTAAATATGTTATCTCCTGAATCTTCTATGCCAATAGAACATAAATCACAAGTTTATGTATTCAGAGATAAAGATAATAAGAAAATTGCTGAAGTAAAGCGTGAAGACTACTTCAGATTTATGGATATGAATTTATTAAAAGAAAAGAACTTACTTAAAAATACAATTGATATCTATAATCAATTACTTAAAAAATTAGTAATCAAAAAGGCAGATTTTGGTAAGAAATTATCATTATATGACCCAATCTCTGGAGCAGCTACTGCAATATTAAAACCATTACAACAAGCAATATTCTCATTTGAAATAAGTGAGTTATTACTAAATGGTGAAACATCTGGAGCAGCTACAAACAAATTCCAAGGAAATATCTATGATTATGACGGAACTCCTATTCAAGGTACTCCTTTAACAGAATTCCATTATAATGGTAGAGCATTATTCTTAACACCAGATGCTACAAAACCAGCTGACCAATATGTGTTAACTATACATTTTGAAGCTAAATTAAATGAAATCTTTATAGCTTATACAAAGACTAATAACACATTACCTGATATAGAACAAATCCAATTTGATGTTAAAATTCTTGACTTACCAAGACTTGAAACAGCAAATTCTCAAATAGAAACAAGAACATACAAAACTAATATTACTGCTGGTCCTGTAATATTAAGAGAAATCAATTTCAACCCAGAATACAATAGTTTCTTAGAAGCTAAAACTGGTTCTGGTAAAATAGTTGAAGATGAAATCAATGCTAGAACTGAAGAATTATCTAACATTGCAGAATCTATGTTCACAGAAGGATATAAAGCAATGTGTAAAACTATCAAAGAACAAAGAAAGAAAGAAGATGCTGATTCTCAATATCAATCTTATGTTTTCTGGGCACATGCTAATATGGACCTACAAGAAGCAAATGCTTTAATGAAAGGTGAAAACTACAATATGAGAATGAGTAGAGTATTCCAAGAATTATCTACTTCATATTCTAACTCAGCAAACACAAATGCTGTAGGAATGAACATTTGGTGTCATGTTGAAAGCTTGAACCCATTAAATCCTGCTATGATGCCTGTAATTGGAACAGTAAACTCTGATACAGCAGGAGACTTCTTAGGAGTAGTTTCTCCAGTAGAAGCATATGTATTCACAGCTGGTACAAACAACGGACCATCACCTGTAAAAGCAGTTATAGTTGGTACTAAAAAAGCGGATGATAGACCTGACAGAAATAAAGCATATCTTGATGCACAAGCTGCAATTGGAGGAGCTCCAGCTGTTCCTACTCAAGACCAAATTTCTGCACATACTATATATAATTACAATATATCTCCACAATTTGCAGAACCAAACTTAGAAACTCATTTCATGACAAGAGTTGCTCTATCTATGACTGACTCTTCAATGGGATATAGAAGTGCTAGTATACCTAACATTCCACATATCCAAATGAAATCTGGTTTCAAACACCAAGTAATTAAAGGAGCAGGAGGACATTTAGCTATTAAAGGTTACATGGCACCTACTGTTAATAACTGGAAATAATATAAATTTTGAGGAGGGGACGAGAGTCTTCTCCTCATTATTTTTTATCGCAAATTTAAGGGAGGTAATATAAATGAATCTTATAAGAAATAAGATGATAGGTGCTGGTATTGATATATTTGGCTCTAATATGATAGCAGATATAAGCAATATCTCACTTATAGGACTTGAATCAGATGGTCAAGTACTTCAAGAATACACAGCAAAGACACATTTCTTAGCTGGAATTACTATGGACCAAGTAATGAAACTTAAATCAGGACTTATGTATTTAGAGTTCTGGACACATGGAATAGACCATACAAAACCTACTATAAATAGAAGATGGTATCCGTCTGATAAGATGAGAGAAGGATTAGGTGCTGATGCTATTATAAAGCAACTAAATCAAGGTGGAATACCTGGATGTGCAGAACACCCACAAATAAAGGCAAATGAAAGAGCAAAACCTGGAGAAGCACCAAGTCAAAATGAGCTACAAAATATAATAAGTGATATCACATTTATAGACCCAGCAAGAGTAACTCACTATATAGTTGGATATAAATGTTTTGAAGATAGAACTATATTTAAGATAAGAACAGCGTTAAAGAACCTTACTATAGTTAATGATATACTAAATGGAAAGATACCAGCATTTAGTATAAGAACACATGGTCTTTTTGTACCTGACCCTGCATTTGGTGGGTGTCATAAAGCGGCAAAGATTAACTTTGTTACTATAGATTATGTAGGAAACCAAGCAGATGTACGTGCTATTGCTAATCCTGAAATGGAAGTAGTAGATGTAATATCAGGCGAAAAGATGAGACTTCAAGTTGATAGTAGAATAGGAAATGAAAATGATATGGAAATTAATAACTTCTATAAACAAAATGACATTTGGGTTAGAAAAGAAACTACTGCACTTGAATCAGCATTTAATCATGGAATTCAAATATCAGTAAAAGCTACAGAAAAGGAAATGTTACAAGAAGTATGTAGAAATGTGTGGTGATAGTATATGAACATAAATGTTCTTATATATAGAATTAAAAAAGCTATTGGACTCAATGGTGTACTTAAGAATATTTACTCTGATTATAAAATAAGGGATAGTATTATGAGTAGTTTAATTGAGTTCAATAGACACAGTGGATTTGCGGTTGGATATACATTAAGAGAGTTACTTCAATATACAGATAGGAGTCAAAATGACCAACATTATGCAATAGGTCAATATAAAGATATAGTAGTTGCGATACCACCTGATTTAATGAAAGGTATAGAGGATGCAGGATGTAGAATAAAGTCTTGCAGAATGTATGAGATGCAAAATGTAATACTTACTCTTAATAATAGAGTTAAAAGAGGTATAAAGGATTTAGCTTGGGATATGTCAAAACAAGAGATGTATACTTGGAATGAATCTGATATGCAGATAATGTATCGTGCACCTAATACAATAGTTCTTGAAAACTGTTCTTATATAATAGACCTTTTATATGATAAAGAGATACAAATTATATGTGAACATCCAAAGAATCTATCCACAATTACTATTAATCTTGAATCTAGATTTGAAGAACTTTGTAAGCTTGATTTAATGATTGATATGTTTAATAATAATCTTGCATTTTTAAAACTTGATATAGGTAATGGTGCAATAGACCCACCTTTACAAGATTTTCAAAATGCAACAGATAATAAAAAACAGTTACTAGAAGAGCTAAGAATTAGAGGCTCAATAGACAACATACAAATGTAACGGAAATAAATAATATAAATAACCTACTCTGGTGTTTCCAGAGTAGGTTTTGTGTCCGCAAATTATTTAGATTGTGTTCTACGTAATTTACGCCTCCTTGCTATGTTCCTAAATAGATTTCTTCTAAGGATTAATTTCTTTGATGTAATCATGACATCTAGTGGTCTTCTTATGTATGTGAACATAGAAGGTTTTTGATATATTGGTATTTCCGAAGACTTCTTTATATCTTTCACTTCATCCTTTATTTCATCAACTTTTTCCTTATCATTATTTATAATAGCACTTTGTATACTAAGTAATAATTCATTAAGAAGAGACCCTTTATTTGTAACTTTTAGAGCAAAGGAAGTTATCCTAGAAAATAACACACGTAAGATAGCGTTCCCTATCTTTATAGTAGCACTCCTTAAAGTAGCATTTTGCATACAAAGGTAGAAAATACCAAGAAAGCCACCAAGTTGCAATCCTGACGTTTTAAGGTGGTCTAAAACTACTTCAAAAACTGACGCTAGTATATCCATCTAAATCTCTCCTTTCCTTACTAGATTTATACCAAATTTTGTTTTTAATGAGGTTAAAATAAAAACAAGCATATATTGTAACTTGATTAAAAATAAAGTTATGGAGGTAATAACATGAAGAAGAGATTACTTGTTACAGCAGATATTCACTTTGAAAAGATACCAGAAGATAAAAGAGATGCCTTTAAAAGCTATTTAAAGGGGTCTATAATCGAATCTTTACCTGATATCTTTATAATTGCAGGTGATACAGCAGATTCACGTAATTTAAGAGCAGAAAGCAATGACTTTCACCAGTTATGTGATTTTGTAGAGGAGATTAAAGATGTATGTAAAAAACAAGGGACTACATTTGTAGTACTTAGGGGAACACCAAGTCATGACGGAGATATAATGCAAAATGTATGTTCTTTTATGAAAGAAGATATTCTCTATATAGATTCTATGTGTACACAAAATATAAAAGGACTTAACATAGGATTTATACCAGAGCTGTATTATTCTAAATACGATGATTTTTTATCTGATTTACAAACTAAAATTGCATTCTCACAAGATGTAATTATATTCCATGGTATGATGGGATTTGCAATACCAGCAGTAAAACAACATGATTCACAATGGAACTTACATAGAAATTTAGTAATGAAACACAAAGATGTTGAAGACTATGCAAAATGTATAGTTATAGGAGGACATGTACATAATTTTATGAGTACATCTAAAACATATTATACAGGAAGAGCTATAAATAGTCCTGGTGAAGTGACTTATAATCGTGTATTTGGGGTTCAACTTGTAGAAGTTGACACAAATAGTAGGGAATATACATTAAAAACTATTACCAATAATATGGTAAAGGATGTTAGAAAAGTTGAGATTAGTATGGTTACTGATAATATAGATGAACTTATAAAAGAATTTAAAGATAAAAATACAGAAGAATTTAGATTTGTTATATCTATAAATAGTTCAAACGAAACTATGAATAAGTATAATGAATTTATAAATACAGTTAAACCACTATATACACAAATAAAACACATAAGTGAGGAGAAGAAAGTTTCTACTATAAAGATAGATACTAATGATATAGATGAGCTTGTATATGAGTTTTACAAAATGAAAACCAATGAAACTATATCTGAGTCACTAGCAAAAGAAATAGAACTTAAATAGGAGGTGATTACATGGATAATGAGTTATTAGGAGAACTACTTACATATATAATATCTGACCCGTCTGATGTAGTTTTTCTAAGAGGAGTTAAAGAAGGTATAAGTTATATTCAACCACAAGATATAACACCTGAAGTTCCTATACTTGATAGATTTATCGAAGACTTATTAACATCTAAGATAGAGCTTCAACGTGAAGCAATGAGAATGTATGTTAATTATGGATTTTCTGATACAACTAAGTCTTATGTTTCTATTATAAATGGAAGTAGAGTTAATAAAGGTTATAAACTTGATTTAATAGATAGACTTAATGCAACTACTATAGTAGGATGTCTAAATCCTATAGTTGATGTACTTCAGGATGAACTTATATCTTTGGAAGCAGGTAATCCAGGTAAATCAAGACGTCAGTATCAAGAAGATATTTTAAAATACATTCAAACATTATCAGATAGGTCGATTATATTGCAAAGAGATAAAGGTGCTGGAAACTCTATGATAATAGACCCAATTAATGGAATACAGAATTCTGACCCTGTTATAGAGCAGGCAGAACGTGAACAAGCACTGCAAATAAAATCAATTCCAGCAATAGACCAACTTGTAGGTAATGGATTTAGACCAGGTACACTCTCTATGATATGTTGCTTGTCTGGTCATGGTAAGTCTCTTATAATGCAAAATGTTGCAATATATGCATCTATTAATAATAAACCAGAAGATTTAGCGTTTCAAGAAGGAAGAACACCTTGTATACTATTTGTATCATATGAGATGAAACTGATACAACTTCTACAAAGACAGCTATCTTTCTTTGGTGTTGATAAGAATATAATTTATAAAATACCAAAAGAAGAACTTAAAGATAAACTTAATATGATTATGATAGAAGAAGCAAAAAGACATGGAGTTAAACTTCCTCTTATATATGATGACCAAATAACTATAAATGAAAACTCAACTGGTAGACCAACTGCAGATGATATAAGACGTAGTATAAAACGTTATCAAATGCAAGGATATGAACCTATAATGGTAGTGGTTGATTATATTGGTCTTATGGGAGTTAAATCAAGAGTAGGACAGCAACTTGGTACAACAGGTGGAGATATATCACAAGCTTTATCTTTAAAAGCAATAGAACTTCGTCAAGTAGCAATAGAATACAAAATACCTATACTTACAGCACAGCAACTTGATACCGAAGCTTCTATGATGTTTGGACAAATGCAGGCATATACAAAACTTATAGACCCTATTGTAGCTATGGGTGATAATATGCTTAGAGGTTCTAAACAGGTTAAAGATAATTTGGAAATACTTATGTATGGAGATGTATTTAAGATACAAAGACCAATAGACCCAGAGTCTCCAGATAGACATATAAGATACGATACTTATGTATCACTTGATATTAAAAAAGATAGAGATGAAGTTGCAAGGTATAAACTATCTGAACGTGATATAGAAACAGCAGATAGCTATAGACGTATCACAGAAAAGATACGTAATGATGCACAAACACGGCGTTTCTTTAGAGAACCAGAAGTTGCAACCTGTGTTATACCTCTAATAGAAGGTACTATGAAACTTCATCCAGATGACTATGGTAGAAGTATACGTACATATTACTGTAATTCTATGGGAACACAGATAGATTTGAATGCACTTAAAGATACAAATGAAATAGATTTGGAATTTGAAAATGCAGAAAATGACTTTGAAAATGAAGATTTTGAATAGTCTTCTATTTCATAATACTTACATATAATATATTGAAAATCAAGTTAGTCAGACTTGATGTTTTAGCTAAAATATAATAAATAAACAGGAGGTAGTAAAAATGGCTGAAAAAGATATTGGAACAGGCAGAATGGTAAAGGAAGTTGACAGTTACTTAAAGAGTGTAAGTTCTACAAATTGGGACTACAAAAAGGAAGATTTAGGATTTAGAACTAGATTTTTACTTACATACTTTAAACCTGTTAATGGTGAGAGTCTACTTGAATATTATAATAAGATACTTAAAGGTATTAATGACAGAAGATTTTTAGAATCTTTTGCAACTACTGATTTCTTAGAAATGACTCAAGAAGACCAAAATGTTATTATTGATATGGTAGTACAATTTATAAACTATGCTGACAGAGGAAACTTAATTGAACTTGTAAATCATACAGTAAATTCAGACTTTGTTGGAACAGTTTGTGAACTAGGTGCAGGTAGAACAACTGAAGAACCTAGTAAGTTTAAACATCTTGAAGATTATATAGGAGAGTTGGATGCAGATGATATTCCAGTTTTACTAGAAAGAATTAAAGATGTAGGTGTTATGGCTGATGAAGTTAATGACTTAGCATCAGGTCTTCAAGTAGGAGCACCACTTTTGATTGCTGAAATGAGAAATGCTAACTTTTCAGCTGAACTTGAAAACATGGTATTTGATATGATAAGTTCAGTTGATTTATTACAAACTCTTATTTTGGTAATTAAGAAACTTAAATATGTTTCTAAAAGAGGTGGTGGAAGAGTAATACAAGGTGGATATAACCCATCTAAATCTTCTTACATTGGTGATATAGGTGATAGAGTAGATGATTCAAGAAATGCATTATCTAGAGAAGAAATAGAAGATAAGCTTGATAACATCTATGGATATTTAGAAGATGTAGTTACAAGACCAGTAGCTGATATATTTAAAGATTTAGTTGAAGGAAGTAAAAACTATGTTCAAGTAGGTTCAGATATAATAGCTATATTATCTGGAAGACCTCACGATGTAAGTGATAAACTTGCATATATTAAAGCAAGAGTGTTTGAAGGACTGAATCAAAAAGTAGAAGCTTTAGGAGTATCTATTAATACTGATACTAGCATCCTAACACAAGCATTCTATTATTTATCTGCACTTGCTGGTTCTACTAACCCAGTAGTAGATGTTATGAATGTACTTGGAACATCAACAAGACATGATATAGTTGAACCAAGAGACTTTGAAATAGGTTCTCTAATGCAATATACTTACTTAACAAATGATACAACTCCACTTACAATATATGCAACTATGATGAAAGACTATAAATTAGGTCAATTAATTCAAGTTCTATATTCAAAAGACAAACGTGGAGATTACTTAATGAGTATTGAACATATGGAAGAACTTATCAAAGAAAAACAACCAAGATTTAATGGAGCATTCCAATTAACAGACATAAGAACAGCTCTTAATGTGTTCTCAGGTGGTGTTAATAAAGGATATGGATTATCACAAGATGATTTACAAGAATTTGCAGAACTAATTTTAGCTGCAGTTAATGATTAAGAAAAGGAGGATTAATGTTATGGCTTTAGGTGATGCCTTTAGAGTTATTAAAAGTAACAGTGTAAGTAAACCAAAGACTTATGCTGATATAAGCAGAGAAAAGAAACGTAAAGGAACTACAAGTTATACAGGTAGTTATGTACCTGGAATGAACTTTATGAATACTCCTACAACAGTTGCTTGTAGGGGTACATTTAGTAAACCAGGTGATGATTATGTGCCAGTACTAACAAAAGCTCTTAAAACTAAAAAAGAGCTTGAAGAAATTGAAAGAATAGAATTAGAAAAAAGAGGAGGAAATAAAATGGAAAGAAGTTTGGCTGGAATATTAAATATGAAAAGAGGAAGAAGTTCAGTAGAAAAATATGGAATTGGTGTTGAAGGCAAGTCTACTAAGAAAGAAGGTGGACTTAAAGCTTTATTAGTAGATATTAAAGCTAATAAAGCATCTAGAAGTGGTTCTAGTGATAGAAGATATAGTACAGATAGAAGTGATGTAGTAATTGATAATGGAATGTTTGCACTTACAGCAGATGGTAAGTATATTGAAAAACAAGATGAAATTACAAACTCATCTATGAATATATTATCACTTATTCCTGACATACCTGAACAAATTGCAAACTCTGGTATAGAAGTAAACTGGGGTTATATGGTTTTATTAGAACTTGGAAATAACAAAGATTTCCAAGAAATTGCAACTGATGAAATTAAAAGAGGATTGAAAGAACTTGCAAAAGCAGTGTCAGATAGAGATACAGATAGAATCAAAGAAATATTCACAATGCTTGCAGAAATATTAGGTCCATACAGAAGTGTAATTCCTAACTCAGCTGTTGTAACATTTGCAGTTATAGGAAAATATACTAAAGATTTAGGAGCACCAAATACAAGAGGAGATGTACAAGAATTACCAGCTGAAGTAGTAGCAGCTATTGGAAACTTCAGAATCTATGTACATGAAACTTGCTTAAATAAAGCAAATAATACAAACATCTCTTCTAGATTACCAGATTACTTAATAGAAGATTTAAGAGACTTATTAGATGTATTCTCTACTGGAAACGTAGATGACATCTTAAGAGCTATTGAAGAAACTAAGAAATCAGCAAATATGTATTCACAACAAAATAAAAACATGTTTAATAATGCTGGAATGTTATCTCAAAACTTGAAATTACTTCAAGATACTATTACACAATATACTAAATCAAAAAGAGGTAAAAATAGATTTGGTATAAATACAACTGGTTCTTCTGAAAAATTTGGTATTAGTAATAGATATGGTGTTGTAAGTGATAGATTTGGTAAAACTGTAAACAGAGATGAAGGACTAGGACTTTCTAATACTTATAAAAGAGATGATGACGATGACAGATACAATGGAGAAGCATCACTTAGTATATTAAGAAGAAAAAATGGTTCTATTATAGACACAGATAGTGATTTTGAAAGAAGTAGAAAGGATGCAGAAAGAATGAATCCTTATGTAACTGGTAAAACTGGAATAGCTGATGGTGGACTTTATAAAACTTTAGGTAATAAAGATAGAGATAGAGACTCAAGAGATGAAGCAGACAGAGACCCATATGCAATGGCTAGAAGCTTAAAAGAATCTTGTGGAATGATATAAGTTAAAGAGTTGTGGAAGATTTGTAAGTAATAAATCTGTAAATCAGTAAAGGTGTAAGATAACATTCTACACAAATGAATAAACCTATATAGTACTTAAATCAAATAAGTATCAAATCAAAACTGATTAACAAACTATAATCAAATTCTAAAGTGGTACAAAACTTATGAGGAATGATAGACGAGGAGTCAGTTCTGTGTGGAATGTAATCTTGAAATAAGATAAAGAAGGAGGACTAATATGTATTTTGATATTAGAGAAACAGTTGAAAAAAGAAATACTTTATATAGAGTATTTAAATCAAATAATATATTTATAAGTGATTTCTATCCTTATATAAATAATAAAAATTACCCAACTATTCCTGTATCTGATATGAGTAAGAGACAAGTGTTTCCAATCTTTAAATCAGTAGGAGCATTGGGGAGAGTAAAATATGAATTATCTGAACCTGTTAAGTTCACAGGTTATTGTGTTGAATCAGAACTTGATTATAGTTTTAAATATAACTTTGAAAGATACAAAGAAGAATTTGAATATTATACAGATATCCTAAAAAGAGACGGATATGTAGTTTATTCAAGACCTGTAGAGGAATTATTTACATCATTTACTGATGTTCAAAGAGTATGTAGAGTAGGTGGAATGGTATCAGTAGAACTATCTGAACTATATCCATCTACTACTGTACCTGTAGTTAAAACACATGAAGTGTATGGAGATATCATGCCTCCAATTGAAAGCTATACTGTAAATTTAACAAGTCAAGTAGATTATGTTTCATTTACATTAAATACACTTCTTATGTTACATAACAAGCTTTATATTGCAAGAGGGTTCTCAGAAAATAATGAACCTATCTGGAAATATGACCCTATGGTTTTAACTCAACCTAACTTAAGAGCTAGAGTAAAAGCTATTACAAAAATAGTAATAAAAACATTGGGTAATTATAACTTAGAAGCAAGTTATGTTGAAGACTTACTAAATGGAAGAGCAAAAGAGGAAATATTTAGAAAGTACTTCAGTGAAATGAACTACAGATTTGGAATGAATGAATCGGAAGCAGCTCATTCACTTGTGTATTATGACACAGTAGAACCAGAATATAAAGAAAGCTTCAAAAATAAATTCAACATCACAACTCAGCAATTAAAAGGAAGAATTCTATATATAATTCCTGAAATAAATGATGAGAGAATTGAAGAGAGTATAAGTTTAAGTGGATTATTATAAGAGGAGGAAAAATAAAATGGCAATAACTAAACTATCAGCTGACTACGTAGCATTATCATTAGAACCTTTAATAAGAGCAGAAGTGTTTTCACAACTAAGACTTGAAAGATTAATAGAGTCTGTTGTAGGAGCACAAGCTTCTATTGGTCAAAAAAGAATAGTATCAGTTGACCAAAATGATAAAGATGCAGTTATTAAACTTGCATATAACTATGATGGTATCTTAGGTAATGCATGTGAATACTTATGTTATTTAAGATTACTAGGACTTGTAAAGAGTGGTGAACTTAATCCTGAAGATTTAGATTTATTTGCAGGTACTTTCCTTGTAAATGATTCACCATTTGTAATAAGACAAGAGTTTGGAACAGAATTTCCAAATGATAATGATTTTCAAAGATGGTTAAAAGATAACTATCCAGAAAAAGAACATAAACCTTGGCTTTATGTTTCTGAATATATCTTCTCTACACCAACATTAAGAGAAGATGCAAATAGAATTCAACAAATACTTTCAAAGTATTTCGTAGCAAGTGATGTACATGTTATGCAAGAACCTAAAAACTTTGCAATAAGATATGTACAAAATGGTGGAAGAACTGAAAGAAGACTTATGCTTATAGATATGGACAGTTGTGTTCCTATGTTTGAGGATGAAAAAGGAGATTTAATAGCTCCAGTTTGTCCTGTATGTGGTGGTGCAATGGTTTATGTACCAAATGTTATGAAACCTGGTCAAAATATAGAAGTACTTCAAAACCAATCTGGAGTATACACTTGTTTAAGACCAAGTTGTGTAAATGACATTCGTGGTATTATAGAAGATAATGGATATGCAGCAGATAACTATGATATTAGAGATAATAATGTATTTAGAAGATATGTTGAAGAAGATTGTAGTTTTGAGCTTATGTATGACATAGCTGCTTTATGTTATATCTATGCACCTATAAGAACATGTTATACAGTTGCTGAATATAAAAAGGCAGTAATAGAAGAACTAGGAGAAGATATAGTTGATGTTTGGGGAGACAAGATATACTCAGCATTCAGAAACTATCAAAACATTCTAATGGGTCAATACTTAGCAGCTAATTCAGGAGCAATACTTGACAGAAGTAAAGAACTTATAAATGACAGAACTTCTGTTGATTTTATAGATTATGCAAATAATATAGCTGAATATATACCAAGAAAGATAAATAATGACCCAATAGCTATGAAACTTATAGCAACATTGTACATACTTGCACTTTGTGGTGATGACTTCATAACATGTGCACAAATGTACAATGCTCGTTCAGCAAGAGAACTTGTTGAAGTAGGTCAAGATATACTTATGGCATCAGACATTGATAATATATCTGATTTATATAAATGGCTTTATGTTGTAGTATAATAATTTAACACCTGGGAGAAATCCTGGGTGTTATTTTTTTTAACGTAAATATATTAAGGAGGAATTATAATGAATTTAGAATGGAAAAGAAGAGAAATACCAAATGGATATGCTTACAGTATAGCCAAATTACCCAATGGTGGATTTATTGAAATATTTCATGATTCAAATGTAAATAAGGTATCAGTTGAAACTAGTTTTGGTGTATATAGTAAAGGAACAGCAAAAGGGATACCTCACTTACTAGAACACTGTATATTTAGTAATGTAATAGATGGTAAACCTATGTTTGAAGCAAGACCTAAACTTACTGATTTAGGAATTGATTTAAATGCCTATACTGAAATAGATGGAATAACTTTACAAGCAACATCTGCACATATTTTTGATAGTAACTTATATAAAACAGACGAAGAGTATCAAGAATTTGCAAAAACAAGAAATTTAAAAGCTTATATGACAAGTATTGGAGAAATACATAGAAATCTTATTACAACTAAAATACCTAGAGATTACTTCGATAAAGAAAAAGAAATAGTATTATCTGAAATAGATACAAACTTTTCTGCAGATGCTTTAGACATAATGAAGATACAAATTCCAAATCTTGTATATGGTGGAGATTATTCAGCTATAGGAACTGCTGATAATATAAGAAATGTTCCATTTGAATATATAGAATGTATGAGATGTATGACATTTAGAGAAGAAATGATGACTAACATAAGAATAGAAGCTCCATATGAAGTAGATTATGAAGATATAGAAATCTACGTACACTACATATTTGCAGCACTTAAAGTAAATGCAGAATATATAAAACATAATGATATATATGAAGGAGTAAGAAAAGAAGACTTAACTACACCTGATATCATACTTAATAGTTGTGTCAGTTTATATCTAAATAAAGATACAGATACATATGTTCCAGACCAGTATAGTTACCAAGTACTTTCAGTAGGAAGTCCTATAATGGAAAAGACTCTTGTATATGATTTAAAAATGATTGAAAATCAAAAGAAATTAACATATGGAATAGTAACTCTACCTACTATACCACTTTTACATGATTTAAGAAGATTTGATACTATACTTGCTGTAAATATGTTTATTGATTTATTTATAGAATTCTACAGAGAAAAATATCCTTATATGTATAGATTTGATTTCTATGAAAGAATACCTTTTATAATAAATAAACAAATATTCTTAACATCTAGTGTAACTGCTATATTTGCAGAAACTGTGACAAGTGAAGAACTTGAAAGAACTTACGAAGAATTTAAAAATGAATACTTTGTAGAAAAGTTTGATACTACACTTAAATCAAATATAACTAGAGTTAAAAATTCTTGGTTCTCATTCTTAAATGGAAGTAAGAATTTTATGAAAGAATCAAATGGTTCTATTGTACTTGATATATTAAAATCTTTACCACCTACTAGATATTTAACTGTTGATGATAGATATAGTATACTAGATATGGCAGTTGGTACTAGAGAAGGACAAGCATTACCTAATGTATTAAGTAGTTACTTATATCATCGTGATGATTTTATAAAAGCTAGTATATTAGAACTTATAAATAATGCAAGATTTACTATTATCAAAGTATTAGGAAATGAAGGAGCTGATGAATAATGAAAAGCAATACTAAAAACTTTAAATTTTATGGTGATTTTAACATAGGTCCTTATAACTATAATGTAGCTAACTTACCTGTACATGGCTCATATATTGAGGTTATAAGATCAGAAGAAATAAAATATCCAAGTGTAGGAATATCTTTTAATTTATATAGTCATAAGACTGCACAGGGTATAGGACATTTTATAAAACGTTTAATATGGGATATACTTGCAGAATCAGATAAATATAAAGAGTTCAAAAGACTTGATATATCGTCTGCTTATGCAATTGAAGTTGATGATGACTTAAGACATGTGAACTTTAAGTTTGCTAATATGCAATATATGCCAGATAAAGAGTATAAAAGAGATAACATTCTTAAAGAAATGATAGAAAGAAAAAAGATGACATTTAAAGATGTTAGTGAATGGTGTTTATCTAGAATTAAAAGATGTGTAGATTACAAGATAACACAAGAGTTTCTTGATATAAAAAAGAAAGAATTTAAGGAATATAATAATATAGAGAAGAGAACAGTGAACATAACACATCCGCTTATATCAATTACTGCAAATGATGGAGTTCTTCTATCTAACTGTGCATTAAATGCTGAAATTGATAAACTAACAGTTGATGATGTAAATGATATACTTAATAATGTATTTTCTTTCCATAATCTTGAATCTATGAATTTTGAATTACCTGCTAATGTTACATTATATGAAGTTGATGAGTTTGCAGCTACTCTTATAGTAGATGTTTTAAATCAATCTATAAAAACATCTCATTATGCTAAAGAGATAGCAAAAGTTGAACCTAAAGATGAAGATGTGATTGAAATTAAAAAACTTGCAGAAAAACTATTATATTTTACTGGTGAAGAAGATAAGATCTCTATAGATGATAATCTTAAAATAACTAGACTTCCATTTAACTACTATGGAAAAGAAAATCCATCAAAACACATATTAGTTCGTACATGTCCTGTTATTATAGATGGATATTATCTATATGACACAAATAAATTTAATGGAATGTATGCTTATCTTGGTTCTATAATAGCTGGTATTGTGTTTAATAATTACATATATGCTAAGCAAATTGATAATGCTATAAATATACATTCAAATGATAGAACATCAGAAAGTGTTGTAAACGTTTCTGAAAGAGGAATTGCTATTACAAGAAATATCTTACTTAATATCAAAAATGATACAGATATTGATAAGATACTTTCTGGATTTAAAGAATATGCAAGAGAACATTATGAATATAGTCTTGATTTCTATTTGAAAAGTTTAAAAGAAGAACTATTACTTCTATTTACAGGTGGTGTTTCATACAAATATCCAGCATTCTTTAGACACAATGATTTAATGATGTTATGGAACTTCAATAGAACTATGAGAGCAGAAAAAAGAGCAGAAGACATAGACTTAGTGTTTGGTAACAGAGAAGAGTATTTGTTTAGTCCATTTGTAAATGCTTTATTTTCAGAAGATTCAGTTAAGATAATAAAACGTTTTACTATACTTGCTATTAATAACTTAGAGTTTATAGAAATAAGTAATAATATGTAGGAATAATCCCGATACTGGAGAAATCTGGTGTCGGGACTTATTTCTTTTTTCTTCGGTTATTCTTCTTTAAATACGAAAAAAAAAATAACGCGTGTGCGTTTACTTTTCTTTTAGAATAGTAGGAACATTGTAGTTACAAATGATACTACGAATGCTCCCATGAAAGCCATACAGAATGTATTTTGCTTTCTGATTTGGTTTCTAAGCTCCTTAATATTCTTTCTAGTTTCCATCATTTCTTTTTCCATCATTTCAATTTCTCTGTTGTAAACCATTATTCAACATCTCCTTCCTTATTCATTAATATAAGTGCACATGTTCTAACTCTTCTCCATTCGTGGTCATAACTAGTAGAGTATTTAATATCTACCAATTCAAACCCATCTTGGTTTCCTTGTGCTATTACAGGACCTATTAAAGCTCCTAAGTTTTCTTCCACAGTTGTTATTTCAGTTGTTCTCCATACTTTCATTTTAATACCTCCAATATAATTTTTATTTAATCTATTTATACTTACATATAAAAGATTATTACACTTTATTATATATAAGTAACAAAACCATAAGAAATACCCCTTTTCCAGACAATTCTCCTGTTTTAAAACACTACTAAAGGAGGTTAAATTCAAATGGCCTATAATAACAAAGGTATAGATTCTAACGATATTCTTAAACAGAAAGCAACTTCGATGGAAGCACTATCTTCTGCAAAGAAGTCATCAGAATCTACACGTAAGATGTTTGGAGGATTCTCTTCTAAAGTATCAGGAGATTCTAAAGCACGTAATAATAAGACAGCTATAATGAAAGAGCAAGAAGTTCAATATCAAACACTTGCACGTGCTGATAGAGGAACAGACTCTCTTGACCCATACTCATTTCAAGCACCAGCTAAACTTCGTGCTACTGAAAAACTAGCTTTAAGAGAGCAAGGGTATACAAATTCACTTCTTACACAAATAATAAAGAACCAAACTAATACTGCTAATTTACAAGCAGAAATTCAGTATAGAGATTCAGTATTAAACTTATTAAAAGAGATAAGAGATAATACTAAAAAAGAAGAAAAGAAACCTACTAACCTAGGACCAACTAAAGGATATGAAACTAAAGTTCGTCAAACTTCTGACCTTGCACAAGCTATACTTGGTGGTAATCCAAAAGAGATGATTAAGCAACTTATTAAAGGAACTGATTTAGGTTCTATGGGATTTGAAGGTTATGATATGCTTAAAGATTCCTTAGAAATGATGAAAGAACCTGGAATGCTTAAGCAAATGATGAAGGGTAAGATAATGGAAGCAATTATAGGAAAGCTTCCTAAAGATATCGCATCTCATGCAAACAGAATGAGAGAAGATATGGCTACATATGTACAAGATATGATTAACCAGTTTGCTTTCTCTAAAAACTCTACCCTTCGTTCTATGACAAGAGGACATTATAAATCTGTAAGACAGGATAGTTCTTCTGTTAGTAAAACAGATATGTCAAAAGAAGCTTTGTTTGATAATAAGTTCTATACAGCTGTAACTATGGAAATACCATCTATACTATATTCTATTCGTGATGGTATTAATAAGTTTGTAGGAGAACGTTATGATTATGATAAACAAGAATGGACTACACTACAAGCACAAATAAAAGATATGGCTGAATCATCTCAGTCTATGACTACAGGTGTTGACCAATTAACTAAATATCTATCAAACATAGCAGAAAAAGCAGTGTCTAATACAGGTGGTATAACTAACTCTTATATGGGACAGTTATTCCAAACTGATAAATATGGTTCATACTCAAAAGATAAAAATGGAAAGTTTAAATTCCAAAATGATATGCTTATAAGACAAATTATAACAGCAATGGTTAAAAAAGGTATTGATACAAATGCTTTACAGGATGCTGACCCATATTCTATTATAAATCACTTTGGAATTAAAAGTTTCGTTCCTAAAGAATATTATGATATACTTCCTAATATAATACTTGGTATGTCTGATGTATTCAAAAATCTTTCTTATGATGAACGTAAAGAATTTGATGAAAGACGTGAAGGAGTTGCAAACTCTGTTGACAGAAATTATCTTAATAACCTAAATAAGATATCAGGATATTCTCCTCAATATATAGATGCAATATACAAGCACCAAAAAGGACTTATGAGTTCACAAGAATTTCAAAGAGCAACAGGAATGTCTATATTTAGAGCAGCTGCTTTTTCTGGATATTCTCAAAATAAAGGTCCATATAAAACAGGACATAGAGTTGCTATAAACAAAGGTAAAACTACAAGAGTTAAATCAGTACAAGATGTAAATGATATCTTGTCTTCACCAGTTCCATCAATAGAAGCACTTGCTAATATACCAACTAATGTATGGAAAGATTTATCAGAAGACACTCGTGCAACAGTAAACTCTCTTATTGGAAAGTCTACATTTGGTATGACTTCATCACGTATGGTAGATACACTTCTTACTAATGATATTTCATCTAGTATGAAGAATATGACTGCTGAACAACGTGATAAAGCTTTAAAGCAACAAAGACTTGAAAATATAAAGATTATGATAAATAATGGTGGTCTTACTGATAAAGGTCTTAGAAATAGATACTATAATAATGAACTTACAGATGAAGATAATGAAAAGCTTGATAAAGAACTTAACAAGTACTTTAAAGCAAATGCTATATATACAAAGATGCACAGTGCTAATATGACTGCTGCTTCTATGGCACACTATGTTGGTATGGGTGCAAAAGCGTCAGATTATGAAAGACTAGGTTTTATATCTGACCCAGCACAACTTGTTCCTTTTATAAATGATAAGGGAGAGCTTCAAATAAATCAACTTAAAGCTAAATACTCTAGATACAATGAAGCTATGATGCAAGGTATAGAAAGAGAAGACAGACGTGTAAGAATGGGTGATGATTTTGAAATATCAACTCCTATTACAAGTATTAACAGAATGCTTACAAATGTATTCCAAGATGCTAAAGTCACACGTAATATGGGTATAATAGGTGGAGCAGGTGCAGGATATGCAATAGGTAAATTACTTGAGCAAAAAGGTATAATTCAATCACCTTGGCTTGGTAAAATGATGGCAACAGTTGGTGCTGTTGCAATGAGTTTTGCTAAAAACAGAGAAAAGATTGAAAACATACTAGGTCCTGCAGGTGAATTTAAAAATGAATACGGGATTACAAATAGACAGATATTTATGGCAAAGTTTATAAATAAGTGGCTTCCTTCGATTGGTCTTGGAGGTAAAGTTGGTTCTATGACTATGAAAGCATTTCAAGCAATGGGACCACTAGGAACACTTATATCACCATTTGCTGGACTTATGACTGGACTTCTTGCTGGGTCTATTGCTCCTACACTTATGAGATTTGCACAAAAAAGACTCTTTGATAATAATGATGAGAGTAAAAAAGGTATCTTTAAAAGACTAGGTAGATTTCTTATGAAGTTTGATTTCGTAAAGAAGTATTTCAATATAAGAGATAGACGTACAGATGCTCAAATAGAAAACGATATTACAAGAGATATGATACGTAACTTAGAAAGAGATAGTGAAAATCTTGCTAAAAGACTTGAAGACCCTGATATTACTGAAGATGAAAGAGTAGAAATTCAAAAAAGAATAGTTGAAAATACAAAAAGAATAGAAGAACTTAGAGATTTTGCAAGAGATTTACAAGAAATAGAAGAAGACCATAGAGCAACAAGAGAGGAAAAAGATGCAGCTAAGAAAAGAAGAAAAGACATGCTTGAGGGTAAAAATAAAGAAGCTTACCATTTAAGAGAAGAATCTGAAAGAAGTAAACGTGACTTATCTCAACGTAATATAGCTATGCATGATATGAAGTTTATAACTAAAGGTGATATGTATAAGCAAACAAGAGATAAAACTATGGCAAGAATGAAAGTAGATGCTTTAAATGCACAAATTGAAAGAAATAAAGATTTTAAAGAAGGTTTGAGTAACTATCTAAATGGTAACATTGAAGATATAAGAGACCCAGAACTACTTGCTATGTTTAATAGATTCTCAAAAGGTGGACATAATCTTAATGATGCAAAAATACAAGAGCTTATGAGAAGATATTATGCAGATAGAACTTATATGCAAGAGCTTAAAGATATAGAAGATATGGATTTATTTATACAAAATGAAATAATAGATCCTAAAACAGGTAAACCTTTATCTGGAAAAGATGTAATATATAAATTTGGTAAACCATACTTAGAAGCAGCACTTTCAAAACATAATTATGAACGTGCAATAAGAAATGGTAAGGTTTTGCTACCTTCTGAAATAATAAGAAGTTCTGATATGACTGCATTTAATAATATAATGCAAAATGGAGACTTGAGTCCAGAAGAAAAAGAAAAAGCAGTAAAGAAATGGTTTGACGAACTTGATGAAGATAAGCGTAAAGGTCTTACAGATGCACTTAATCTTCGTACAGACGTTGCAAAGGGACTTGAAAACTTGTCTAAAACATATATAAGATACTTATCTTATATGAATCCTCAAATGCCTTTAGATGCAATTACACGTAAAGCTATGTATGATATACAAGAAACAGTTGTACTTAACGACTTTAAAGCTGATTTAGGTAACATTAAAGGTATTGCAGGAGATGCTTGGGACAGAATTATATATGAAAAGCTTCAATCAGGTTATATAGTAAATGACTCAAGGTCTCGTGGAGAATCAGAACAGCTTATATCAACACTTATGAATATGCGTAAAGCAGAAGTAGGTGGAGGTTCTGGTAATGGAGACAAATCTACTACACAAGATACACAAGCATCTTGGCGTATGAGTGATTTTAAAGACCTTACATTTGCAAACGGAAAGAAAGTATCTGTTGCAGGTTGTGCACTTGGTGCATTTAATGCAGCTATTACAAGACATGGATATCCACCTATATCTGGACAAGCAATGCTTGATATTGCTAATGAGTATCTAACAGATGATGGTGTGAATATGGAATTCTTTAAAGCTATGGCTATAAAGATAGGATGGGAAGTTACTCAATATAAAGGAAGTGAAAATACATTTACTCCTCAAAACTTCAAATCTATAGCTAGTGGTCCTAAATCATCTGTAATACTTCAACTTCAAAATATAGATAATGATGGTTCACATTACGTAACTTTACTTCAATATGGAAATAAGAAATGTCAAATATGTGACCCACAAGCACAAGTTTATAAAACAGAAATACTAACAGGTGATATACTTGCAAGACTTATATCTGTAACCGTACTCACTCATCCAGGAGATTCTAGCTTAAAAGCAGACTCTGATATGAGTAAAGTAGAGAAGTTTAAAAAGAACTTTAAAGAAAGAGCTCGTGACGCTGTTAAATCCACACTTAAATCAAACGGTATAGGAATGGCAGTATATGGACTTTATAAACTAGGTAAATATATAGGAAATAAAGGGTCATCAACTGGACTTGTACCAACTGGTGCAACTAATGCAGATGGAACACCTGTTGTTTCAGACGAATCAAATGAAACACAAGACCCAATAGTATCAAAACTACAAGAAATACTTGATAAAATAAATGATTTTGTGAACGTTCGTATTATAGGTGACGATACGATTGCACTTACAAATACAGATTTAGAATCATCTAAAACTGCATTACAGATGAGTTATCAAGATGCTAAAACACCTAAAGATAAAAACAGACTTCATCATATAAGACAAATGTTTAGCAAACCATCATTTCAAAGAGACCAAATTAAAAAAGAAAAGGTTGAAGATGCAATACTAAATGGTGCTTTAGGTGGAACAGGAACTACCCAAACTACACAAGGAGTTACATCTCAAGTAGAAGCTGCTAAAAAGACTGGTGGAGGAGTAGTTGACACTATTAAAAATGGACTTAGTATGCTTGGTATCACATCTTTACTTACTAAAGGTAAGGCACTTATGTCTAAACTTTGGGGTGGTGTTAAAAATGTTGCTAGTAAAACATGGGGACTTGTAACTAATGGACTTAGTAAAGTTAATGCATTTGCACAAACAGGTCTTGGAGCTACACTAACATGGACTGGACTTGCATTTTTACAAAGATATCTTGCTAATAAAGCAACAGAGATGACTGGTAGGAAAGAAGAAGAGTTCTATGCTATGGGTGAAGGTAACGATAACGGCGATGGTTCTATGTTTGATAAGAACGGTAAGTGGTTAGACCCTGCTAAAAAAGCAGAACGTGATAAAGCTTTTATGAGCAAAATGACATCATATGTTGATACACCTGAGTGGTATGAGTTTGTAAAAGCACATCAAGGTGACAGTGACTACTCTTATAGAATGGCTAAGATGGAATTTATAAATAGTGAAAAACTTAATAAATATCCACTTAAAGTAAGAGAAAGCTTTAGTAAACCAGATAAGAAAGAAAGAGACCTTAAGTATTTACTTGATAGACAACAAGCACTAAAAGGTGAAAAAGGTGGACCTAGTGATATAAAACCTATAAACTTTGGTAGACTTCGTGCAAATAAAGTGGCTAAATTTAAATATGGAAGTTATCCTGCTATAAATGGAGCACTTGGACTTGTACAAAATGCAGCAGCTGCAGCTTTTGGAGGTAATAACTTTGGTCTTACTATGGGTGTAGGAACTGGTTTGCAAGGAGACTTCTCTAAAATAACTAATGGTAACAACGATACTATTGCTATTATATCAAAAGTTGCTCAAATAACTGGTGTTGATGAAAATCTTATGATGGCAATAGCTGGTAAAGAATCTGGATTTGATGCAAATGCTGGTGCAAGAACTTCGTCTGCAAAAGGGTTATTCCAATTTACATCGGCAACATGGAAAGATGTTACTAATAAACATGCATCTAAAATAGGACTAACACCACAAGATATGCAACGTGGAATGGGAACAGGACAAGACCCTAGATTTAACCCATATATGAATGCATTTATGGGAGCATTTCACCTTGCAGATGAATATAAAATTGCACGTCAACATGCAGGTCGTGACCCACTTCCTGAAGAAGTTTATATGGTTCATGCGTTTGGATTTAGTGGAGCAAGAAAGTATATTCAGGCTTCTAAAGATGCAATAGGTATACAACTTGAAACATCAAAATCTGTAATAGATGCCAATCCTTATTTCTTCTATGAAGGTGGTAAGAAACGTATAAGACCATTTACAGTATCAGAAATGTATACTTGGTTTAAAAATGGACTTATATCAGGACTTGATGTTAGAAATAAGAAAAGTGGTACTGCTATAAATTATGCTGGTGCATTTGGTCTTTCAACGTCAGGAGATACTATATACAAACCAGATAAGATAGATTCTACTGTTAAATATGGTGAGTCTATAGGCAAGACGTATGCTGGTATTATGAATAATATGCCGATTAAAGGAAGTAAAAATGATGTAGTAGTTACATCTGCATTTGGTCCTCGTAATGTAAAAGGAGGTTCAAATCCACACAGAGGTATAGATATACGTGCATATAAAGGAACACCTATATTTGCAACGCATAGTGGTAAGATAACATCAAATACATCTAACTTTGGTATAGTACAAATAACTGATGATAAAGGTATATCTACAAGATACTTACATTTATCTAGAAGAACTCCTCTTAAAATAGGAGAATTTGTAAAAGCTGGTCAACAAATAGGAGAAGCAGGTGGAGTAGGACCTAATGGTAGAGTTGATGCATACGGTTCTCACTTACACTACGAAGTTATAGATGCAAATGGTAACAAGATAGACCCATTTAAAGTACTTGATTTATCTTATAATAACTTAAAGATGACAGAAGCTGAAAACATTGCATATGCACAAAGAAATGGACTTAAAGGTGCAACTTCTAATATGTCTAAATCACGTGGTGAAGAAAAAGGAGACGGACCAGTAAATCAAGATAATCGTCCAGTACAAATAGTAAATACTTCTGATAATGATAAAACTATAGGAGTTTTAATTAAAGTAATGTCGTCACTGTTTAGTGGACTTATGAAGCAACAAGCTAAAACTACTGAAGTACTTACGCAAATACTAACATTTATGCAAAGTGAAAGTAGAGACAATTTTCTGATAAATAATGCAAGAAGTATTGCAAAATCTAAATATTAAGGAGGTTTATTGTGGGACTTTTTACAAATATAGTAGAAGCTGTTGATAGAAGAATAAGAGGTTCTGCAAAATCAACTGTTGGAGAAGTAAAAGACCGTATCTTTAGAGGAACTGCAGGACGTGGAGGTTTTTATAATGCAGGTGGTAAACTTGGAAGCATAGTACAAAGTGATTTTGACGCAAGAGCAATGTCATCACCATTTGCAAAAACTGACTTTGCTCAACTTGGTACATTTAAGTTAAGCTCACCCAGTGTTAAAAATGAACAAAATCCATCTGCAAAGTATTACGTAAGACTTGATTATAAAAATCATATAGAGGGTATGCCACCTATGGCAGATAATATAGTTGACCCACCACCATTTATGCAAGAAGCTATGTTTAGGTCTCAGGCTACATCGTTTGAGAGTGGTTTAGTTGGTAAGAAATATGCAAAACTTGTAATGGAAAGAGGGAGTTATCTCTCTCTTACTCCATTAAAGTTAGACCCGTCACCATTTAAAACTATGATACTTGGTGGAAGTAAAGGTAACTTGCTTGGTAAACTTAAAGATAGTCTTTGGGGTTCTGTTAATATTCCTAGTTATGGATTTGATGCAGATATAGCAACAGAAGCATATTGGAGAGATGTATGTGTACATGCAAGAGCATCTCTTATGCTTTTAGGGCTTGGTACATACACAACTAAAGATATGGAAGTATTCTTACCTAAACACATATGTGATAAACTAGGAGATAGATTCTCTGCTATGAAAGGTGAGATTATAGGTACTGAATGGGAAGAAGGATGGCTTTCTAAAGCTGTAAAGTTTCCAGGTAAAGTCATTAAAAATACTGCTAGTATGATTGGTGGATTAAGTAGAAGTGGATTTGAAGCAGCCGATGATTTTTTAAGTGGAGGTAAGGCTGACCCATATAAATTTGCTAAAACTAAACCAGGTCAAGGTAAAGCTATTGCAGACCAGTTAATGAATAAAGCTAAGTCTGATTTAGCTAATGCAAATAAAAAGGCAAAAGAAAAAGCACTGACAGGAACATATCAAGTTAAGAGTAATGAAATACTTGCTGTTGATGACTCTATACTAGGAGATAATAAGTTCTGGGACCAAAATACCAAAAAAGCTCTTAAAAAAGCAAATCCTTATCCTTTATCTAAGTTTGGTAAAAAAGCAAACGAACTTGCTAAAAAAGCAGGAAGTCTACAAAATAAGTTTAATCAACTTAAAAAAGGATATGCAGATGTAGTAGATACTGCAACTAAGAAAGCTAAAGAGCTTGATAAATGGGTTGATAGCTCTATTAAGAATGCAAAAGAAGGATTACGTGCCTTTATGGGAACACATGGAGGAGATGTTGGTCTTGCTCTTTATGATAGAATGGTTGGAACAGCAGTTGACCAAGGTATAGATGGAGTTAAAAAACTTGGTTCTAACTTACTTAAAGGTGCAATTAACGGTAACTTTGAGAAGATTCCAGGACTACAGGATTTATATCAAGCTGGTTACGATAATAATAACTTAAATGACCAGTCTGTTATTAACTTTATGAAATATATACTAAATGCTGACCCTGAAACTATTAATAAAGGATTACCATTTGTTACATTCTACTGTGATGGACCTATTGAAAAGAACTATTCATCTTCACTTGATTTACAAGAATCTGAGCTTTCTGCTGCAACTGTACAATATTGGAAAGACCAAATGGGTAAACTTGTAACAGCTGGACTTCAAAAGATTAAAGGATTTGAAATGCTTGGAGGAGACCCAGAAACATTTAAAGATGCATGGAAAGAGTTAAGATTTCATAACTATCACGATGGAAGTTGGGTTGGATTTAACTTATCATCTCAGATAGTAATTCCAAAGATTATAAAAGGTTCAACACTTGGTGAAACATATACGGCAAATATAAGACTACTTGCAGTTGGAACAGATAGATGGAGTTTATTTAGACTTCATTTTGCTATATGTAAACTTATACCTTTCTTTATAGTTAAAAACGAACAAGACAGTCAGGAAAAATATATAATTCCTCAACAGCCATATTATTGTGCAGCATTTAGTAAAGGTGTTATGAACTTACCACGTGCTGCAATTGAAAGTATAAATATAAAAACAGATGCAACTTATAATACAACAGAAGGTATAGCATCTGATATTACAATTAGTATCAATATAGTTCCTCTAATAAATGTTGCTACATCTCCTAAACTTAGAAGATTTACAGCAAATGATACACCTGAGGCAATTATAACTTCTATGTTTAACCCAACATCTAGTTTTAACTTACTTGCAACTCTTGCAGGTCACAATACTGTATTTACAAAGATACCGATAGGACTTTATGAATATTTTGTAGAAGGAAAACTAGGAGCATATGTTGATAATGTATCAAATATAATGCGTATTGCATCTAATGCATACCAAGATTACACAATAAATACAAACTTCAACTACTTAAGAAGAACACTTACAAGATAAAGGAGAATATAATGAAAAAGAATGATGATAGAGACTCAAGTAAAGACTATGCTATTTTAATGGATATACCTAAAGAAGATAAAGATATCTGTAAAAAGTATGGTTTTAATACTTGTCTTAAAATGGTATTATATGGAGAACCATTTGCAGATAGTAGACCAAAACCAAATATGAAAACAGGTGGTATTGCTCTTGTAAACCAAATGAAGATGAAGAAAGCTTTTAAACCATTCTTTGAAAGAACTGAACTTCTTAAAAAATTAACTATACTTTCTCCTTATCTACTTAAATGTAACTTCTACTTAGAAGCTACTGAAAAAGATAAAAAACGTATATTAAAGCTAAAGAAATATATAGGAGACCTTTACTATAAAGAAAGACTTGCACATATGGGAGAAAAAGACGTTGATAATATGATTAAGATTCATAATGATGTTATGTTACAAAACGAATTTAGAATCATACTTACAGATGGATATAACATTGGAACTTTATATTCTCCTAAGATAATAACTCCTGATAATCCTAGAGCTGAAGTATACGTGTACTTTAATAATAGTAAGGAGAAGAATGACTATTATAGAGAGAAAATAGAAGAAAGTTCTCATTATAAATATTGGCAACTTAGTTATAAAAACTTTAAATATCAGAGTAATCGAAGTATAAAAGAGCAATTTAAACATATGAAGAAAATAGTTGAAGAAATATGTGAATCAATAAAATCTACTAAGCAAATGAAAACTAAGCTTGGTAGAATATTAGAAGAACTAAAATATTATCCAGCAGAGACTATAAAAGAACTTGCTGGAGTAACTGAACTTAAGTCTAGAGAATTTAATCGTATAGATGCAGAATATAAGCTATCTTGTATGTTATTTAATAAAGTTCCTCTAGCACTAGAGATTATCGAACAAGGAGGTAAACTACTACATGAAGACACAGAAGGAGATTTTGAGTCATTCTTTTAATGGTCTTAGAATTATTATAAATAGTTACAGAGAACCAGGAGAAGATAATCATGACTTAATAGAAAGGTCTATTGAAACACCTAGCATCATAAGAGAACTTATGAATGCTGTAAATCCTTGTATGGGAAGGTCTCATTTAATAAGTATTTTAAGAAATAGTGAATTTATAGAATCATTATAAGGAGTGATGAAATGTATATAAATGATATGAATGAAGTAAAAGATGCTGTACTTAAAGAGATACTAGCAAAGGTAATTATAAAAGGATGTGAAAATATATCTGAATCAGATGCATCTAAAGCAATAGCTTGTAATGTACTTGATGGATTAGGAATAAATATAAGAAAACTTGAGTCTTTAGTTGGAAATGAAAACGTTGAAGAACACAATGTAGTTATTAAATCAATAATAAATACAGTTGACCATATCTCATCTAAAGTACTTAGAAGTTTAAATGGAGAACGTATACCAGATGATTCTGTTCATCAAAGTATAATATCAGCAATGGAAGCAGAAGAAACACCTAATGTACTTGCAGATACTATAAATGAAATACTAAATAACGCAGTATCGTCTATGCAAACAGATATAAAAACTGCAAGTAAGATGGTTCTTCAACTTATAAAAGAAAATCAAGATGCTGAAAAGAAAGATAAAGAAGCAGAACTTGATGATTTTGATAATCCAGATATGGATAAACAAAACGAAGAAGATACTGAAAATAAAGATGATAATGAAAATGAAGATGGTGGAGATAATAACTCTGACGATGATGGAGGAAATCCTTTTGATGATGGAGGAGATAAAGGAGATGACTCTGATAAGGGTGATGATAAAAATGAAGGTTCTCAAGATGATAATAATAATAATAATGAAGATGATAAAGGAACTGAAGAAGAAAAGAAAGATGATTCAGGAGATAATGACGATTCGGTAGGAGATGAGAACCCATTTGAATCTATTTCTGCTAAAAATCTTGATGTAATTATTAAAAACTGGAATAATGGATATGATATTCGTGCATTTGAAGGTTTAACTTATAAAGATATAGCAAACTTCTCTAATTTCTGTGCAAATGGACACGTTGGTGGAGCTTTAAAATCTGCTTATGATAAAATGAGTGGAATGGAAAGTGATGAATTTAAACATAATGTAGAGAAATTCAAGAATGTTTCAAGAGCATATGGAGAAGTTACAGTATCAACACTTCTTACATTAGGAAAACTCGGTATAAAAGGTAATAATAACTGTATCAAATATCCTAATGCATACTTAGACTAATAACTAACCTAGGGGTCACACCCTAGGTTTATTTGTCCCGTAAATAAATTACTATTATAAATAATAGGTCGAAGTCACAAAGGACTTATATTAAATAACAGGAGGTATATTAATTGAAGAATGTATTTAGTTTTAGAAAAAGAAAAGACCCAAAACTTGAGTTGAAAGGAAATGAGATGTATGAGTACGTAAGAGGTAGAGGTATTAGATATACTTATTCTAGAGCAAGTGGTAAAATATATGAACTGTATAGGAATAGAATGTTTGAAGTTAAAGATATTTCTAAAATAGATGATTTAGAAAAGGTTCAAATATATAAATCACCTGGATTTATACGTATAGTAGACTTTGACGATTTAATTCCAGGAAATAAAGCATATCTAGCTAAGATGATATACAGTTTATACTATCTAGATAGAGTAGAAGGAGATAACATTTATATAAAAGATATAGTTAGAATGAGAGATTTAAGAAAGGAGATTGACTGTGAAGGAAAGAAGTAATGTAAATATAACAGAAGAAATGCTTGAGACAACACAAACACAAGCTCTTATCTATGCAGCAAATGGAAATAACTCATCTCAACGTAAGGATATGGCACTTGACCAATTTATGAAACTTGTAGTTCCACTTGAAGCAGAGTATCCTTATTATCAAAGTAGTCTTATGCAAGATATAGTATGTAGAAGTAGTGTAATAAGAAGACGTAGAGGTAAAATAACACTTCTACATCATATAAAGTATCAATTTATGAACTTTTACATCTATAAATTAAATGGAATAATTTATTACCTTGAAACAGATAAGTTCCATCCAAATAGTTCATTTGCATCAATACTTAATACAGATTTAGATTTACTAGAAATAGGAAAAGAGTATGATATTAGAGATGATGAAGATAACTTCTGTATAACTTATCCAAATAGTTATAATCCAGTTACTAATACTTTAGGACTTGGAAAGAATATAAGGTCAATAATCACAACTAATGTTCATAACTCTTCAGATAGTGCAAATGTATCTGAGTCTTTTTGTCGCAAGTTTACATGTTTAAGGCATACAGAAATTAAGATAGAGCTTAATGAAAAGACTATAATAAGTAGATATCCAGAACTATTTCCTAAAATAGGAGAAGTAATAAAAGATGATATTCTATTTAAAGTAATAGCAAATACTGATGACCCTATAATACTTGGACAAAATCCTGAGATTGCAAGTGGATTTGAAGATGAGCAAATAAGAGTTGATAGCAATTCATTTCTTGCAAGAGTAGAAGTTTACTGTAATCAAAAATGTAAAGATGATAATCTTGAAAGATATAGACTTGAATATCTTGAATATAGACATGCTATATATGATGCTTTATCTGAGTATCCAACTAATATGTTATCTGAAGAAGCAAATATAATAAAAGAAAACTACAAACATGATAACTTTAGAATAAACTCACAAGCAGTTGACTATCCTTATATAAAGATGACTTTCTACACAATAGATATACCAGATGTAGGATATAAATTCTCTACACAATCTGGAGGAAAGTTTACTATACAAAATGTATATAGAGATGGTTCTTTTGTAGATGAATATGGACGTAACATAGACTGTGAGTATATATCTCAATCACTTATAGCAAGGTCAACAGCAGCTCCACTTTTTGAAGTGTTTCATACAGGAGTAATGGAAAAGTTAAAGCTTTGTATAAATGATGGAACTATTACACCTAAGAAAACATATGAGTTTTTACATAAATACTATACTTTACTTGATTTAGAAGATGAATTCTTATCTATTGGAATGACTGAAGATGATTTGTACGAATTTATAAAAGAAGGATTTCCACCAATAATATATCTTCCATATACAAATCTTAATAATCTTCCTACACATGCACAACTTGCAATACTTGCAAAGAAATATGTAGGTTATGAAAGACTTACTATATGGCATGTAGAAGATAGTGGTGTAAAGATGCCTTTAACATCTAAGCATGAAGTAGGATTTATCTGGTATAATAGACAAAGAAATGACCCTAGAGAAACTAATAGCTCTACTTCTATATCAGAAACTAACTCAAAAGGATATCCAGTTGAGAAAGATGCTTCTAAGAAAACTGGAAGAAGTAGCTATTCTAAAACAGCACAAAAACTTGATATACTTACAAAAGAACATATGCTTATACAGATATGTAATTCTGTTAATAATGCAATATTTAACTATAAAGTTGGAGGAAAACATGTTGTACCTGAACTACTTGTATGTATAGGTACACAACTTGGAATGGAACAAGATAACTCATATAAAAATGAGCAATTAGAAGACTAAGTTAAATATTAGATAATTATAAATAATTTAGTGAAATTCCAGTCGATATTGGAAGCCTAAAGTCTTTATTTCCTGTTAAGTTGGAGGTGATTAGAATATGAAAATAATTGAAATGGAAAGAGAAGATTTACTAAAGGAAAGAAAACGTATAGAAGCAAGAGTTACACGAAATCTTTTAAGAACTAATGCAACTATATTTACTCTTCCTAAAACTAATTACGGAATGATATTATCATTTTCGCCATTTAACATTAATTCCTGTACCAATAGTTTCGTAAAGAGTGAAAGTAGATGGAAATATTCTCATATTTCTAATCGCCTACACACTTACGAAGATGAGAGAAACATTTTAGAAAAAGAAATGCGTATGTTTATAAACTTTAAAGAAAAAGATTATTTACATACAATACTTTCAAAATTTATCTATTATGATTTTAGTGTACGTTATTGTATTAAAAATAAATTACCAATAATAAGTAAACAAAATCACAATAGACTTAAGAAACTTATTAACAAATGGAAAGAAGTTTCAAAGGATATGCACTACAAACCTACTAAGCAAGAAAAACGTAAGCTTAAGAAACTTGCAAGTGCAGATAGAACTGACGTAGTTAACAGGTTAAAAACCTATTAATTAATATTGGTAAAGTGAATTTGCTGTATATATTCCTAGAAGAATAAAAAATAAGTTTTAGATATAACCGCACAATATCTTAAAGCTTATGCATATATACTTTCTTTTAGTGTGCTTCGTTCTAGGTAGTAAAAGTATACTTGCATTGGATGCCAATTAGGAACGCGAAACCATAATACATTATCGTAACGTGTATTAAAAGAAGCGGTTAAGATCTCAATATAATTTTTAAGTTATAGTATGTGCGGAATTTAATTTCATTAAAGAACTCTATATTAATCTAGTAGCCTAAAGTGTTATAGAGTTCTTTTTTTTATCTACTTAGAGACTAGTTATATATCATCAAGTGACTTAAACTCACTATAAATACTAAAGAAAGGAGAATTATTATGAATAAGTACTGGATAGTAGGAAAAGATAAGAAGTTTAAACTGTCTGACGAGAGAATTCCTTCAGAAGAAGAACTATATTTATATGATGAGAAAACTAATATGGTTACATCACTTAAATATACAGTTCTTCAAGACTTTAATGGTAAAATAAAACCATTTGGTAAGGCAATTAACCCAGAAGATGCAGTTATTCTTAATCTAGAAGAACTAAGAAAGAAGCCTCTATTTGAAGACTTTGACGAAGATAAAGATATATTGTGGTTTGCGTCAGGTTACGAAGACTCACTTCCTGACCCATATATGATAAAGTTGCCACCTATAGTCAAAGTTACATGTGCTCAAATAGTTAAATATCCAAATGGATATATGCTTCCAAAAGAAGAACATCAAAAGAAACGTAATATAATAAGAGAGATATGGGCTATGGTTGACGGTAAATCTACTACTGTTGATTTAACTGTAAATCGTGCTAATGAACTACTTTCTTATTTTAATTATACTTTTGAAGACCTTCTTTTATATGATTATTTACATAGTGATGATTGGGCATTTGATATAAATCAAAATAAAGTTCCAATATTTACAAGAGCTGTACTTAATCTATTTGCACAAACAGAAACTGACTACAAAAAACATAATAAAGATGTAAATGTTAAAACTATTCTAAGAGAAATAATGAGTAATGTTTCTAAAGGAAGAGAAATAACATCTATAAAAGCAGACCAATTATTAGAAGTTGTAGGAAAGTCTGTTTTTGATGTATTTAAACCAGCACTTAATGTATAGAAATATACTTATATATGATATTATGGAAAGAAATAGCTAATCTTTCCATATTCTATACAGGAGGTGAATTTAAGTTGTTAAGTCCTGTACAAAATTTTATATATGGTCCACCACAAATACAGGCAGTGAATGGACTACAAAGATTAGGAGGAATGAATATGAGAAAAAGCATGAAAGAATTAAGAGATGAAGCTGTGCAAACACTTGCAGGGTTAATTGCTAGACAAGAGGAAACACTAACAAATGAAGATTTAGATATGTTAGCTCTTGCAGCTGAGGACAAACTTAATCCAAGAACTTTAGAAAGAGTTATTGATAGAATTACAGATAGCTCTAGAGAAGACATGATGGATATCTTAGCAGAATCTCCAGATAGTAGACTTCTATTTAGAGATGTAATTAAAGAAGCACTTGATATCATGGATGAACATAAAAGAGTTAAAAAGAACTATTCTAGACACTATGAAAGAAGTTCTAGAAGAGGGTACGACAGAAGAAGTAGATATGAAGATGATGATTCTACTGATTTAGGAACTATTATTGATGTACTTGATAAGTACATGGTAAATAATAACATTCCATTTCCATCAACAGAAACAGCATTTGTTGCATTGATGGATAGATTAAAAGGTAAATCAAATGAACCTGATATTATAGCATTCACAGGTTCAGCTAAAAGACTTTATAAAGAAATGCTAAATGCAAGAAGAAGATAATATAAAATAACTCTACTGATTAAGTTCAGTAGAGTTTTATTAATACTTACAAATTATAACAGGAGGAAAATTATTATGACAAACGAAAGAGAGTATATTATTGCAGTATTAAAGGCTTTAGGGTCAAAGGTTACAACTACAGCTATTAAGCACAAAGATGATACAGGAAGACCAATCGGTTCGGTAGTATTCTATACAGAACCAGCACCACTTCAAAATGGTCAATATGTATCTTTATTTGCTTATAGATTTGCACATGAAGGCTCAGGTAATGGTGGAATTATAAGAATGTCTAGTCCAAGTGAAATTGAACAATATTTAAAAGGTGATAGACAAAGTTTGACAGATTTGTATATGATGACACCACAAATGCTTGAAGGTACTATTGAAGACTATTATAATGCTGGAACTAGAGGAGCAAATCTTGATTATAATAGAATAGGAAGAGGTGGTTCAAACATACTTCCTCAAATAGCATTACAAGTTGATGAAATTATAGATACACTTTATAAGTTTAGAAAAGACTTTGAAGATGAGTATCCTGATATAAACTTTATAGATTATATGAAATCATCAGCTGTATTATCAGCAGACTATATAAACCTTTTAGGTGGTTGTGTTAAAGTTGGAAATACTTTACAAGGAGAAGCTGGTATAGGAGTTAAGGTTGCAGGAGAAGCTGAAGATGGAGAAATTCTATTTACACTTTGCTTAAGTAATGATTTACTAAGAGCAACTAAGAATGACCTTGTATAAGGAGGTTTAATATGGCAAAAATAGTAAATGGGAATAGAATAAGAAGAGATAAAGTAATAAAACTTATTCCATCTCAGGATGAAATGATGTTAAAAGATATATTATCTGGAAAGTTTTCAAAACCTATTCCTAAGTTTATACCAAAAATGAAAGTACCTAAACCAGGTTTAAGAAGAGAAAGAATAATAAAAGTAACTAGGGTTGTAGAATACCCTAGTCTTCTTAAAATGTATGCAGATGCTTTTGCAAAATTATTTAGTTAAAAGGAGAGCTGTCTTATGATAAAATTTAGAAGAGAAGTAACTGAGCAAGATATAAGAGAGGATAAGTTTATTAATTCTTTTATAAAGAAAGGATTTGTAAATGAAGACTTATTCTCTACTGAAGATAGAGATATGTGGCATGCACTTATAAGAACTCTTAGCAGTACTAATAATCTTGGTATCTATAAAGGAATTCTTACAGGATATAGATATCTTCCTTATTCTGAAGAGTTATCTCAATCTATTATAATTAAAGACAGCAAAAAAGATAAGCTAGGAGATAAAGATAGAGTTACGTATGCAACTACCGAGCCTCAAATGGTTCGGTATGTTGAATGCTTGTTTATTTACTCTCCTAGTTTTTTTGCTGAAAATCGTAAGGGAATTGAGATAGCTAACACACTTGCAAAATTAAAAGAATATAAAGAAAAAGGATTTAAAATACTTCCACATGTAGTAAAGTTTTTGGAAAACCAACAACAGATTCATTTTATAGATAAATCACTTGCTGGTTCTGATGAAGATTTATTTGTAAGAGGAGGAAATCCTATACTACAAGTACCTATGCTTCAAGATAATGGATACTATAAAATACATGGAATGGTAAGATTTCCATATATGGGAGAGTATCATTACAAGAATAAAACAGTATTTGGACATATAGAAATTCAATTCTTACGTAAGAATAAACCAAAAAGTTCAAAAGTTGCTGTAACAAAAGCATATTTTGATACATGTTATGTGTATAATAGCAAAGAAGAAGAAGAGGAAATCTTCTATATGAGAATAGGTTCTCGTAGATTTTTCTTACCATTTCTATTCTTTGATAAGAATGAGATTGATGAGCTTATGAAAGATTTCTTAAAAATGGACATAGTTACAGATAGAGTAAAGGAGATACTTAAAAATACCTATGCAATATATCTTCAGTATCTTGAAACTGATAAAGATAAACTAGGATTTAATACAGTTCCTACACTTAATATGTGGAAATATAATGATGATTATTATGAAAAACCTACAGAAGATAAGTCTACATTTAGTAAAGATACAGAAGCAGAAGAAAAGAAAGACTATATAGATTATGGAGCTAATAAAAATACTATATCTCTTGAGATGTTAAGGTCATTAATACTTGGTTATAATGATTATATAGTTATGAGTTTCTATCCACATATGGCATTTCATTTAATAAATATACAAAGAAATTCATCTAGTTACAGAAGTAGAGGAAATGAAAATAAAAGTGAAGTTCAATATGTATCTCAAGTAGATGCACCAAGAGAGCTTATGATAAGTAAAACTATTAAATCACATCCAGATTTATTTAAAACATTTGATAATACAAACTTTGTAGATGTATTTCACTATCTTGCATATAAGATGAGTTTACTTGAAACATCAGAGGAGAAAGATGCAAAGAAATCTACTATATCTACAAATAATGATAGATATGCAGATAGACGTTACAGAAATGAATTTGATTATGGTTTAATAGACCCATATACTATAAAATCACCTGAAAATACAGGACTACAAGGAAATATAAGTATACTTGATTTCTACAGAAAACACTTCTATTTCCACGATATTAAATACAGACCATAATTTATACATAAAATGTAAAAGATTGGAAAATAAGCCTATTATAGAGCGTTCTAGAGGCTATTTATGTATCTATTATATAAGAATACAAAACAGTGTATAGCAGTTTATATGCTGTTTTGTATTTAATTTTATTTTTTCCCGAGGTGATTTAATTGAAGATAATAGAATATGAATGTAGAAATATGATAGAACTTGGAGATTTACATATAGAAGACATAGATAGAGACATAATACAGATACTTGGACTTAATGGTTCTGGTAAATCTCTTCTTATGAGTACACTTCATCCTTATGCTAAATCTGGAAGATTTGACAAAGCTTATCCTATAAAGATAGGAATGAGTGGATATAAAAAGGTAGTTTATAGAGATGGTAATAAATATATTATAACAGAACATGAATATACCCCAAAAGGAGATACACATAGTGCTAAATCTTATCTAACTATAATAGAAAATGGGATAGAAACTAAGCTTAATCCTACTGGACATAGAGATATGTATGTAGAACTTGTAAATACATACTTGCATTATAATAGTAAAGTTGAGGATATAGCAAATTTATCTGAGTCTTTTAATGGAATTACAAACTCAACTCCACTTGATAGAAAGAAAATAATAGAATCTACTATAGATAGTGATAGAATTGCTCTTCTTAAAAAGAATGTAGTTGAAACATTAAGAGATAAAAAAGGTGCAACTAAAGGACTTACACAGTATAGAATACAACTTTTATCATCAAGAGATGAAAAAGAGGAAAGGGTTTATCTATCAAATATAGAAAATAACATAGAAGAAATTGAAAATATATCAATTCCAACACTTATGAATGAGAAAAGTGAGTTAGAAAATAAGATAAATGAAGTTAAAAAGGATTACACAGATGTAGATACAGATGAACTTGATAAACTTATTTATCTTCTTGAAGAAGGAGAATATGAACTTTTAAGTATAGCTAAAGAAAACTATGCTTCTTTATCTTCTCAGATTGAACTTAAAACTAAAGAACTTGCTCATGTTATAGAGAAAATGGATACTCAGGCAGTTTATAAAAAGATATATAACGACGAACTTCATTTAAAAAAGCAAATAAAAGATGAAGAGTCTGATTTGAATTTAGAAAAAGATAAGTATCTTAGTATAGCAAAAAGAATACTAAAACCAGAAGAATATACAGAACTAAAGAATTCTATAATGAAACTCAAAGATTTGAGTAAAGATATAAATTATTTTAATATTCAAAGAGACGATGTTTTAAAAATAGTAGATAATGTGAACTCTTATATAGATGAGTTATCTGAAAAGATTAAGTTCTATGAAGATAGTATAACTAAGTTTGATAACATATCATCTTCTGTTATACAAGGAGATAACTATTCAGATATTCCATATACTACAAACTGTGATAAATGTTCTTTATATAAAGCATATGTTGTAGATAAAAAATGGATAGAAGATAATAAAAATCTAAAGAATTCATGGAAAGATGGACTTAATCATTTAAATTCTGTAAAAAGAAGTCTTATGGATTACTATAATACTAATTTTAACGACTGTCTTAACTATATAAAGAGTTTAATTAAAGAAGATGTACTTAAAAGAACTAATACTTTTGACTTAGTAAATGGACTTATGATGGGAGCATATGACCAATTTGTAGACATTTATACAGTTTTATGGGAAGGTTCAGCTGTAATATATGGAATAGAATCTTTATTAAATGATTATAAGGATAGAATGAAAGAACTTCATCATGAATATAATGAAGAATATTATAATGAACTTATTAAAACTAAAGAAGAACTTGTACATACTATAAATGAGATGAATATAAAATATAAGTTCTTAAATAAATATAAAGATATTCTTGGTATAAATAACTCTTTATCTATAAAGAAATTAGACGAACTTATATACATAAGAGAAACTAAGATAAGTTATGATAAAACATATAAAGAACTTACATCAAGACTTGACGTTATAACTGAAAGAATAACTAAACTTCAAAAAGACTTAACTAAACTATCAGAGGAAAAAGCAAGAGTTAAAGAAGTTATCCGTAATCTTGATAATACTAATAAGACTCTACTTACATATAATAAAGAGATTAAAGAACTTGATATACTTAAAAGTATACTTGAAAAAGATATACCTTTCTACTTACTTAAAGAACATTTAGAATATATTGAAAGTAAAGTAAATTATATTTTAGATGGACTTTTCCCTTACTCTATAAGTATTACAGTAGAAGATGAAGAAATAGTTATATCTGTTTTAAGACATAGAACTAATAGAGTTACAAATGATGTTAGAAACTGCAGTTCTGGAGAGAAAACTATAATAGGACTTCTTCTTAACTCAGCTGTTCTATCTATACTTGGATATAATGTAATGTGCCTTGATGAAGTTGATGCACAACTTGATGAAGTATTTAAAAATAAATTCTCAGATGTAATTCATGAAATTATGTCTGTATTTAATATAAATCAAGCATTCTGCATATCACATAACTTAGGCTCACATATACAAAACTCTATTACACTTACTTTAGGAGATGTATCAAGTTTAACTATAATTGGTGAAAGAAAACAGGTTTATTAAGAAAAAGGAGGAATAAAATGGATAAATTTAGAAGCTATTTTACATGGAGTGGTAAGACTATAACCTATATCTACTTAGGTGTAGATTACCCTATTGCAAGACTGCAAACAGGATTAAGAGTAGATACAGTTACTAAAATGTGTGAAGGACTTAATCATTTTCTTTATTATTATTTCTTAAAACATAATGGAGAATATGAAGAACTAGCTGCAAATTTATTTGAGTATTATATAAATACAAAGAATAGATTTCAAAAAGCAAGAGAAGTTATAGATAATAACTCATCTGCTACTATGATGAAAGCAATAGAAGAAGTAGGAAAACTTAATCATTTTATGATAGAAAAAGCAGCTGAATACACATATCACATTCAAGTACCAAATATAAATGAAGCAAAAGCTACAACAGATGTAACTTTAACAAATCATACAGCTTTATTACTTGCTGGAATATCTGTACTTATGAAGTTGTGTTTCCTATATGTTAATAATGCTTATATTAAAATAAAATGGATAGACACAATTACTCTGTATGATGATTACTTAGTAAATGAGCTTACTGATGAGCTTTGTAAATATGATGATGAAATTCCTAAAAATGTACAAGATGAAGTACTTGCATTCCTATACGATAGAGTTGCAAATCTTTGGAGTACATCACCTGAGTCATACAGAGAAAAGTTTACATCAATAGGTCTTGATGTTGCAAGTTATGGTTCTAAGAATAAAGTAGATATTTATAATGCTTTAAAGAAATATGTTCCACAAATAATAACTTATGAAATAGGTCGTGAAGTATATGAATGTAGAACAGATAAGGAACTTAGAGAACTATATTGGACAGAAGGTAAAAACTTCGATGATTTTAAATTTGTAGCACAAAATATGGCTGCTTATATTCAAAAGACACTAGGTGACATAAATGCAATGCAAGACCAAAACAAAGGAATTACTGATGTAAATGTTGCTGAAGTTCTTATAGAAACAGCAGGAGAAGACACATCTCGTAGAGAAGAATCACTATATGAAGATAAACACAAACATCTTTATAACTTAAGAAAAGAAACTTGTGTTGATGTTTTTGATGTATTTGTAAAAGAGATTAACACATACTTTCCTAATAACTACAATGTAATAAAAGATATAGTAATAGATGAATCTAATTCATTTAATCAATATATTCTAGGAATATGTTTACTTTCTATGACAGGTGAATGTTTTGTATATAGAGATGTGCTTGGTGTATATGCAAAGGTTATACTTGCACTTTTCTATTTAAGAGCAAAATCAGACCCTACACTTGAACCAATATATGATAAACTTGAGATAATGAAATCAGAAAAGCAATCAAGAAATACTCACTATCCAGAAGATAAGATAATAGAACATTTAACTAAGATAGGAAGAACAGATTTAATATCTAAAGTATCAACTATTGGAGAGATATGTACTACTTATCATGGAAAGTCTGGTATGATTGACTTATCTCCTTCTCTTTTTATAGAAATATTAGACTTATTTAAAAATCCATCTAGAGTAAGACATCTATTATTCCCTAATAGATATGAAATACTTGAACCATCTGCAAATGAGTCTAGTAATAAACATAATGATTATGTTTATGATGTTTTAAATAAAGTAAAAGAAAAAGTTGGTTTCTATGACTAGGGAAGAAGCTTTTAACATATTCTATAAGTTCTTATATTCTAATATGAGAGCTAAACAGTATCATAATTCGTATTTTAGTATAGATGGAACTAAGATATGTGCAGAATGTAAGAATCATAAGATAAATCCCGTCTATATAAGATGTAATCCTGATAGTCCTTTGTATCTTAAATGTTTTCGTGCTGGATGTACAAATAGCAGAAGACTTACACAAAAGGATTTCTTAGATATGGGATTTGTAGATATGGAAGCAATAAAGCAACTTACTAAAGATGTGAAGAAAAGTAGTTTTGAGTTTAAAAAAGGATACGCACAAGAACTATTTATAGATTATTCTAAATTATCTGGAGACCAACTTGCATATATGGTTGATAGATGTAAGTTAGTTCTTACAGATGAAACTATGTTTGAATATAAGATAATTCCAGACCTTAAATCTACCTTACAGTATTCACCACATATAAATATAAATGTAGATAAATTTACATTAAGTCCAAAAGATACCATATGTTTTCACTCTGATAATGAAAATAAGTTTGTATGTAGAGGAATAGGTAGAGATTTTAAGTTATCTTTAACAGCAGACCAAGATATGGTGGGTAACTATTATACACTTAATATAGGAAAGAAGAATAAAACTATGATGTTTATATGTGAAGGAGTATTTGATTGTATTAATGTCTATAATATGAACAGAAACATAGGAAAAGATGCAATATTTGTAGCAACATTTGGATTTGCTTCTTATGTTAAAGCAATTGAATATTATTATCAAAAATATATAAATTCAATGAATCATTTGGTTCTTGTAATGGATACTACTAAAATGGGTAATTCTGACTATATGTATAATATAGCAGAAGTAAAGGAAATAGTAAGTAAACTTGAGACTATTCTTGGTAAGAAGTTTGTAAATAAGATAGATGTAGTTTATAATACTGCTTCTAAAGACTTTGGTGATTTTAGAGAGCCAATAGATACTCAACTTGATAAAATATATGAAGGAGGAAAATATTGGATATAATTAATTTATTCAACTTTGTTAAAAATATAAATGCACACCTATTTAATGTAGGTGTTGCATTTATACTACTTAGTATGCTATTAGTAATGGGACATATGCAAGTAAAAGAAGTGTGTATGAAAAGACTTGCAAGAGATGGAGAAGTAGATAGTTCAAGATATAAGTTAAGATATAATGCACTTCTAGTTGCAAAATTAGCTTCATTTGTATCATGTACATACATGATACTTGCATGTTATGCTGTATTAAGAGATAGACGTGTAACTCTTATTGATTATACTATATTTTATAAAATGAGTACAGATTTAATGATACTTATAACTGAGTATTTAACTGTTGTAAGAATACATAAGGTAATATTTGACAGAACCAGAAAACCAAGAGTTAGTACAAACTATGATATAGCAATAGCAGTAATTTATTCTGTACTTGCTATATTTATAGTTCATTCAGTTAAGATAATTTTAAATAGTTATACATAATATAGTGTCTATAAGACAAATAAAAATTTATATCGGAGGTTTAATTATTATGAAAAAGAAAGATTTAAAAACACTTGTAAAGGCAATTGTGTATGCAAACAAAAAGAGAATTGAAATGCTTAATGGAAGTTTTTATGAAACAGTAGGACATGAAATATTTTATGTAGATGCATTTAGTCAATTTAAAAGTTTTGTATATAATATAAAACTTGTAATTGATAACATAATTAAGGATGCAAATGAAATTATGGAAGCTAATAAAAATGTAACTATGCTAAATGAAGAAGATAAAAGAGATGTATTGATAGATAGATGTTCTGATATCTTCTATGCTTTAGTAACTATGCATGAAACTATACTTATTTATGACTGGTGTATTAAAAATGACAAAGTATTTAACCCAGACTATACTTCATGGATAGAAGAATCTGATAAAATAGAGTTCTCTACTATGGAAAATAGAATGAAAACTTGTCTAAAAGATAGTTTATTTGGTAGTGAAAGAGAAGTTAATAAACATGTTCAAGAAATTGCAGATGTTTTATTTAATGATATGGGTGATTTGAAGAATAATAAAATAAGAGAAGCTATAGTTTACTTACTTAATAAGTTACAAGGATTCTATAGTGGAGATGAAAATAATGTTATAGGTGAATTTGTACTTGGATACATTGAATCAACTCCTGCTATACATTATTACATGAATACTGCATCTGTTGGAGTTATAAGAAACTTTATGTGTACTGGAAATAGAGAAACACTTGAAAAAATATTACCATTTCTTAAAATGAATACTTTAAATAGTAAAGAATTTAAGAAATATAAACCAGTCATAGATGAAATTATAAATGATTTTACATTTGACCAAGAAGAAATAGCAGGTATACTTGCTAAGCTTTCAAATGATGATTCTATAAAACATATAAGAGATGGTAAATTCCTATTTTCAGATGACCAAATGACACAAGCTATGAAAGATGGACTTATTCCTGTATTAACTCAGGATTTGTGTATTAGAATAAATAGTGAAATCATAGTAAGAGGTTTACCAAGATTAGCTCTATCTTATTTTCCTGGTTCAACTGGTGTTAAATGTAAGGCATGTGAATCTTATATGACAGGACAAGTACAAATGCTTATAAAAGCAATAACTGATTATGTAATAAATTCTTCTTACAATACAAAAGAAAATCAACTTAATACAATGCAAACACTTGATAGTGCAATTGAAGAACTTGTCAGTCAGTTAGGTATTTCAAGAGATGATTTAAAAGAAGAAGCGGAGAAAAATCCTGTTATTATTAAGAAAGTCAAATATGGTAGAAGTAAATAAAAGGAAATAAAAAGAACACATTCCCGAATACTAAATAAATAGTATTCGGGTTTATATTCTTTTTTTTTCTCCATTTTACCAGTGCATTTCTTCTGCCATCTTTTTATAGTCTATTTCATTCTTTTTACCATATTGGTATTCTTCCCAAGTTCTATAATAAGGTGGTCTTATGTAATATTCTTTGCCTTCACCACTTTTATGTGTAGATAAGAAATCTATAAACTGTTTAGATGTAAGTCCCATAGGAATCCAATAATAACTTATAATTCCTACTTTTTCATCAGGATATTTATCAAAGAAATCCTTAAGTCTTATACAGTCTGTATATATTACATTTTCTTGTGGTCTATAAAGACTTCTGTGTTGCCATTTAGGCATTTCAAACTTATTAAGTACATATGGGTCTCCAGTTACAGTTACTTTTCTATTAAGAGATCTATAACAGAACCATTTATCTCTTTCTTCAGCTGTATGTCCATATATAGTCCATTCTGCTATCTCATCAGGTGTCATACCATCTGTTGGACTTGGTGTTCCAGTAACTTTAATCTTCTGTCTTACATCAGCAACTGCTCCATTCTTACCTTTTACAGTCCATACAATAGTAACTTCTCCAGGGAATTTAGTTCTTATTTGTACAAATCCAATATACTTTTTAGCTCTATTAGGTGCTTCAAGTGGATTACATGTTACATATTTTATTACTATTGGATTTCTAAATGGAATTAAAAATGAATATCCTTCTGCTGACCATTTTACAAGTTCAAAATAGTCTTCATTCTTTTCAACAAGTATATTCATTATAGTATCACCAAAGTTTGAACTTTTAGCAGGAAGTTCATATACATCAAGTGTTTGCTTTCTGTTATTTGTAATCTTAGGAAGCTTTAAAGAATGGTCAACTGGTGATAACTCTATTGTAAAGTCTTCAAGTTTTTCCAAACTATCAAGTTTATAGAACCCTAATTCAAGTTTAAATGGTTTTGTAACTGCATCAGGATGTTCTTTTTTAACTCTAAATGTGTATGTTTTATGATAGTCAGGACTTATAGTAACATGGAAGTATTCATTGAATTCTTCTCTACTCATGTTTCTTACCATCATAAATATATTAGCATGTATAGGACCTTCTCCTGTATACATAATAAATTCATTTCCTTCTCTCATTATAAAGTCACCTTGTTCAAAATGTCCTATAAGTAAGTTAGCTTCATAAGCATAAGGAACTCCAGATGTTTCATAATCTTCTTTAAAATATAGTTCATATGCTCTCGGTTTAAACTGCTTTTTAACTTCTTGTTGACCATAGAATCTATTAATAACAGGATGAGCAAACTTTATTTCTTCTTCAGTTACTTCTTGTCTTCCAAATTCTACCTTTTCTTCTTCAAGTCTACTTTCAGAAGAAGTAGGTTGTGATTCAGTTTGCATTTCTGTTTTAGTTTCTTTCTTTTCTTCAGTTCCAGATTTAGGTGTTGACTCTGGTGCTTTAGGTGGTTCTGGTGTAGCTTCTTCTGTTTTTTCCTTTGTTTCTATAGAGAATTCATCTTCTATATCTTTAAACTTAACCATTATTTCAGCAGTAATAGGGTCTTTAGTAGTTTTAAATGTAATACTTCCACCAGCTTTATTACTATAAGTATAGTTTATTACTTCATAGTCTTCTTTAGACCCATCAGAAACAGAAGTAATAGTTATGTCTTCTTTTGTAAGACTAGAAAGTTTCTTACCAGGAACTGGTTTAAACTTAATTGTGTATTCTGTTCTGTCTTTTGTGTATTTAGCCTCTAGTATTTCTAATACTGTCATGTTAACTCACTCCTTTATATTTCAAGTTCTTTATTTTCTTCTTCTTTAAAGTTTATTTCATCTTGTATTACAAATCTTCCAAGAGATGTAAATAAATCAAAAAGTCTACTATCATCTCTTATTATATCCTCATTCATATTATCCTCCTTAACTTTCTGAGTATGATTTTCTTCCACTCTTTAATTTTTCAAGTGCAAGTTCAAGTATTAACTTTACTATAGGAACTCCAATATAATCATCTATATTCTCTCTATCAAATATATAGTAATCAAGTAAGTATAGATTATCTATTATACCTTTAATATCATCATTCATATGTAAATCCATAAACTTTGTAACTATATTATGAGTAATAGTATACTTTACATTAGCACTTCTTTCATATGTATCACCAAGATAATGATGATGTAATAAATAGTTTATTGCTATTCCTGTATTCCAGAAGTTTGTAAGAGCACTATGCTTTTCATATAGTTTAAATCTAAAGAAACATGAATAATCATATTCTACTTCATAATCAGCTAGTTCATAGTTAAAGTTTAGTGCATCTCTTACTGATAAGAAGTATTTAAAAGCATAAGCACTTGGATTTCCTATGTATTCTTTTGTATCTTCTGTTCTATTCTTAAATGGATTAGATTTTACCTTAGGGTCTTTCTTCTTAGGAAAATCCTTTTTAATTATTCTGTCGTATAGACTTCCTTTATAAGATGCTTTTGCACCAAATAAAGGATATGGAGGTTCTAAAAACAGTATATTCTTATCCATAGAATAATTAAGTATAGGCATATTAGCTTGTAAATCCATTAAAGAGTAGTATATAAATCCCATTCTACGTCTATGATACAAATCTTTCCAGTCTTGTTCTAAATCAACTCCATCTATTTTCTTTGGTACAAGCTCAGATATCTTATTTTGTGGTATAAATATCAAAGCATCATACTTTTCATTATAGAATGTATCTATATATTTCTTATTTAAATCATCTATTTTAGCTTGTAGCTCTTCTCTTGCTCCTTTATCATCTTTTGAAAGTATTTGAGGAGCTTCAAATCCCTTATCTTTACCACCAACACCAAGACCAGTATCTTCTTCATAGATATACTCATTTACAACTTGCTTTAATATATCTTGATATTTAAAATATGGTGATGGTGAGTATGTTACAAGAAAGAAGTCTCTATCTATTATAAACTGTCTTTCAACCTTAGTAATTACAAATAAGTGATTTACATCTGCAAGTGAATAAGAATAGAAGTGGTCCATAGGAACAGGAGTTACATCAGAATAAGGTATAAGCATTTGACCTTCTTGGTCTATTCTAAGTTGAAGTTTTCTATCGTCCTTAGAACCATCTTGAGTTTCACGTCTATTTGGAACTCCATAAGTAGGTACTCCTTCTATAAAGTCGTATTTATTTGACCTTACATCAGAGCTAGTTTTAGTTCCTTCTGAATAAGTAGTTTCTTTCTTGTTTATATGAAATAAATCTATTGCAGATGCAGGAAGATTTAGCATATCAGGAATACGTCCACTTATCATCTTTTTCATATTATCTGCAAGTATTAAATCAGCTTTGGCACGAGAAGTTGACTTATCACCCAAAGTCTTTAGTGGTTCAAAATTTGCCATTTATATCACCTTAATTCTTAACTGTTTGCTCTTTTATAGCAGCAACTATTCCTTCAGTTTCTTTAACTAGGATAAATGTAGTAGATAAACATGCAGTTATTATTTGTGCATAATCTTTACAAGCTCTTGCAAGTATAGAACCCATAAGTCTTACATACAAATCAGCGAGTTTATCAGGAGTATTAGCATTAGTGTCAACTTGTTCCTCATTATCCTTTTTCTTATCTTCCTCATTATCTTTATTATCAGTATTATTATTTTTATTAGTAGCATCATTATTTGATTTTTCCTTTTCAGACTTTTCAGATGCAGCTGCTCCAGCATTTATTATATCTTGTATTTCCTTAAGTCTTGCATCTGTTTCCTTCTTTATAGAAAGTGCACCAGATTTAAGCACTTTAAAGATAATTTGATTGCCAAGAATAGAATTCATAAGTGTTAGAAATCCTGAGCTATTATCCATCATATCTTTTCTAAATTCTTCAGCATTTGATGAACTATATGTTTTATGTATTTCTGGTCCAAGTATAGCTTCTTTTAAAAAAGAACCTGCTCCAGTTAAAGCTGAACCATTTTTACTTATATTCTCTTTAGTTTCTTTTGAAATATTAGAAAAACTTGACTTATCACCCAAAAGTTTACGTGCTTCTTGCCAATCTTTAAATTTACCAGCAGTAAATATATTTGCAATTGCACTACCAAATCTTTTGGCAAGTCTTGCAACAAAACCAGATTTCTGAACATCATTTAGATTTCCACCAGATAAACCTATAATTATAGCAAGTTCTTTATTCTTATTAAAATGTGCAAGCACATTTGCACATACACCACAATAATTATAGATTGCTTGTTGGTCGTTTCTTGTTAACGCATCTCTTACTTTTTCTGGAGTTGGTACATCCCTTGAACCTCCTTCTTCTATTAATGTTCCTTCTATTACCCTCTTGTAATAAGTCTCATAGTCCTCTATTCCATTAAACATATCTTTTAAAAGAATAGCATCAAACTTATGCCAAGATAAATTCATTTCAGGCATATCATTTACAGCTTTACCAAGAAAAGACAGTATCTCATTTACTTCTCTTCCTAGCTTATTATATCTGTCTGCAACTTTCATAAGTCTTGCAAATCTTGCAGATAGTTGCATTCCTAGTTCTTTTATTATCTTCTGAAGTTTTAAGAACATAGTTTTAAGATATGCTTTCAAATCTTTTGCATTACGTTTTATAAACTTAGCTGTATTACGACCAGCTTTTGCAGCACCTTTTAAAGCACTTTTAGTAGCTTTCATTGTACCCCAAACAAGTCCTTCCATACCTGAATCAATATACGTTATCTCTCCAGTTATAAATTCTTCTTCAAGACTCTCAAAAGCACTATCATATTTACTAAGTTCAAATGCAAATATTTCACTTTCGTGTCCATATGACATATTTTCTATATCTGAAAGTAGAACACCATTTAGTTTGATATTCATAAAAACTTTATCCTCCTTTACCTTTAATATAGTATAAAATACTAATCTTTGTTTCTAATAGGAGGGTATAATAGAAACAAGTTTTGGTACTTATTTATAAATTTTAAGGAGGTAAATATGGTAAATGTAGTTGAAGCTTTACTAGAACTAACTAGACTTGTACAAGCAGGAAGAGTAGGTTTTAGCTTACTTGTAATGGATGAGAACGAAGATAAAACTAAAGCTCTTGCTAGTGCAAATGAACTTGTAGTAAAGTATACAAATAAAGGACCAGTAATATACATAAAGCAACCAGATAATATGGGAGGTGAACTTGTACCTATAACTTCTATAGACCAAGCAACTCTACATAAGATACTTAATAAACTTATTATTATGGGCAAAGATGAACCTAAGAGAGAAGATATGACAGATAATACTATATGGATAAGAACTATGGAAGATAGTGATGGTTCTAATAAAAGTACATCAAAAGATGTAATAAGAAGCTTTTATGAGTATATAGATAAAAATAAGAATACTATAACTCCATATATTCAAAAGATATATAGAAATGGTACAGAAGTACAAGTAGTTCCTTTTGTACACGAAAAGCAAGTATACGTAAGACTTAAAGCTGATGGAGAAATAGAGGATTTATATACTGTTTTAAGACGTATTCTTAAAAACATTGATAATAATAAGCAAATATTTGATACTTTAAAGCTTAATATAGATAGAGATATTGCAATTATAAGAGATAAGATTGCAGATTGGCTTGATAAAATAGGAGAGGCAACACTAGAAGTGCCTAAAATGAAGCTAAGTTTGGAACAAAGTCTTAAAAATGTAGTAGATAGTCTTAATATTGATGATATTATACCGTTTTTAGAAAAGAAGATAAGACCATATACATTTACAGTTCCTGGAAGAAATACAGAAACTCATCTTGTAAAACTAAAACTTAAATCAGATTGGGATATAGGAAATATATCTAGAAGAACTATAGAAGATATAAATAAACTTAGTGGATATTATGATTTCTTTAATTCTCCTTTAATAGTTGAGCATGGAGGTTATAACAAAAATAAGAAATGGTTACAAAATGATTTTGTGACTGACCTTGCTGGTTGGGCTAAAACACAACTTGATACACTTATGAGCGAAATGCTTGTAATAGGAAGTTATGGTTCTAATATGCCTAAGCAATATTATTATAATAAGAAAATATCAGCAGGTACACCAGCTACTACTTCTATACATAGTGGATATGGTACTAATCATAGACAGACTAACTTTACATTTATAAAAAGAGGAGATACACCTCAGATGATATTTGATGTTAGAAGATTTTATGCAGGTGAACCAGCTGGAAGTGGAACAGATGCTGAGTTTTCTTATATAGTTGTACTTCGTGGTGGAGAAACATATACTTTATGGAGTAGATATATAGAGAATATAGAAGTTATATTTGACCCAGATAGACAAACCCCAGGAGGAGGAGAAGCACCGCCACTTGTACAAGTATCAGATTATGAAAATGGATATGTTACTTTATTTACACCTATTGGTAGACAAGCATATCTTAATAAAGCAAACTTTATATCATTTACAGAGCAACTTTATGTAGCTAAAGAAATTATGCTTGGAAACTCTTATATTATAAGTGTAGAGGAATAAGTGATAATATGAAAAAAGAAAGAAGAATATTATATAAACTTGTGCATAAAGATATGAATAAAACTGGACTTGCGGAATCTATAAGTTATGGAGATTTTATACCTGAACTTGACAATAAAAGACAGCTTTATATAAAGACTAAGTATGGAGAAGATTTAGTAATTAAAGATGAACAGGTTTTAACTTTAGAAAAAGTGTCTGAAAACTTTATTCAACTTGGTAAAAGTGGTGATAAGAATGTTGAGTTGAGTTTAATGTTTTTAACTAAATGGAAAAACCATACTGACCATTATACACTAGATGGAGAAATAAGTTTTGATAAGCTTTGGGAAGGAGTAAGACCTGCTGATTTTATACCATATCTTTATAGTACTAAAAATAATAAGAATATGGTTGAATTTGTATCTGATTTATCTGTATTTACATATGATGAAGAAGAAACTGATAGTGCAAATCTTATAACTTTACATGAAAAACTAAGACTTCTAGCTGAAGTTTATAAAAAAGGGTATAAACATGTAAGTGAGTGTATACTTGATATATATAAGAAGTTCTTTAATATAAGATATTATACACATATAAAAGGACCAAAAGAACTTTATAACTATGGAACTAAGCTTCTTGATTTAGCTAAAGTGCTACTTGAAGCTTCTAAAGTTATAAGACAAGGAGAAACAAAGGACTTTTCTGGACTACTTGATAAACTTGAAGAGTTAGAGCTATATCCTAAAGTACAACTTGTAGATTTAACTGAATTTAATATGAATCAAAAAATTAAAATAAAACTACTTACTGATAATAAATCTGCTGTTGTATCAAGTACTACTATATATTCAACAGATACAAGACCTGATGCAGTTGATGCTTGTTTTGTATACCATAATAGATACGGTGATATAATAAATGGATATAAACCGTCAACACCTGAACTTAGAGGTAATGGAACTGGTACAAATAGTATTACTTTTGAAGAAGATGGGTGTATTTATCTTAAAGGAGGATATAGTTACATAGTAAGGTCAAATGCAGCTGATTTAATGGTTCTTAAATATGACCCACAACCTATAACACATTATCCAGTATATAATGCAACTGAGTTTAGTGGAGTTAAGTCGTATCAAGCTAATACCGTTCTTATTGGAAGTAAAGGAAATCCTTATCTTCTTGGAAATCCTTCTATATCTAATGAAATATTAAATAGTCCAGATAATAAATTTATAAGTAATTTCAATATTTATAATATGTATGCAGAATATCGTAGAACTAATTTATCTGAATTACTACAATATACTTCAGAGGTAGAGGAAGTCGAAGAGAGCGGATATAAGACACCTTATCCATTATTTCAATTATCTAAAGCAGAAGATATGGATAAAGTAAGTTATCCAAAAAACCCTACTGCTAATCCAAATGAAACCACTTATACGGAACTCGGTAATAAAACAGGTGGGGATTTTATATCTAGATGGTATCATGGACTTGTATCTAAGTTTACTGATAATAAGAGTGATTTAACTACTAGCTATGATGAAAGGACTTTTTTCTTTCCTCAAATAAGCAAAGTTTCAGATATAAAACTTACAAGTATAGCAACTGAAGAAGAATATAATTATCAAGTAAATTCAGGACTTAGAAAATCTAAAAGAGGTAATTTTAAAGCTGGAAATTTAGATACAGAAGTTATATTTAAAGAATACATATGTGGTTATAATTATGGTCAGGGTCAAAGATTAACTTATAAAAGTACTACAAAACATAAATATGCTGAAAGAAGTATAGCCTGGGAGTCATTGTATTACTATTCTATTAATTTAAAAAATAAAGTATACACTCTATCAGAGAATTACAAAAATGGGAATAGAAATAATCCATATTCAGACCCATATACTTATAGAACCTCTGATAAGTACTACTTAGAATTTAGAGATTCTAAACCAACATATCCTACACTTAAATTTAAAAGTTTAAAAGATGGAAGTGTTAAATATCTTGCTAAAAAATATGTAACTCCACTTGTAAATGTTGATAGTGAAGGCAATATAATTATATTTCGTAATATGCAAACTACTATATCAAACATATCACGTACTTACATTGAAATAGTAGTATATAAACGTGATTTTGATGGTAAAGTTCCAGATAATAACTTTGATGAAAAAGAATTTTTTACACCAATGTATGATACATATAAATGCAATTTTAGATTCATTATAAGAAATAAAGATAATGTACATAGTATCTTTTTTTCAGACCAAAGTACATGCAGATGTTCACTTGGTACAAAATACTATGGTACTCCTCTTACTGAATTTATTAATAATGTTATATTGCAAGATAGAACCCTTGGAAGTAAGTATACTATATTTATTAGAATGGCAGAAAGTTCTGATGGTACAAATGCATCTAACTGGATTAAGATACCGATACATTTAACTGATAACAGTGTAGCTTAATAAAAGTTGTAGATTAACATTGATTACATATTATTATGTGATTTAATGTTAGTCTACATTAAACTTTTTATTTCACAAATTATAAAGGAGGAATTATTATGGAAAGAGAAAGATTTGTTGTTATTGAAAAGGAGGTATATGAAGGTGATAAAAACAACATCTATTTTAAAGTTGTAACAGGTAGCAGAAGAAAAGAGTTAGAACCTATTAACTTAAGAAAAAGATATTTGTGTACACTTATATTAGATAGGAAAACTAAAGAGTTTAAACTAATGGAAAAGTTTGATAATTATAGTGCTCATGCCAAGAAGCAATTACTTGAAGTACTTCAAAGTTCGTATTTTACTAAAAGGATTGCTGCATTTAGACATGATAGTAAGCTAGTTAGAACCACATTCTGCATTAATGATACTATTGATGAAGCTCTTGATTTATTAAGTGATGAATGGAAAGGAAGATAAAATGGAAGAGATTGAAATTAAAAAGATAAGAAATAAAGAAAAGAAAGTTGAATTTGAAGTATATTACACAACTAGTTCAAGCAAATCTAAACTTCATATGTTTAGTATAGTCCAAGAAGAGGAACATAGTTTTAAACTATCTGTAAAGATAAGTAGGTCTAACATAGGACATACATTAGTCTTTGATGTGATGTATAGTGTACTTAGAAGTTTTGGGTTTGTAAAGGTAATGAGATACTTACTTAATAATAAAAGAATTAAAAAATATACATATGAATTAGATGAAATACTAGAAGATGTATTTACAAATTTTGAAAATGAATTATTATACGGAGGTAAATAAATGAATATAGGAAGAACAGTTATAATAGAAAGAATAAAAGCTAAAAGAGGATACAAACATGATACATTTGTAGTGTATTCAACACCTGCTCATACAGGTATTCTAAAAGCAGCTAAAGATGAAGCTAAAAAGAAAGAAATGTTTACTTTAACTTATGAAAATTCTACTATGAAGTTTAAACTTAAAGATAGTGTATCTAAAATGACTGAATATCAAAAGAATAAGATAAGTTCTGTACTTGCTGCAAAGGAATTTATTGATGGACTTCTTAAATTTAAATATGATAATAAGATATTAGAAGTAATAGTGTACCTATCAAATATGCCAAATAGTTTAGTTGATTTAATAGAATATGCTTGGGGTAATTTTTAAAGGAGGTTTGAGATGAAATTGGTTGCAAATAAAGAGCTTTATTTTAACTTGATGCTTTTTGAAGGAAATGCGGCGGAGAAATTAAAAGAAGAAAGTGGTTTATTTACTGTTGTAGCATCATATATAGCAGCAAAAGATGAACATAGTATAAATATTAACTCATGTGTAGAGAGTAAGAATACTGTAAATGAAGGAACTACAGGAATACTTACAAGACTTTTGACTAATGGAAACATAGATTATATTATAAATTCAGACATTAATCAAAAAGATATAGATGATTTCCTAAAAACAAATCTTGATTATAATGACCCTTGGGAGGATGCGTATGAGTTTATGCAAGCATATAAAGGAACAGAAGATGAAATTACTTATAAAGAAGTAATGAATACTATTCTAAATGATTCTCTTCTTAAAGAGTATAATCCAGATACATATGCAAAAGAAATAATAGAAAATTCAAGACAAATAAAATCTAATTTTAATCTAGAGGAAATGATTTGTAATGATATAGCTGACATTCTAACTATATATGACCCAATTTCTTTTGCAAAAGACAGAGTTGATTTTAAAAATATATGTAAATTCCTAATAGATATTTATATAAAGGTTCTTCTTACTCTTAATACATGTCTTATAAATATACAAAATGATATTGGAACACATAAAAGAAAGTATACTTCTATAGTAAGTGTTGTACTTGGATATGAAGAAGATGAATTTAATAAAGATATTATACAAAGACTATTTGGAGATGAACTTATTACAGATAGTTATAATAAAGAAGTTAAAATGATGGGTATATTTAAAGCAATTGAGTATTTCTATACAAGAGTTTTAGATGTTCTTATAAATAATGGAAATGTTATACCTAATGTATCATATCATGCAAATACTGTTATTCTATCAAAGGATAATCAAAAAGCTGCTATGGAACTTCTTGATTATATGAAAGAGAAATACCCAATTACAATAGCAAATAATAATTTAAGAGATATTAAACCTAGAAAAAAAGTAGAAAGAAAAAAGAAGCCAAAACAAAATCATAAAAAGAAATAGGAGGAATATTATGTTACTTACTAAACCAAGAGATATTAATATTACTAAACGTAATTTAAAGATTGAGTATATGCAAGTATATAGAGATGTTAGTTTTATAACATCATTTATAGTATCAGTAATATCTTTATTCTTATGGAAAACAACTACAAATTTAGAGATTGTAGTACCTGCTTCAATACTGTTATTATTAGGTGCATTTGATATTCTTGGAAATATATATGTTAATTACCGTATAGATAAAGAAACATCAAATATGTCACATAGTGAAATAAATGATGCTTTGGATGCAGTAGTATGGCATATACGTAATGGAGTAAAAATAGTACCATATAGATGGATAGCAATTCTATTCATAGTTTACATGATAGTATTTAGTATAGTGATTATTATATTAAGATTATTTATAGAGTAGGAGGTGTAAATGAATAATAAATTTAATGAAACTAAAACAGATAGAGAAATACAAATAACATATATCTATAATATAATTAGATATGCATTTAGATGGGAATCTATTAGATTTGGATTTATTGGTATAAGTGTAGCTATGCTTCTATTTATACCAAAAGCAGATTTATTAATGATTAAATTTCTAATACATATGGTAATATGTTCTGTTATTATATGTGTTGATATACCTGGATATATTTATATACATATGGTTATTCCAGGTTTATTAAAAAATAAATCATATGGAGAACTATATACATTTAGAATGAATTGTGAAAGAAATTCAAATAAGTTAGTTTCAAATATATGGAAAGTATTCTGTTTAGTATTTAATTTATTTGTATTTTATATATCAGGGTTTATAATGGGAGTGATACAATGAAGACATTTTATGATAAGCAAAAAGAGATGGAAGAGATTTTAATAAGAGATGGTATATCTCATGATTTCTCAAATGAACTTAGACTTAAATCAGTGGTTATTGGACTGGTAATACTTATTATTGCAAATTTTACTATGGATAACTTTAAAATATTTAGTCTATTTAGTCTATGTTATATTGCTATATGTGTGGTTGATTTATTTGGAAGAGTTGTACATTGGGCATGTATGAAAAAGTATGATTCAGATTTGATATTTGAACTTGAGATGAAAGCAATAGCTATGACTGATGAGTTCTATACAAAGTCTATAAGTATAAACACACTTGTTTATATACTGTTTAATTATGCTGTTTTTAAAGCTTTAATGCTTTTATTTTAATAAATATTAGGAGGTTTTAGTTATGAATACTGAAAATGTAGTAAAAGAAGTTGAAAAGGAAGTAAAAAATGAATTAAGAAAGGAAGAAAAGATTGAAAAGACTGTTCAAGAAGTAGTAAAAGAAGCATTAACTTATATTGAAATAGTTGATACTATGCAAAAATGGAGCAAGAATAAAGATGACTACAAAGCATTTGTAAAGGCTCTTATTGTATGTGATACATATGAAGCACCTGAAAAACAAGATGTACACAGAGATGACATTGATGCAGCTCTTGAAGAAACTATTGATTTGGTATTAAATAGTGACCCAAGTGAATTACCACTAGTTAATCCTGAAATAATAGACTTCTTCTTTAAGACACTTTATGACCGTAAACAAGAAAGAAAACTTAACCAAGATAAAGGAGAAGAAAATGAAAGTAACTAATTACTACCCAAAAGTGTCTCTTATACATGATTGGGAACGTAAAAATAAGATTATAATAACTGCGATATCTATTATCGCAGTTTTAGTCTCTATATTTATATTGACTAAATTAAGAGTAGTTTCAGATATAAGACATTATGTAGTTGGTTCAATAAAACCAATGCATTTCTATTTTATATTATTTATATTATCTCTTACTGCAATAGGTAAGAATGTTATACTTAAAGATAGAGTGGACTACTTAAATACACTTAGTATAAATAATAAAGATTATGATAAGTTTGTAAAAGCACTTAAAATTACATATCTTGATAAAATAGTAATATTCTTTATATATGTAATAGTCTATACTATTATAGGATTTGCTGGAATGTACTTAAATTTGGTAGTAGAGAGGTCAGTGATATGATAACTATGGATAGAATGAAAAAGACAAGAATTAATTATACTGAGATTTTTGAAATGTATGGAAATAATGATAAAATTAGGATTATAATTCCTTTATTTGACCATAATGGATTTATTTATGATATGAACTACGATATAAATTACTGCTTAGGAATTGCAAATAATTATCAATTTGAACTAAGAGAAAGTTTCTATAATGATAAATACATAGTTCTTAATTTTAGAAAAATTAAATGCAAAACCAAAGACGATACACCACTTACACCTATACAAAGGAGGGTAGTAAATGAAATATAGAGATTTATTTAGTAAAGATAATGAAACAGTTGTTGTATTTGTATCAATAAAACGTACAGATGAGATTAGTATAAATACTGTTTTAGATACATGTGCGTATCTTGCAACTGAATATGACTATTATTTAGATGATATAAAAACTATGTCTGATTATATTCTTCTTATATATCAAAAATACGATGAAGATGATGACGATGACATCAATGAGATACAAAGTCTCCAAGAAGAATCAAATGGTATAAAGGGTCTTAAAATAGGTAAACTTGTAAAATCTAGTTTAGGATAATAACACAAAGAATAGCTCAGAGAAATCTGGGTTATTCTTTTTTTTTTCCGCATTTAATTAAGATTAATTACATATAATATAGTGATACTTAGGCGTGTCAAATAATTATATTTGGAGGTATTTAAAATGAAGATTGAAAAAAGAATGCAAGTTTTTGTAAGAGGTATTGGTTTTATAACAGCTGAAGAAGTTGTTAAGTTGGTTCAAGGTGGTAATACAGTTGAGCTTAGAAGTACATTTGGAAATTGGGTAAAGGTAAATGAAGGGTATACTGATGTTAAATCTGATTCTATTAAATTAGGTTTAAGAAATGGTACACATATAATTTCATCAAGTGATACAAACATACTTCATATATTACCTAAAAGTTATAGTATTGCAAGTACTAAAATTGCTGAGCTTAAGAAATCTAATATACTAGTATTTGGAAATCAGCTTATGGATGAAGAAAACTGTATTCATTTAGATGATAATGAACTAGAAGATATTGCAATTATACTAAATACATGCAATACATATGTTGACCATGGATGTTCTGTATTTACATTTTTTACAAATAATAAAGAATATGTAGAAAAGATATTTAAAAGATTTGTACCAAAGAACAAACAAAATAAAATAAATATATCTTACAAAAAGTTAGGAAAGTACAAAGAATCTCAGTATGGTTTTAGACTTAATTATAAAGATGCTGGTGAAGTTTTTAAAGTTATAGAAAAGTATGGAATAGATATTGGAACTAAAAACATTCCAAACTGTTTATTTGTGGCTGACAAAGATACTAGAATAAGATTTTATAAATTTTTAAAATTAATGAGTTACTATGAAATTATTCTATCTAATGGAAAACCTATAACAGTTGGTGGGTTTTCAAAGAAAAGCTATAATACTGTACTTAATTATGCAAACTTTATGCATACTATAGGTATAAATGGACTTATGAGAATTAATAATTTATACAGTGGTGGTCATACTATACCAAGAACTGTTTATCAAATAAATGCAGATGATTGTAATTATTCTATGAATGTAGATGAGAGTTGTAAATATACTGGTGCAAGAAGTTTAGTTTATGTTAATCCTAGTTGGAATACCTATGGTACACAGAATGACTACCCAGCAAGTTGTAAATCCATATTTTATGCACTTTGTGATGATAATGGTTCTGAAACTTATAAGTTTTTGAAGAAGTTTTATGAGTATCAACAGCCAATTAAAATCAAATCTATATCTGAAGTAAAAGAAGAAGATATGGTGGAAATTATAGTTGATGATTATGCTGATATAAATGGTGTATTTTTAAAATAATATTGAGATATTTATGTTTAAAAAATAAAATAAGGTTCTCTACATTGGTCTCATAGTGTAGATTAAAGAACTGAAGGAGATGATTTATATGAGAAAAAATAATAAACAAGTGGAAATGAAAAACTTTATTAAGGAATGTATGGAATTCTTTGGATGCAAACAACTTAACATTATATCAGGTAAAGACTGGTATGGTGATTATGGACATGTTTGTAATTTATGTGATGATGGTAGTTTAGAATTTTGTAATATAAACATTAAAACCATTTATAAAGTTTTAAAAGATGTATGGTATAATAACCGTATACATCAAGATAATAGAATATGTATATCTGATAAATTTCACTATAAAGTTCTTAATATATTTAAGAATGCACATTATCATAATAAATGTGGTGATTTGTATATTCTTGAAAATGGTCAATTGTATGATGCATTTAACTTATATTGGTATGATATACATGATAGTAAAATACTTAAAAAGCTTTTAAAGAATGGATATACATATGGAGGTCCATCTGACTATTTTGAATATCAATACCCAGAACCAGAATACAATGATTCGTCTAATTGTGATGAAGAATCATACTGGGTAGAAGAATAAAGAAGATAACCCTAGACTAAACATCTAGGGTTTCTTTTTTTCTTATTTTCTTCCCTTATATTCAATTAACACAAGTGGTAATCTTTCTGCATTTACTTCCATATAACTAAAGTTATCACATGTACCAACCCATACTTCATTCTTTTCATTTTCTTCTATTTTTATGCTATTTTTAAATAAACTTCTTTTATACTCAGCACCTAGTGTAAATCTTTTTTCTAGAAAAGTTATGTCTTTTTTGGTAAGTATGTCTGTATCTATATTACTTGCGTGTTCAAGTGTTACTCTATCTACAAACAGTATATTCCTTCCATCTTCACTTCTTAACATATCATATGTGTGCTCTCTTCCAATAACCCTTTCTCTTTCAAGCCAGCTATATACAAGTTCTTTATACATATTATAAATAAAAGCAGCATTCATAGTTCCATTCTTTTTTAAATCTCCATGTATATCAAGATACATAATAAACAGTCCTACGGAATGTCTTTTAAATCCAACTTTAGTAATAGTAGACTTTATTATTCTAGTTTTACTATCATCTGCTATATCAAATCCAATATCACCTTTATCAAGACAGTATCTAACACCTAGTGAAGTTTGAAGATTAGGAACCCAGTCTTCACTAAAATAGAAGTTACTTCCATTAGTATTATAAAAAGCATTCATATGGTACTTATGGAATAAATAACTTGTATAACACATATAATAAATCATATTGCTTACATATTTAATATGGTCAAGTGGTATTTTAGCTGTATATTTATCATCTTTTGCAACTTTAGAAAACTTAAGCTTAAAAAAAGAAAATACTTTAAGAAATCCACTTTGTAAATTACTATCTGCAAAACTTATTCTTAGTCTTGTGATAATAAAATCAATAGTCTTTTCTTTATCTTCTATTGGGTGCTTTTCAAGATAGTATCCTCCAAACATATAATCCCACATTTCGCTTACTATATAACTTCTTTCTGGTACATCAATTAAATATCTACTAATCATTTTAACAAAAAGTGGCTTATCTATTACGTAGTCTCCTTTATGTACTCCTATTCCAAGTCCATTAAATGTTGCAAGTCTAATATATCTACTATGTTTAGGAATGCATCCATATACAAATTGTGCAAGTGCTCCACCTAAGCTATGACCTGCAATATAAAGTGTATCTCCTTCGTTAAGGAAGTATTTTTCTGTATATTTATAAAGCATAAATGCAGCAGAAAGTTGGTCGTTAAAGTTATTATTATAAGCAAGGTCTATATCATCTATCATATCATCTAGGTCATTTGTACCTGTAAATGCAAGTACAACATAATTATCCTTACGCCAAATAGTTGCACGAAATCCATTATCTACTTTCTCATCAAGCAGCAAGTATTCATTACAAATACGATTAAAGTCAGAAGTATAGACAAGCTTCCAATCTTTGAGTTTATCTCTATAGATATATTCTCCATTTAGTTTATAGTTCCAATAAATAGAACGTTCTGTTGGTGTAACATATGGTTTATCATACATAAGTTCTGGTACAGTTTTACCATGTTCTGATTTACCAAATTCTTCAAGATAACCAAGTGATACACAGTTTAATATTTCTACATCTGAAATCATAATATCAATTCTCCTTCGTAAAGTCTTTTTGTTGTAACAGAAATCATTGTATTTGATTTAAAAGACGAAAAAAAGAATAGTTATATTTCAAACTATTCTTTTAATGATGTAGATTATAAATCTACAACG